CTGCCATCTGACCAATCAAAGACAGAGCTTCTGAACTAATTCTCTTATCACTGTATTTTTCCCGGATCCCATCAAAATTTCCCGCAGACTCTCTTACCTCCAATAAGTTGTGCCGAAATTCAGCACAATAAAAAGGACGAGCGAAAAACTTATGTTTTTCACACGCCCTTTTTATTATTTTACTTGTACTAATCGACTTGTACTAATAGTGTACTAATAATGTACTAATGTACCACTTATCTATACACCCTTACACGTCCTTATACTCTTCAAAACCCGCGATTTTCCGCCGTTTCTTAGAATTTTCCTTCTTTTGCTGATTCCTCAATCGCTACTGCAACAGCAACAGTCATTCCAACCATCGGATTGTTACCAAAGCTAAAAAGATGGATTCTATTGTATTTATTTGTATCTATTTGTACCCAAGTTCCTATAAAACAAAGACTTAACACAGATTGTATATATCTATTTGTATCTATTTGTATCTATAAATATTTATCATATTTATATTTTGGGACACAAAATGTACACAACCTGTATACCACTTATAACGCTAATCATTATTCTGATATGATTCGTATTTTTCAAGGAACTTTTCAAGAGAAGATTTTCTAATTCTGAACGATTTAAATTTTAATACAGGAATCATTCCTTTGTCAATAAGTTCATATACATAATTTTTATTAACGTGAAGTATACTTGCAACTTGAGCAACTGTATATACCATTTCTTCCATTATATTACACCATCCTAAATTATTTATTAAATCATATTTCCAACAAACACATTATAAAATTGTGCTGACAAACTATAAATAATTGCTACACTGAGTACAAAATACGGAATGTCATATTTGTCGATTGTATCACCTGTTGATTTAAACAGAGCATATACAGTCGCAATAGATAGAAGAAATAGAATGACATTCCCTAAAACAAATTCAATCATTATATCTACCTACTTTCCTGTTGAACCAATCCCGCCAGTACGTTCCGCAGTAACTTCTTCTTCATCAGCAACACCAAACGGGACAAAGACAGCCTGTACAATTTTTTCTCCTGATCTCAATTCCAAAACATCATTTCCATTATTTTTAATACTAATAAAAATATGTCCCTCATTATCCGCAAAGAAATAATCTGCGTCCACAACAGGAACTGTATTTGAAATAGTCATTCCTTTTTTAATTCCAAGACTACTGCGTGGAAAAATCAACATAACATATTCTTCGCTCATTTCACATCTAATTCCAGTTGGTATCATTAACTTTTCACCTGGACAAAGTTTCACATCAAATGGAGTACAGATGTCATGTCCTGCGCTAAATCTTGTGCTACGTTTTGGCAGATTTATTTCTTTATATTTTTTTCGTATGTCTAAAATATTATCATTACCGAATGCATTTGAACAATCACCTATGAATTGTTCTTCACTTACTTTTCTAAAAACTGCTATTTTTCTCATAAATTAAATCACTCTCTTTCTAATAATTTTTTCTTTTACCATCTCATCCATAATGCCAGATAGTCTTGTGTATACTGTTCTATAGACATCGTTTTTCTCTTCGTTTGTATATTCTTTGTCGTAAAATGCCGTATACAATGTGTCACCACATACATCTATGACATCATATCCAACATAGTTGTCTAAAGATGAGACAAGAAATTCTGCAGCAATTACTGTCTTTGACTTGTTCTCATATAGAGGACGAAACAACTTATAATTTAAGCCGCACTTCCTAAATCCAAAATTGATTAACTTATCATGTGTACATTGCCTATGTAATTTAAGCTGTTTCATAATCCATTACTCCTTTAATTTATCTCATTAAATATTACAATTATTTATCATCATCCGTATCAGTATAAAAATTCTCTCTCATCTGATGCGACACACATAGAAATTGCGAATAAGCTAGAAAATACTCCAATAAAAAATCCAACCATAAATCCTATAAATACACCCATTTCAATACTCCTCGTAAAATACTTCATTATTTATTTTCTTTTTATTATTCTCTGCAACAAGAACTTTATCTAACGCTTGTTTACGATCGTGAAACACAACCTCTCCCAAATCAGAATAACTAAATAGATAAGCATGTTTGTCTACTTTGTCGCATCCAACATCTTCTTTTACTGTTCTAATTGTTAGTTGGCATACATCAAATATGCCAACCGTAGGAATAATTCTTGCGTAATATAAAATATCTTTTACTTTCACTAACTCTCCCATAGAACCACACTTCCTTGTTCTAATGTTCTTCTTATATCAATTACTCTTTGATTTGTGCTGCCAGCCCAGTGATAAGTAACATCTCGTTTGTCTTCTTCATATCTTCCGTCTACGAGAACATCACATTGCCTTACGATATCTTGTCGCATTTTTAATAACCTATCTCGTTCTGGATTAAAATCATCTGTAACAACCGGATACATAATCTGTTCCCATGTGTATCCTGTATATAACCAGATTGTTTTTTCTGGATATGAAAGACGAATTTCATTAACCAAATTTAGAACGGATTCAAGATTATTTTCATTCAAAGGATCACCACCAGTCAAAGTAATTCCAGAAATATAATCTTTTGATAGTTCATCGAATATTTCATTTTTAGCTTTTGTATCAAATTTAGCTCCATCATTCGGATCCCAAGTAATAGGATTCTGGCAATTTTTACAATGATGATTACAACCAGAACACCATAGGCAAACTCTGAGTCCAGTTCCATTTAACATATCAGCATGAGTTATATCATGATATTTCAAATTTAATTACCACCCTTTCTTTTGTGGGCTATCTTTTCAGACAACCCACAATAATTTTACATACTCTTTCTGTCTGCAATTTCAGCCATCTTTGCATCATTCAATCTTGTATCTCCATGAACTCTTGAATACGACAGATATCCATTCATTCTTTCAATCTTTGTTAAATCGCTACTTCCACAATTCGGACAAATATCCATATTTAATTCTTCATGACCACAATTATTACAGTATGCGAGCGAAAGATTTACTCCTTCATAAAATCCCATTGACATTGCACGTCTTACAAGTGTTTTAATTGCATCGTGATTATATCCAATCGGATATTTACAATATTGAATGCGTCCACCCTCAATATAATTCCAAAATCTATGTTCTAAGTCCTGTTTCTGAATTGGTGTAATATCCTCCCAAACACCACAATGAAAACTGTTGCTTACATATTCTCTATCTGATACACCAGGAATGATTCCATATTTTTTACGAAACTGTTTTACCTGAAGTCCACATAAATTTTCTGCTGGAGTACCATAAATTGCATACAGCCAGCCATCTTCTTTTTTATACTCTTTTACTTTCATATCAATATATTTCAATGTTTCAACTGCAAATTCACCATCCTCAACAAGAGATTTACCATTGTATAACTGCTGTAGTTCATTTAATGCTGTAATGCCAAATGACGCAGTCATAGGTTTTAATAATGGTTTAATCTTATCTGTTGGATTCAAATGTCCACCCAGAAATCCGCCCTCACAATATCCAAGCGGATTAGTTGACGCTTTCATCTCACCCAGATAATCATACGTTCTCTGATGTAATTTACGAATCATTTCAAGATAATAATCAAGAACTTCATGAAAATCTTTATTTTCTTGTCTTGCCTTTGCAAGAATCATCGGGAGATGTAATGATACTGCACCGATATTGAACCTTGAAACAAAAATCGGTTCATCATTTTCATCCGCCGGCTCCATTCCCCCTCGTTCATACCAAGGAGAAAGAAATGCTCTACACATATTCATCAATTGTCACCAATTGTACTGACTAGCTTTTCCCTCTGAGATGTCCTAATTCTCGTCATCAGGCGGTATCTTTGGAAACAGTGCTTATCTCTGTTTCTACGACGCTACACTCATCACGTCTAGTCGATTGACCTTGTATAAAAGGCACAGCTTCATCTATAGTACAAACGATCTCTCTCCTATAGACCTATCTGTTAGCAATTCAAACGAATCACACCCACTAAGCAAGTGGTTTAATACCGTTTTACATGGGCTGATTTGCACTTACCCATAGGACTAATAACTTTTCCGTATTTATGGTACATTTTAGACACTGTTGTATCTCCATCTAAACTTAACCAGTCTGGATACATTGTTTTTGCAGAAGTTTTAATTCCTTCTTCAAACAAGTCTTCGTTTACTTTGCCTTTTCCGTGCAGCTCTTCTGTATAAAGAAATACAAGTTTTGGGAACAATACAGGCTTTTTATTTCCGTCTTTTCCTTGTCCTTCTCTATGTACTCTAAGAAATGTTTTTGAAGCCATTTTAGCAAAAGAATCTGTTCCCAGACCAAATGTAATGGTGATGAAGGGATAGTCCCCTCTGCTGGATGAGACAGTATTAAATTTGTATTCGAGTCCTTGATAACCTTGTGCCATATCACGTTCTACTTTTCTCATAGCGTAGTCATGAGCTTTCTGTTCAAAATCTGAATGTCTATAATCCAGTAAGTTATCTGCAATATCATAAAATTCACGTTTGTATTTTTCATAACTCTTTTCAGCATATGGCACTAACACTTCGTCAATCTGTGGAAGTGTAAAACCACCATATTCCTGACTCGCAGCGCTTAATGTAATATCACCAATCACATCAAATGCTGTGTCTAATGTTTTTGGCTCGTTATACCACACATTACCCATTTCGAATCCACCACGCATTACTTCTGCGACATTAAACAAGCAACAGTTCATCGTATCCCTTCTAGCTGACATGTCATGAATATAAATATATCCATCATTGATAGCCTGCCTTTCTTCTACTGTCAGGAAGAATTTCTTATACAACTGCTTGTTCAATTCATTAAATACAAGACTTCGCTTTGTAGATACGAGAGCACTATCAGTGTTACTGTTTTCCTTATCCCCGATGTACATAATTTTCTGACTCTCTTCGTATACCGTATCCATCATATGTACAAAATCAAGTTTATAATTACGATATTGCTGATACTGATATCCTACTTTTGGAAACAAATCAAGAAGTGTTTTTTCTACAATATTATGAATAAAACCTACAGGAACTTCATCATTCTCAAAGTCTTCTTCATCAACCTCGTTAAGAACTCTGTTGCAGATCATTCCATATTCATCTTGTGAAAATGTAAAATTTTCTCTCTGTGCAGATTTATCAATAGCATTAATAATTTTCTGTTCGTTATACTCTTCTAATGTTCCATCCTTCTTAATTACTTTCATCAAACACATCATCCTTTCTTACTTCTGAGAACTATCTTTTGCTGTCTTCGTTGTAGTTCTAGTTCTTTTGGTTTTCTGTTCCGTTGCATTATTCTCTTCTTTCGGTTTGTTTTCTTCCAAATCTTCATCATCAGAATCAGACCATTCATCATGACTTTTGTTACTTCTAAACTCTTCCATAGTCACATCTGTACCTTTGAATGCACGAATACATTTTGCAACACCTTCAAACAGCGCCCAGATTGGGATCCACATTGTTGTACCGATTGCGAAAATCACTGTACCCAGTTGATTAAAATCCATGTTCGTCTCACCTCCTAACAAAACCACTACCACCATCTCTCACGTTTAAACATAAATGAGAGGTGTCATCAATATTTCCATGTGTTTTCGTGTGTCCAATACTATCAATTACATATTCTTCTTCTCCTAATCTAACTGTGATGAAATCGTCAGGATACATCCCTAACTCTCTCATCAACATCCCACTTGTTCTAATCAATTTATTTATTCTCCCTCTCTCGTTTTTAAATATTCAAATATTTCATCTACTAAATCATCGATATTTTTACCGTCGTTGTTATAAAAGATTCTATCTGCTAATTCTTCCGCACCTTTAAAATCTTTATTGTCATGTAAAATCCTACGATCAGCTTCTTCTTTTTTATCTCCACGTTTGGATAATCTGTTTCGAATTGTCTTATTATTTGCGTATATATAAATAGAAATGTGTTCATCTAACTCATCTTTGATATCTCTATAACCATCCGGAGTTAGAATCACGATTGATTTGTTATCAGATCTGGATATTTCATCGAGCGGAGAACCATAATACCACGTTCCGTCTACTGTGTCATATTTCTTCCACTCTGCAAAATATCTTGTATTAGTAAGCTCTTTAAATTCATCATCGGTAATAAACTTGTAATCAATTCCGTCAACCTCACCTTTTCTTGCCGGTCGTGTTGTAGTCGTTACAATCTTTTTATATCCTCGTTTCACAAGCTCATTCACAATTCTGCTTTTCCCACTTGCTGTTTTCCCAAAAATTATAATTGCCATTATTCTGATTTCACCTCTGTATCTTCTATATTTAATGGTGTTTTATTAATAAATAATACTCGTCCATTATCGTCTACACACATTGCCTTATATAATGTAACTTTACATTGGTGATGTTCTGCATCCACATATCTTTCACATGTATCTTTTACAGGACAATCATTTTCTTCATGTTTACAATAATAAATTGCATCTGACATTATTCGTCCATCCCTTTTCTAATATTAGTTTTATCGCAGATTTGGTTTTCAAATCCTTTAATATATTCCTTTAGTTCCTCTTCAAATGCTTTCGTTTTATTATATTTACACGTAAACATTTCCGGACACAGACCATTTCTATACACACATTCTTTAACCATTCTGCTTGCTGCTTCTGGCTCAAATTTAACAATTTCGTCTCTAATCATTCCAAACGCCTTCCTTGTCTCATAGCTTGCACAATTGCACAATCTCCTTCGTGATACATTAATCAATGCCTGAAAATTAAAGTAATATGTAGCACTCTGTAATGTATTTCTGTTTGGCACTTCATCATAATCATTTCTGTCACTTCTGAGCGATGATACAAACGGAACGATTCCACTAGGATCAAATGGGATGGCACCATTGGAATGACGTACTAAATGTCCATGCACAAATTGAGGTGCATCGTAAATTTTTACGATAACAGAACCAAGTCTAATTGGAGAATGCTCAGCCATTAAAAGTTTCAACTTCCAATCATGATCAGGATAAGAACCTTTGTCTTTCCCAATCGTAGTCATTGTTGCATCTTTAATCTGCTGCCACATATCTTCAGCCCATTTGATTTCTACGCGCATTTTTGATAAATCGGGTTTATTCATAAATTATTCCTCCACAATCCAAAGTTTCATATCTTCTTTAAATTTATTTTTTACATACTCATCTTCTGAATGGAGCACAACTGTGCATTCTCTTTCGAGTCCAATTCCCATAATTCCAAGAATTGATTTCGCATCGATTTGATATCTCCCACAAATATAATCAATGTCTTCTTCATAATTGTCACAAACCGTTGCAAATAGCATTGCATTTTTTACAGTATTTAATTTAATATATAACTCCATAATCAAAATTCCTTCCTATTATAATGTTGTTTCGGTATGCAGAATAACTACATACTCAACATCTCAATTAACTGTTCTTCGTTAATAATCTGAACACCCAATTCTTTTGCTTTTTTATTTTTACTGCTATTGGATTCTATATCGTTATTGATTAAAGCAAATGTGGATTTTGTTACAGAACCTGTTACTTTTCCACCGAATTTTTCAATAGCTTCTTTTACTTCATCACGATTTTTAAATTTATATACTTTTCCGGTAACAACAAATGATTTGCCATTCAAAGAATTGTTTGTTTTAGAATTGTCTTCTGATTCAAACGTCATAAGAGAAGCAAGATAATCTGCAATATTACTCATATCTTCAAACCAAGAATGAATATTGTTATTTAATACATCTCCAAAACCGTCAAGCTGCGTAAAGTTATAACACCCAACACTTGCGTCTCTGAACTTGTCCCATGCACCAAAAGCTTTAACCAATTCTTTTGACTGTGATGTCCCAATCCCAGGAATACTTAATGATGCAATAAATTTATCCAATCTTACGGTTTTGCTGTTTTCAATTGATTTTCTTAATTTGTCTACTGATTTCTTTCCAAATCCAGACATTGTAGAAAGCCTATCATAATACTGGTCAAGATTGTAGATGTCTGTAATCTCTGCAATCCATCCAAGTTCAATGAGTTTCTTAATTGTTTCTTCTGACAAACCTGAGATATCCATACCTTTCTTGGAAACAAAATGAGAAACTCTTTCTAGCAATTTACCTTTACAATGTGGATTAGCGCACATCAAAACTTCTGAATCATTTTCTTTCACAATTTGAGCCTCTCCGCCACATACAGGACATGTTGTAGGAATATCTGCATCCATAGCATTTGCATCGCAGGAAATAATCTGTGGAATAATTTCATTCTTCTTTACAACTGTTACTGTTGATCCGATAGAAATATTCAATTCTTTCATAATACTAATGTTATGCAATGAAGCTCTACTCACTGATGTTCCTGCCAAATCAACTGAATCAAAAATTGCTACTGGCGTAAGAGTTCCTGTCTTGCCCATACTCCATTCAATTTCTCTCAATACAGTTTCTTCTGAGTCCTCTGCGAATTTAAATGCAATAGAATGTTTGGGATGATGACCTGTCATTCCAAGTGACTCTCCGTATGTAATATCATTGTACGTTGCCACTAAGCCATCAATCGGAAAGCTCTTTTCATTTGCACGTTTTCGTAATTGTTCTACCACAATATTAATAAATTCAGCATTGCAATTTCCACGAATAGGTAAAAATGGAACAGTGTCAAATCCTATATCTAAAGCATACTGCAATCTATTGATAAAACTACTTGACGCAATATCTGTTGGCACTTTCCACGCGATAAATTTAATATGACGCTGTGCTGCAACTCTATTATCTAATTGTCGCACAGATCCAGAAGCCAAATTCCTAGGATTCTTATATTTCTTATCTTCTGGTAAAGACTCGTTGATTTTATTAAAATCGTCATATGTAATAATCGCCTCTCCTTCGATTTCAAAATGACCTTTATAATCAATCGATAACGGAATATTTTCAAACACTTTTGCATTATGTGTAATCAATTCACCAATCTCTCCATCTCCGCGTGTTTCTCCTTGAACCAATTCGCCGTTTTCATACGTTAAAAGACATGTCAATCCATCCATTTTCAGACTTAAAATACAGTCTTTATCTCCAGCAAATTTTACCAAATCATCTACAGATTTTGTTTTATCTAATGACAACATCGGATGAGAGTGCTCTACTTTTTCTAATTCAGATTTCACCTCGTATCCAACGGTTTGTGTTGGCGAATTCGTGTACACGTCACCAGTTTCATTTTCAAGCTCTGATAATTCATCGAATAATCTATCGTATTCTGCATCAGAAACATCAGATCTTGCTTCATTATAATAGACATCCCGATATTCATTTAGCTGCTTTACAAGCTCTTGAATTCTTTTAACCTTATACATCAAATCACTCCTTTGCATTTTTTCTTCGTTCATAATCATCCAACATGAAGTTTAATTTTGGACAAAACCCTCTATCTTCTAATGTTTGAATCACATCATCAACTTCGTATTCTGAATTTGAAGAAATAGTTTCTTCATATACAACATCAGATTTTCGTTCTCCACAAACTGTACATTCGGATACGGAAACAGCCATAATATGTTTACACTCATAATCCATTACGATTGTGTAATATTTGCCGACTTCTTTATATTCGTGATTACATTTAAAAAATTTAAACATTAAATCATCCCTTCATTTTCTGAACTTTATATGCATCTACAACGTTTTGCATTAATGTCAATCTTGTGAGTAATCCTACCCCGCCGGGTACCGGCGTAACATATGTATCATTTAAACTACTCTCAAACCCAGCATTGTTTACATCACCACATAATTTTCCATTCTCATCTCGATTAATTCCAATATCTACAACAAGTTCACAGAAATCTTGGAAGTCTGAAAAATCAAAATAGTTTGGAACTCCAACTGCAGAAAAAGCATAATCTGCATTTCTAGTGTAGTACCATGTACTCGGAGTCGTACTATTGCAGCATGTAACTGTTGCTCCTTTTTCGATTAGCATATTGGTCAATGGAAGCCCAACAATTTTACTTCTTCCAAGAACGCAACAGTCCTTTCCTTTAAACTCGAAATTGTTATATTCCATCCAGTCAATGATTCCTTTTGGCGTACATGGTTTGAAACAACTGTCTCTTCTAAATCCATCGACATCTTTTTCTGGAGGAATCAAATGTTGTAATCGATCTAAATCATATTTATCAGGAATTGGAAGTTGAATAATAATTCCATCCGCATCAGAATTTACAATAACTTTAATAATACCTTCGACCTCCTTCTGTTCTGCTATATTGGAATGAATATTTACATGACGCATTTCTATTCCAATCTCATCACAATCTTTTTGTTTCCCTTTGATGTAAGAGTTTGATGCCTGATCATTGTCAATCTGTATTACAGCAAGCACAGGCTTTCTATTGAAATGTCGGATCTCTTCTTTTAATTCTTTCTTTTTAATCTCTACATAATCTTTGCACGATACAATATCTGTTCTCATTTTTTATTTCCTTTTCTCTCTGATTCTACTTTGTCAACCACAATCCCAAGAAGCGTCTTCAAGCAATGGATATCTTCATTTAACAAGTCATTCTGTTCTTTTAATAGATCTCTATATTCAATATAAGTATTTTTAACCTTTATGTTTGATGCAATATTTATAATTTCAATAACTGCATATATTACAACCAGCATTGATAAAACTATTGCAATAATAATTTCTGAATTCATATCTTCATTCTCCTTTTGCTTTGCTTTTTAATAACTTCTGCATAAACGTATTTCTTGATAAATTAGCCTTTTTCTTAATAGCTCTATTCACAGTTGTTGTATCTCCAAAATGAAAACATCTTTCTTTCATTCTTGTTAAACCTACATAAATTAGATTTGAATTTAACATATATGTATGTGCTGCAGGAGTGATCAGTAATACGACTTTAATACTGCTTCCTTGAGATTTGTGAATGGTAATACAATAGCCTAATCCACACATTTGCATTGCGCTTCTATCGTATTCTACTAACACATCATCAAATTCGATAATAACTTTATTTTGATCAATTTTTTTAATTTTCCCTGTCTCGCCATTCGCAATAAACGTTTCCTTCGGCATATCATCTGGAATAAAATCGTCTTCATAGAAAATTCGAGCATGATAATTATTAGTATTTTGTATGATGATGTCGTCTTTGTAATAAGTAATATCTCCAACCTTCATAAAATCTTGACTGCCATAATTTCTATTCGCTATTTTTTGTAATTGGTTATTAATTACAATCTGTCCATAATCGCCTTTCTTATAGGAAGTAAGAACTTGAATATCATCTACATTATATTTCCCACTCGAAAGCAATTTTTGATATAGAGCAATTAGATTTTTGACAATTGTGCTTGAACCAACATTTATAAAAGCATAATCTTTGTTGTCTCCAAAATATGTACATTGTTGATTAATATTATTAAGATATTGTTTACATTGTCTTACGTCTGTAGCTACTTTCATTAAACCACCTTCGCCGTATCTAAATACTTTCGTAAGAGTAACAGTCGGAATCATTTTGGACTGCATAAAGTCATGAAGTAAATTCCCGCATGAAACAGACGGAAGCTGTGCGTTGTCTCCTATCATTAGAAGTTTTGTGCGCTTGAAATCAATCGCATCTATAATATGTTTAAATAATCGCAAATCAACCATAGAAAACTCATCCACAATTAATACATCACACATCATCTTTTCTGCTTCGTTATATCCCCATTTGTCGGGTGGCATATATCCAAGACCTCTATGAATTGTACTTGCTTGTTCACCAGTATTTTCAGACAAAACTTTTGCTGCTTTACCTGTTGGTGAAAATAACTCATATGACTTATTATTGTCTTTAAGCATTTGAATAACAGATTGTGTCGAAAATGTTTTACCAGTTCCTCCTGATCCATTCAGTATACAAATGTTATATTTACAAATATAATCCAGTATTTTTATCTGCTCAGTTGACAATTCACATCCATTATTTACAGTTCTATATTTTTCTATATTAAAATTCCATTTTGTATTTTGCCTTAGTCCTTCAATAATCGCATTTGCAATACATTGTTCTGTATCATATGTAGACTTCAAAGCTACGTTCATCGTATCCCTGTCATAAATGATACTTTCATGTTTGATGCAATCCACAAACAAATCTGAACATGCAGGGGTTAATTTCATACATTGATTTCTTAAATCAACAATATCCATCACAGTATGTCCGTTATTTTCATTCTCTTCTAATAGGTACAACACACATGATAAACATCTTTGTTTACTTGTTTTCAAATCACAATTAAATTCTATTATTGGCTTCTTTCCGTTTTTAATACTTTCCAAAGACTCTCTTTCCAATTCAAGTAAAATTGAGTCCGCAGTTTTAAAACCAACTCTTGCCAATCCACATAGGCATTTATATGGATCTTCTCTCATTTTTTGTTTTATCATTTGAACAGATGAATATTTTTCATGCAATTTTTTTACCATAGAAAGCGTCAGCATTCCTTGAAACTCCGTTACAATTTCTGCCAAACAAAAGTTTTCGACAATCTTATTTTTGATCACATCAAACGTATACTCTTTTATTCCAGGTGTTTTGTTTAAATCAATATCATCCAATCTGTTATTGATTACCCTATCCACAATATCTGGATAAACCTTGCATAAAACATCGGCTTGATTTTCTGTGAGAATTTCTCTTAAGAAAACATAAGTTTCTTCTGCGTTTGTTGGTCTATCTCTTTTAATGTTTGTTACCTTGTAACCGTATCCATATTTAGATAACTGCTCAACCGCAGCAACTTCATAATTTGACCCTACGCCAAGTTCATGCATTTCTCCTGTTAATGTTACATTTCCATATTTTGTGAACTTTATATCAGGATATTTATTTTTGTCAACATCAACAGCGTAGATTTTGTAATCTCCACCGTCATATGTTTTTCTAACAACAGAACATTTAAATTTAACTTCTTTTTTATCCATAATTTTTCATCACCTAATCACCTCATATTCTGTAAGGATATCTTCTAGTTCATCTGTCGCCTCCCACTTACCTTCAGCATTCGGTCGTTTCTTAAATTCTTGCGAGAATTCATTTATTTTTAGAACAGACCATTGACCAAATGGATTTTCTTTGAAAATTTTACCTTGTTTAATTCTGGTTTTAACCTCTTTCCCTGTTCTAATCTGTCTTGCTGTAATATATGGTTTTGTTGTATCTTTGTAAGTTTTAAAATCTGTAACCATATAATAAAGCGGAGAAACATTTTCATTGGTATATACGATATACTCAAGATATTCTTTCTCAAATTTCATAGATTCAATAATACCCATTTTTTTATTCTCTACGTGACTACAAAGTTCTTCTATTAAACCTACATTATCTATATCCTTATATAATGAAGCCGTTTCTTTACCAGAGTATTTTTTCATCAAAAACTCTGTTAGTCCCAATGAATCTAATTTCTTTTTACTGATTTGTTTACATTTTGAAAACTTTTCATAGATATCAATAACATTTAATAGATATTTATTACCACCAAATTCACTAAAGAAATTTAGACCAGTAAGGATTGTAAGCTGTTTAGAATTGACTGATGTTTTCTTCTTAATGTCGTCCAACACTTCTACGAAGCTGTTATATTTATTTTTACTACCAAGTTCATATAATTCTGTGGCTATTTTTTCGTTACAATATTTAATAGATGAAATAGACTTATATATTGTGTTTGTTTCTTTATCTGACGTATATTCATTCTTTGATTTTCCGAATTTAATACTCTCTAATGTAATACCAAAATAATCTAATTCAGCAATAATACGGCTAGTTTTTTCATTATCTGATCTGTATTCATTCAACACTGTTTCAAAATACTCTAATGGATGATGTGATTTTGCTTCAGCACCATATAGACTATCGTATGCTACTGATACTGCATGTGAAGCATTAAAGCTGTATCTAGCCGCATCATCTACTACTTGCCAAACTTCATCAAATCCTTTTTCTGTTCCTAGATTCTTTTTATATCCATGCAACAATTCTTGTCTTAACTCTTCTTTTGCATCATCTGTAAATTTTTTCTTACTAATCTTTTTAATGATGTCATATGTATGATCCTCTTTCATGCCGCACCATACTAAAAATGCCATAATAGATTCTTGGTACAACATAAAATGATAACTCGGTGCCAATATTTCATCGATTTCTTTTACACCCGTAGTATATTTTTTTCTATTTAGAAATGTATTTACCAAGCTTGCAAACCCAGGTCTAATTGCAGCTACAAAAGCACTCATTTCTGCATCTGTTTTTGGTTTATATTTTTTTAACATTGACGTGGAAATCTCTGTATCAGCTTGATTTAATGTTGATGTCATACCATCTTCATATAATTTCCATGTATTTTCATCTATTTTATTTAATAGTTCACGAATATTAGGAATTGGTTGTTTAATTCTTTTATAAAAATTTGAAATTATACGCCATACTGTTACAGTAAGGTAATCGTTTTTAAGATATTTCCATACATCAGATGTATATCCATCAATGCATGCACATAATTCTCCACCAATCTTAATTAAACCTAATTCTCTAGATAAAGGTTTATTTGACAAAACAAAACTGCACGGACTTGGTGAAATACTTTCAATTGTACCAATATACTTCTGTGATTCTTCAATAATATTTTTCCATTTCTTATCCTCCCTATATGCATCAATATTTTTAGCGACTTCGTTATACTCATGCATTGGAAATTCATATGCTCTACAAAGATTTCTAAATGCTGATGATTCCTTCATAGTACCTAGTGCATACATATAGTAAACACCATCATCACCTAATAATTCTTTTGAGGCTTTAATTGGTGCATCAACCTGTGCCCAATTCTGATCTATATCTGGTAAAGATCTTGTTTCTAAAATTCTAGCAGTACTCATGAACCTAGTTGGATATAATGGTACGGGTGCTGCAAATCTATCAATTTCAGTAAATCCAAGCAACTTATTAATATAGAAAGAAACTGCTGATCCCCTACCTGTTCTTGATAAAACTCCACCATATTTTCTCTTCGCAAGATCTACCATTTTTTCATTAAACAAAAAATAGTCAGACATTTTAGTATCTTTTATTATTTTATATTCATATGCAATTCCTTTTTTATACTCTTCCCATCTTGATTTATCAACATTTACCTTTTCATTATCCCATTTACTACATATATGCTTTGCAAGTTCCTTATCTTTTTCTTCTTGTGTATATCCTGGATAAATAGTTGGCATTTTAATTTCCTTGTCAAAATATAAATTTTCACATTCATCAAAAATTAGTGTATTTTGTAATGCTTCTTCAATTTGCCAATCTGATAAGATCCCTTGTTTTTTATATCGCTCTACAATTGTGTCATAATCAGGAAAATCAAGAATAAAACTATCTTCATCACCATAGTTCATTCCTTTACCTTTTAAAAAATTTAGTCTGTCTTTTGACTGTTCCGGATAAATATAGTGACTATCATTTGCATGTATTAACTTTAAGCCATAATGTTGTTTCAACAACAGCATATTTTTATTATGACTAGTCTGTATATCATATTGATGATTTTGCACTTCTAAATAAAAATTTTTATTAAAATGTCCATATATAGTTTCAAACATAACTTTCATATCATTGCCTGGTCTCAATATTCCGCCCACACAAGCTGAAGTTACAATGAAGTTGTTTGGATTTAATCTTTTAATTAACTCTATATCAATCCTTGGTTTGTAATAAAAACCTGTTTTATTACTTTCCGACATAATTTCATTTAATTCATAAAATCCATCTTGATTTTTTGCTACAATTACAATATGATAATTTGAATTATCTTTTTCTTTTCTATCTTTTACCATATATAATTCCGCAGCATATATCATTTTCAAATTATTTTTTTTACATAAATCATACGCCTCTAAATATTTTCCAGTCCATCCATGTTGAGTCGTAAAATAGTTTTTACAGCCTAATTCTAAACTTCTAGAAATATAATCTGTATTTTTTACAACACAATCTAATGTTGTAATATTACTTTCATGACAATGTTTATGATAATTTTCGTATCTCTTCATATTTTCGTTCCATTCTTACTTAATAAGTTGCTAATTACAAGATTGTTTACATTTTTTTCACATAACTTTAATGTATATGGGATTCTTATTAAATCAATTTTGTGTTGCTTTAAAAGTTTGTCTTTTAATTTATCTCTAGCACAAGAGTCAATAAAATCTTGTTCTGTTCTATGAAAACTTGTATACATCTTGTAATGTTGTATTCCATCGTATTCAATTGCTAAATTAAATTTATCTATATAGAAATCAACATATAGATTTTTTTGAGTTTTATCATTTTTTAACCAACTCCATGTTTTTTCAGATTCAATATTTTCATCTCCGAATAATAAATATAATATACGTCTTAAAAGATTAGCTTTTACGCTCAAAGAATCTGAAAACAAATTTTCTTTATTAAGTAATTTACATAGTTCTTCTTTATCTTTTATATAATATTTCAATGCCTGATAAGTAAAGTCACATTCCTCATCTATCAGTGTTTTATTTATGCATCCATATTTTTCATACAAATTATTTAATTGCCTTAACATTTCATCAAATCCATAATCATGTGCAGTATATGGCAAATCCATTTCTTTCATCAGTCCTTTCCATGAACCAAATAATCGATCAATGGTAGATTGTGAATATTTGCCATCGCGTCTGTAAATAGTACTACTAACTTTTCTGTCTTTAAATATTTCTAAAACGTCATCTTTAATATCTTTTTTCGTAACATTCTTATACATATTAATAGGCAAATTAAGAGTTTCTAATGCTTTATTAAAAGATCCATCAAAATGATCTTTAACGCAGGTAACAGAATATTTACCGTATTTCTTATAATTTTCTGTACTTAAATATTGATGCTCATTAAATACCCTCAATAAATCTTGAACAACATCCTTATGATCAACTCTTTGGTGGAATGTAAATGGTATATTCAATTCCTTACATATCTTTTGTAGTCCTCCATGCTTATGTAAACAATAATCAGTTATTTCTATATTAGATTCTTCCTTTAAAATTATCTTGTTCATTTTTTCGCATTTCTTATATACTCTAATAATCTCGTTGTACAACTCTTCTTTAGTTGGTACATAATTCTTCTCCACTTACTCACCTCAGTTCTATAAATCATTTAACCAAGACATATCATCCTCACCCAGTATTTCGCCCGGTATGTTAGATGTAATGTCCGCTCCAACACCTGCAAAAATATTATCCTGCTGCTCTTTCTTGGCATTTAGCTTGTCTAAATATTTTTTATATGGCAGATGTACATTCGGAGAGTAAGCACATAATGTAGAAAAATAATAGCTTTGCTTTTCTACTAGGTCATCTGAATCCCAAAACTCTTTTTCTGCTTTTAATAAATTGCTATCTTTCAGTTTCTTATATTTATCCTCCTTCTCTTCAATTTCAGAAATTGTTTCGATAATATCTGTTGTCCATTTATTCAAAAGTTCCTCTGTGATTGAAACTGTCACAATACAATCATTCATTCTATACTTTTCTTGTACATCTTTTGGAAGACATTTAATATCATTTGTCTGCATAAGAAGATCAAGATACTCCAACTGATTTTCCTCGTATCCACATTTTTTTAGCCACATCTTCACGCTTGTTTGCAATTTCATGCCAATCTGATTTCTTTCAATTTCTCTCGTTGTCCATTTCCCATTTGCTTGCTGACAATCAATTGAAACATATTTTAGAAAATCCCATGAGATACGAATTTTATCCATCGGAATTCCCATTTGGTTCAATGCAATTGCATACACAATCAACTGCCCGCATTCATTTTCTGCTTTTTTACCTTTATAAATAGAACTTGTTTTCCAATCTAATATATGAAAATTGCCATCTTTATCCTTATAAACAGCATCAATATATCCTTGAAATACATTTTCTCCAATTTTAGCTGTTACAAATCTTTCTATTTCCATATGCTGTTCAAACATCTTATGGTGGTTAAAGAAATGTTTTAGACATTCATAATATTTTTGTTTAACACTCTCATTTTTCTTTTCGTCGTTTCTGTCAAATTTTAAATCAGCCACTTCTGCTGTCAGCCAAGAATCTTCGAATTTTTCATCCATCTCTTCATATTTAATATGTCCTAAATACAAATCTTCCATAATCTCATGCGCCATTCCTCCGGTAACTACATAGATACAGTCATCCCTATCTTCGGGTACATGTTTTATATATTTAAGGAAGTATTCATATGGAGATGTGTGATATGTATTGAATTTAGACCAACTCCATAATCGATCAGTCTTGTAATAAGACATAATTTCATTTAATTCTTCTTTAGTTTTTCGTCCTATAATAAACACCTACTTTCGTAATGCTTTTAAATATTCTTTATGTTCACGTTCGTCATACGTTACTCTATATTTCATCATGAATTCATATATCTGGTTTCGTGCATCTACTGGCGAGTCTTTATCGCCTATGATTCCCCATTTGTCATACATATAGCTAACTTTCCTAATATGGTAAAACTTCTCACAGCAATGTCTTACATGGTTAATATCAATATCTTTATCAAAGCAGATAATAACTTCTTTATTTAGACCTATTAGTATCCTTGCCTGTTCATCTGATATTTCATGTCCAGAAACAGCAACACATGTAGAATCACAAAGGCTGTCTCTCTTTAATACAGATTTTTCACTTTCTACAACCACAACATAATCTGATTTTTCAATCGAGTCTCTATTCTCATATAGACCATACAAATTAATCTGTTTTGGATATCCTGGTGTAATGTAATATTTTTTGATATCAAATAGATCATAGTTTTCAACCGTTGTTCTCATGTTGTACCCCATTAATTCTCCTGTAAGCCAGTATCTTAGTGGAATAACATTTCTTTTATACTTATAACTATATCCAAGTTTAAATTTTTTTACTGTCCATGGCATGACACCTTCCTTGTACCAATCAATGTGTACATAAGGAACAAAAGCGTCTAGTTCTTTTTCGTCATGCACTTCAAAATCTAAAACATTTATTTTTTTTCGTCTCGTTTTAACTCTTTTGAATATTTGAAGTGGATCAATTTTTTCTTTCTTCTTCTCTTCTTTTTTAAATGATAATCTTAGTCCTAAAATCTTATGTAGGATTTTTACAGCTTCCCACGTAGTAGAATCTTTATGTTTTGCTGACAAGTTATACTGAACGAGTGTAATAATGTCTGATCTGTCATCAAAAAATGTTTCCCTTGTATAATCTGTGACATTTAAATATTCGTTATTTTTTACAGTCACGCATGATTTGTTGTCGCCATCTATATTTCCGCACGAATAATATTCTTTGTTTTGATGGTAAACAATGTGGTGACAACCTATCTCCTGTAACACAAACTCAATCTTATTTTCTTTATATATGTAAGTTTTTAATTCGCTAATCGTCACAACACTGTTTACCGCCTTCCTAAAAGTCTACTGGAACATTTGTTATTCCAACCTCTTTGATAATATTTCTGGACATATCATGCTCAATTACTACCTGATATCTATTTGCTGAACCTTCACGATTCTTAATAATAAATAGAATCTGATAATGTTTGTCCTTATCAAGTTTTACTGGAATTTTCGTCTTTCCATTTTTACCTTCTAATTTATATACTCTTAATTCTCTCTTTTCCCCTGTATATTCATCGTCGTATAAATCACGAATCATGATACATGTTGATGCAACATCAATGATATTTTTAGACATCCCGATATTATCCTGTGTATAATACCTTTGTTTCACACTACCCTTTGCCAACTGAAATGTAATTAAAATATGAAGGTTTTTCGCCTCTGGCTTAATAACATCATTAATCTTTACCATGTTCTGTTGCATTTCAAGCCATGATTTTTCACTTACATTCCCTGCGTCAAGTTTAAATGTATCCAAAAGAAAATACTTAACTCCCATACTTGAGTATTTCTTTATTGTTTTTATCGCATTTTCTGTTTTATATTGTTGGAATGGAAGAATTGTAATAATATGATTGTCTGTTTGTTCTTTTAGCCAATCTGCTGCCTTGTATAGAATTTCCTTTGTTCCTTTTTCAAAATGTCCATCTCTTACAACATGCTTCTGTAGATCATCTTTAATGATATTATTTGCTACAAATACAAGAAGTTCCCTCTGCCACTTTCCTAAACCGTCCTCATTAACAATGATTACAATTCTTTCTTTTTCTTTTATGGCTGTTGGGATAACTGCATTTCTTGCAAACGTTGATTTTCCAACGTTACTCAAACCGCCAACCAATGTAATACTACCCAGATATTGACCACCGGTTTCTTTCGTAATAATATCCATATTGTTATATGGAAGACCGACTGCATACCCCTCGTCCAATTTCTCAATCAACTCGTATATTCCGTCACAAATGTCGTAGCTTTTTACATCGTAATCAATGTTTGAAAAAATATCGTTGAGCTGCGCTTCCCACTCATTGTAAATTTCCTCCGCTGTCATATCGCAATAATCACTTAATCTGTCATTAACTGCACAACGCATCTTTGCCAATTTAATTACGCTATTCCATTTACGAAGTTCGTCAATATATCCGTAAAGATTTTCTGATTTTACATATCCACCTGCTGCTTCAATAGTTTCATATCCGCCATACTCGTCATATTTTTCTCTTAACTTCGGATGTTTCTCAAGATACAACCCAACAGTAATTTCATCTAACGTTTTTTTCTTTTCTACCTTTATAATGTCATCCGCAATTGTCCAGTAAACTCTCCAAACATTATTGCCAAACTCTTCTAAATGCAAATTTGTCTCATAAATCAAATCTGAATTTTTGTATAAAATCGCAACAATATTTGCCTCATCAGCTTCTTTATATTTGTTTACTTGTTTGATAGTTTCAATTAATTCCTTTTCAAATGGTGTTAATTTTTTTGCGTTTGTTTTTGTTGCCATTTGTTAATACGCTCCTTACCATAAATTTTTCAATTTGTCGTTCTTCAATTCTTTGGTCTTTGTTTGGTAATGAGCTGCTTTATGCGTCAGAATTTCAGTATCCATATTTTCGACTTTTTCATCGTTGCGTTCTTTTCTTTTAACCATCTCATAAACGTCATTAATATTGTTTTTTACAATTGCACAAATGTAATTAACCTTTTGCATTTCTGACTCAAATGTTTTTCCAGATAATGCAGCCAATATTCTTGGTCTGCATATCTGGAATGTGTATAAAATGATTTTGTATGGATACTCAGCCTGATTTTCAATAAGTCTATTTTCGATAAACTTTCCCGTTCTTATACCTTTTAATTTTCTGCAAATGTTTTGCGGAATGTTTTGATTATCGTCGTAAAATAAGATCTCTTTTTTTACATAGTTATACAATTCACTCCACTCTTTTTTCTCAAATTCTGTCATCTTTATCGGTTCAGGCTTTACTCTCATTACATCACCACCCTAAGCAACAATTTTTAACGCCTGTTCAGCAATTGCTAAATCATCAATCAAAGTTGGATTTGTATATCCGTGTTCTTTTGAAAACTCAAGAAGAGGCTTGATTGCTTCCATATTTCCTTTGTTATCTTTAATAAAATCTTTAATCTGTTCGATTACAGATTCGATTTTTTTCTCTTCCTTTTTCTCAGCCTCTTTTTTAGCAAGCTCTTTCAGCACTTCCGCTTCTTTTTCAGCCTGTTCTTTTTCGGACTGTTCAAATGTTTTCCCAGATTTAGCCTGCTCTGCTTTAATTGCATCTGTAATCGCCTGGATAAATTCATCTGTATCAAACGCAACCTCATCAACAATATCTGCAAAACGGGATCCGCTGTCTAACGCCATATTGTCATCTCTAAACTTGATTTTTCTATGCTGATCAACAATTTTATTTACAGTGATATCTTTTTTTGTTACAATGTTTTTCTTTCCGGTTTTTTCTGTAACAATTGTTCTGTCATAGTACCCAAGTCCAAGGAAATGCATTTTCTTTTTCAGTAGATTGAAATAAACCTTTTCAACATCTGATGTTAATGTCTGATAAGTTGTTCCTGTTGCAATATCTGTTACTTCTTTGTTCTTTACATGTCCAATAACAATTGTTGCTACACCAACTTTTCTTAAATCTTTAATGATATTGAACATAAGCTCAAATGCTTTTGCCTGACCTTTCTGGAATCCATTCCATGCTCCATCAATTGTATCTGCCTTTTTATCCATGTGGTCTTTGTTCCACAATCTAATCGCTTCCTGCTCTGCCAACTTAATCCAACCATCGTATGTATCCACCACAATTGCTCTTAAATCTGCATAATCTGTCGTTTTATTATCAATAATATCTTCTACGATATCTTCTACATCTGCCCATTCATCACAATCTTCATACACAATTCCTTCGATTGCATCTGCACCGGCTTCTCCATTCATCTCAAGAAAAATGTATCCTTCTTCTCCTGCTAACTTTTCACATACTTCTTTAATAAGTGTTGTCTTTCCAATTTTAGGCTCCCCTAATAAACAAATGTTATATTTAAGCGGATCAATTTTTACTTCATTTTTCTTTCCAAATCTTCTTGCCATAAGTTGTTGTCCTCCAAAATTAAATGTATTGTGTTTTGTATTATTTTCTGTCTATGCAGCCGGCTATGTACTGCATAGACTTGTTTGCAATTCATATTTATAGTTTCTTATTTGTGTTTATCTTAAGTTGTGTATTTTAACCAAGTGCATCAAGCCAAGACATATCGTTTGGATTTGTTGCTTCCTCATTTGTCTCATCTTCTACATGAGTATCTTCAACTACATCTTCTGATTCTTCTTCATACATAAAATCAAGAGTTAAATCATCTTCATCATATTTCTGTTCAAACTTCTGAAGCACCGGTGTTTTTGTCCCGTCTTTCCCTTCAACATTTTTAATCAATGGTCTTCTAATAACCATTCTCTTTTCTTTTCCTGAATTCACTGTACATTTCTGAAGAGCTTCTTCCAATGTAAATACTCCAATCTCAATAAGGGCTTTAACATCGTCAGGGATATCATCTTCTGTTGCTGTTACAACTGCACCACCCTCAATCAGATCTCCTTCAAATGTAATCTCTGTAACTCCTCTTTTTACCTTGAAAAGTTTTTCAATTACTTTCTGTGATACTTCTGGTTTGGTTAAATCAAGTTCATACTCAAATGCTTTGTCATATGGGATATTGCATCTAACTTCTTTACCTTTGTACTCTTTTACATAATCGAGAATCTTTGCATAGATAGGTAAAATTCCTGTTGATTTGTCCGGCTTTCCAACGCTATCCCTTGTAAGCAACATTGTCTGTGTGAAGTTGGCATGATACTTACTTCTGTCATCTACTTTGGAAAGCACAAGACTAGAAATCTCTTTTCTTACTTTTACATTTCCTTCATATGAAGAATATTTAAGCTGTCCTTTTACATTAACAACCATTCCGTCCTCAAGGTTTTCATTGATATAAGCAATCATGTCGTATGGTGTTAAGAATTTCTTATAAAATACTTTTCCATTTTTGTCTTTTTCAAGACCAACAGTCATGAAGCATAAATCACCTACAGATTCCAGAATTTTTTCATCAAATCTATCATCCCAATCAATTGTGAATCTGTTTTCGAAATCGTCTTTCCCGTCTCCGTCTTTTCCATGCACATAAACAACATTGTCACGTTCTGCACCATATCCGCCCATGAGTTCTGCATAAACTGTCCCACACACATCACCACAATCAACTCCAAGATTTAATGAGTTATAAACCCAATCAGATTTTTCGGAACGCTCGTCCAATTTGTATGTATAATCAGCATTAATCTTTGCCTCTCCAACTAACACAAATGAATTTGCCCATCCTTTTTTCTCTAATACTGCCTTTTCTTTTCTTGCCATAAATTCAATCTCCTTCTAAATGTATATTTTTTTTATATGTGAACGACCGCGCAGCAGCCGGAACATAGAGTTACTAATATGTAAATTTCTATGTAAACCCCGAAAATGGGTGCATTTAAGAAACTGTCGCTCTTTCACGACAAATTTTTAAAATATTCAATTCTATAATTGTGATTTATAGAAACTATTGATTTGCAATTTTATATGTGAATTATCTTACTCAATTGATAATTCTCTTAGATCTGCAACTGTCAAATCAGTTACATAGAAGAATTCTGTGTGTGATCCAAAATCTATTTTTAATTTATCATTCTCAAGATATAATCTCTGGTAATATGTCTTGAATCTTCTGTCTTCTAATACTTTATCTATATCTCTCCAAAGCTCTTTCTTGTTCCTCGGATGAGATATAACCTTAATCTCGTTTTTGTTTGTATGAAATTCCAGTTTCATTCGATTTTCACCCCCAACAAACGTAGCAACCATGCGGGTTCGCGAAAAGCAAATTTTTGAATTTTCAAATTGTTGCACCTCTTATTCGCCATTTTATTCTAATTCACTCCTGTCAATTCTTTGTCCACACTTCGGACAAAAATCATAGTCATCGTAATCCATCTCGTAATGTTCATTACAGTTTGGACAGATCCAAGTGTCCCATATAAATGTTCCATCTGGAGCATACCCGTCTCCCTCGATACCTGGTTTCTTCGCTGTGTCACGGTCTTCCAATTCATGTATATGTTCTGTTGTAATCCCAGGCATGACTCTGACAAAACGAATAATGTCTAACAATGTCCCATAATTTTTTGGTGTATTGTCGTCATCTTTAAAACTGTACAAAAGATTCAATACATCTTCTTTTTTAATTAACTCATTCATCATTTCTTATTCTCCACAATTAAACGCCTAATTCTGTTCTATATGTTAATCTACACATTCTCTCTTTCTGGAAGATTTGAAATTTTCCTTGCTAATTTTACCTGTTCTTTCCAGTCTGTTTCATAAGTACTTAATCTATATAGTCCTTTGTCATCATATACTTCGTATTTATCAAGACACATATAATCTTTAAGGTCGCTCCCCCATTCAATAGGACAAAAATCACAATTACAGTTTGCGTATTCACAACAAAAACAATCATTTCTTACATAATAAAAACCTTCTCTGTAGCAATATTCTTCTTTTAAATTGTTGATATCTTGATAATCTTGATATGCTTTTTCCTCTTCAATCCTATCTGCAATCCAATTCCACATTTTTCTGTGCAATGAAACCGCTTCTTCTCTTGTCAATTTCATATCTCTTATTCTCCATAAAAATATAATTATAACCAACTATCATGGAATTAAATAAACAGTTGCAAAAAAGTAATGCCATATCTGATCTTCTATATATCCAATTTTTTTATATCTTGCCTTTCCAACATCTACTACTAAATGCGAAACAAACAAAATCAATAACTTCCAATCAAATCCAAACACAATATAAAATGGTACACAATACAGAAAGCAATGTACAAACAAGTGATACCAGTTCTGACCTTTCGTCTTTGCAATAAAGTCACATTGTAAAACGTAATCACCAATCAAATGACACATGATAATATTTAATATCGTCATATTTCTTATTCTCCTCTAATCTAATAATTCATCAAGAAATCTTGCAAGTTTATAAACATCAAATTTTGATCCTGCTGCTTTAGGATGGCCACCGCCTCCATATTTCTTTGCAATCATACCCATGTCAACATCATCTTTGATAGTTCTATAAGAAACTGAACGTGTACTCATATTTACAATTGCAATATAATCAAGCTCTCTATTCAATTTACATAATTCATTACCTAATTCACTGATATATTTATCTGCAAAAACAACACCATACATATATTCTCCATTGCACTTAACAATAATTGTCTTATCTTTTTCTTTGATATATTTTTCAATTTCATTCCTATTAAATGACAACATCAAACTTGACTCTTGGTCAAAATGAGGAAATCTGCCAGATTCAATACATCTAATACACCACGTTTCAAATTTTTCTCTTCCATATAAATACAACAAGTCATTTACATCTTTTGAAACGAGTCCGTCCTTACCAAGTGTTGACCATCTCCATGTGTCGTAATCTGTTACAATTCTTACAAAATCACTTACATCCACATCTAAATATTTATGGTCAATCAGATATTTACTAAATAATTCTGTACCGCTTGTCATAAGACCTGTATCATTATTCTCTGTTTCAACAGTACACCAATCATATTTATTGAGTTCTAATGCTGTTTTGTGATGATCAAATAATTTGAAATTATTTTTATATTCTCTATCAATCTCAGAAGCCAAATCATCCTTAATACTGATGTCTGTAATAAAACATGTATCATGTCCTTTGTCTATTTTAGAAATATATTCTCTTACAAGTACATCTACTTCATCATAATTACAATATGTAATGTCTACATTTTCACCGAATGTCAATCGCGCCAAAATCGCACAACCTATTCCATCTAAATCCCGGTGTGTGAATAATTTAATCAATTACATTCTCCTTTCAATTGCTACTTCTAATAATTTTTCTTTTTTATTAGGACATTCTTCATCAATTACTAATCGTAATAATTCATTTAGTGTATTGCCTAATTCTTTGTTTTCTTTATAACCAATACTCATTAAATCGTTGCCATTGACAGCTAAATCTTTAAGTGTAAAACATGTTTCTTCTCGTAGAACTTCTTCAAGAATTTGTTTAATATTATTAACTTTGTTAATCCTATACTGCTCATAAGATTCTTTCTGCCCTAAAATATCTGCTTTCCTAACTTCCAATAGTCTTCTAAACTGTTCTACTCCAATCTTATTGATCCATCTTCTCACATATTTTTTACCAACCTCAAAGGTTGCATCATGGTAATACACCAATTCAACCACATTATTTCTTGTCTCATTGTCAAATTTGAGACGTTTCATAATATTGTCTGTAATGTCTGCACTAACTTTTCCATGTCCTTTAAAGTGTCTAATACCGTCTTCGCCATCTTGAAATGAATGAGGTTTTCCAATATCATGAAAGAAAACCGCCAATCTAACAACCAAATTATCGGATTTACAATGTTCAATTGAATGTACTGTATGACTGTAAACATCATAATCGTGATATGGGTTATTCTGTTGGAATTCAAACATATCTTTTAATTCCGGTATAAACAATGCAAACACATCTTTATATAAAACCATTTCTACACAGAAATCTCTTGATGCGGCGATTTTGCAAAACTCACTATTTATTCTCTCAATCGAAATATTCTTCAAATTTTTGTATTGTTTATTGATTTCATAACTTGTTTCCGGGGTCATCACAAATTCAAGTTGAGAAGCAAAACGAATTGCTCTCAAGATCCTTAAAGCATCTTCTCCGAATCTATCTTTTGCAGAACCTACACATTGAATTTTTTTATATTCAATATCTTCTAATCCCCCAAATGGATCAATTAATCCTTCGTCATCATTATATGCCATTGCATTGATTGTGAAATCACGTCTCTTTAAATCTTCAATTAAACTACTTGTGAAAATTACTGAATCAGGTCTACGACTATCAGAATATTTTCCATCAATACGAAATGTTGTTAATTCATATGATTCTCCTTTTACCACAACAGTTATAGTTCCGTGTTTTAAGCCAGTTTCAATTACTTTTTTATCCTTAAAAATCTCCAGCATTTCGTCTGGTGTTGCAGATGTACAAATATCCCAATCGTGAATTTGTCTTCCAATGATGCTATCTCTTACACAACCACCTACCACATAAGCGGAATTTCCGTGATTTTGAAGTGTATGAATCAACTCATTTGCATCAGACGGAATATTTATTTTCATTCAATTTTACCTCCATATTTGGTACTTCCATAAACTTTGATAGTAGCCCTTCATGATAAAATACTTTATCGTTTTCAGTGATTTCTTCTCTATTAAACTTTCTCAACACATCTGGCAACGAAGTATTTTCTTTGGCATAATCAAAACGTTTTTCATACTCATTTAGCAAATCATAAAATTCAGAAGTTGGCTGTCTATTACTATCTAAGTATTCTCCGTTTCGTATACTCATAAGTAAATTATGTTCTTTATCTCGATAAGTGATAATTTCTTCTTTTTCAAGAATGTCAATACACATCATGTATAATCTGATCAAATGAGCCATATGCTTTCCAAGTTTGTCCTTGTTCATTGCTTTTTCGTTTCGCCTACCAGTTTTGTTATAACTACTTACAATAGCTTTCATCTCGTTCCACATACCAGTCCAATCTCTTAGTGGATAATGCTTTAAATCAAGATCCATAAAAATTTCAGTGTCATAGCCTTCCTGTACTGCTTTATCTGTATAAAGATTGAGTGATCCATCATTCATTGGGAAGTAACGGTTTTTAAAGTCATAGCTTGCATTATTGATTGATTTTAAAATGTACTCTTCATTTTGTGCTTGTCCAACTAATCTAGCAGCTTTGTTCTCCATACGTCGTAATTGGCTTGATGCGTATCCTGCAAAAGAATTAATACAAATCTTGGATAAGAACATTTTTCTATTATTTAATAATTCTCTCCCAACATCAGACAAATATAAATAATGCTCAGGTTTGCATCCTAAAATTTCAATAGTGTTAGGATTGTTTGATTTTAGTAATTGTAAAATTTTATTGAATGAATAAACTGTCGTATCTGTATCAATCTCTACAACCTGTTCAAAGTCTTTTCCGAGAAGGATTTCTTCTTTGTTGTTTAAAGCAACTCCTCTTAAATCAATATCACTAACATATTCTTTTGTATTGACATCCATTCCATATGCGTGACTACCGCCAAGCGTAAGTAAAATAGTATTGCTACCTAAGTGTTTATTCTCTTTTAAAAAATCATATTCTTTTTGTTTTACTGCTTCTTTAATTTCCCATAGATTCATATTCAACCTCTTTTATAATGAAACTAAATTTTCATATCTTCTGAATTTATTTCTATTTTTTCACCAGATTTTAAATCAACAAGATAACATTTTCTAGCGGAGAGATTTCCAAAACATTTAATTTTAATAATCTCATCTTGTCCATCTATTTTTTCTAAATCATATATACAAAAATAGTCCGGGATTTTTAATTGATATTCTTTTCCATTAATATACACGTAATATTCACCATCACTATATGATCTACATGTTATTTCTCCATCTGAATGTTCTAAAATCCTTTCGATACGATTATACTTCTCTTCTAGATCCTTATATTTTTCTTCTAGCTCCACAAATCTATCCTTACTGATCCACATAATCAATCCTCAACTCCAAAATAATATTTCTTTAAACGCTCCTCGCCAATAGATTTAATTGCCCGTCGTGCGATCTCTTCTGACGTAAAACAAATATTACAAATACAAAAATCATATACATATAATGGATTGATGATTTCTTCTTTACAATTATAAAAAATGAACCATTTCTCATGTTTCTTATCTGTCCAATCAATTTCACATTCATTGTTTTCTTCTGCGAATCGACGCAATTCAGCTTCTACTTTTAATTTCTCTAAAGCAAATTTTGCTTCTTTTTCTGTTTTAAAACAATTCCCAATTTCATAACGTCCATAATCTACATTATCATTGTTCCAACTTGAATCAACGACCCTAAAACCATTAATAATCCAATATTTTTTATTACATTCTGGTTTCCAAACCTTTCTCTTGCATCCATTCGACTTCTTGATAATTTTCATCAACTGTTCTCTTTCTTCCTCTGAAAGATTCTCCATATTAACAGTAATATTATTCTTCATACTTAATTACTCCTCTTCGTTCAAATTAATTTTTACATTCTGCCATTTTTTATAAGCGTCCAAATACAATTCATTTTTATCACCGTTATATGAAAGTTCGTAATACATACCGTCAGAAATATTTGTGCTTAATAATGCTTTATGATTCTGCAGCGTCTTACAGTACCAGACTACATAAACATCTTCCTGTGTGATAAACATATTATCTGTTTTATCTGAATGTTCATTGGAATACTTCACCACGTTTTCTTTGCACAAACTAATAAACTTTTCACTACTCATAATCTTATTCTCCTTTTTTCTTTCTAAATTTCTTACAATTTCTCTTGTGTCTTCTAATATCTTCTTTAATTTTAAATAAGATTCATTTGGAGCATATTCTTCAGGATGATCTCTTGTAAACGATACACATTTACCATTAGCCTTATCTTCTACAATTAAGAATTCACCTTTATTTTTAATAGCTTCAAACTGTTCATGCCAAACCTTTACATGTCTTACATTACTAAAATCTAACCCTGATGGTACTGACATATTATTTACCTCCTACGAAACGAAAGTTTCATCTTACTATTTTTCTAAATACTGCATATAGCTGTGACACCATATGCAGCTAAATTTATTTACGTTTTCTTCCAAAAAAGAATCCAATGCAAGTTGACATTACGATACACACGATAAATACCCATATATTTAATACAATCATTTATTACCTCTTTTTCTTTTCATTTCTTCGATTGTTTGTCTTGCATTTCGTTCTCTCTCGCTTGCTTCAAGCCTCATGTCTTGAGCTTGTACACTAGAGTCAAAAGCAATTCTACTCCCTTCTGCTCTTCGCCTCGTTTTCTTGGCTCCTTCTCTGACTCTCTCTAGCATTCTTTCACTCTCATTATTCATGTTCATACTGTCCATACTTTGATGGAGTTCAATAATCTGACTATCTGCTTCCATCTGGAATAAAACCTGTTCTTTTTCCTCTTTTAATTTCTGAAGATCTGAACTTGCCTGATTCCTAATTTCTTCCTGATGCATTTTAGCTTGTTTCATTTCTTCTATCGTATCTTTTAATACCTTGATTTTGTTCTCTACTGTTTCTTTTTTCATAGCATATTGCATTGCAGAATTTTCATCATTATTATCTAAACATGCGTTAATTTCTTTTGTGATACGCATAATTTCTTTATTTGCATTGTATAAATCCTTTTCTGCGCTGTCTAATCTTCCAGAAATCTCCGCATATGTTGTAGATGCTTTATTATAAAATTCTTCTTTATCACGAATAGCTGCGTTGTAATAATCTTTTGCCCCTTCTGGAGTAGATGCATCTTGTCTCATTACTTCGTCTGTTCTTCCTTTTAATTTCACTCTTAATTGTTTCCCAAACGAAGAGTTTAAGAAAATAACGACTAAAATAACAACGATTGCAATCAATACAATAAACATAAAATTTGTCATATACTTATTCTCCTATTCAACATCAATTCCGTATGTGCGACATAATGCTTCAAGTCCACCGTTATAACCACTTCCAACTGCTTTAAACTTCCATTCATTGTTGCGCCTATAAATTTCTCCAACAACAATTGCTGTCTCAGTAGAAAAATCCTCGCTCAAATCATATCTTAATAGCTGTTCTCCTGTTTCTTCGTCTAATACTCTGATGTACGCATTTTCTACCATTCCAAAATTTTGTAACCTATTGTTTGCATCATAAATTGTTACCGCAACGGATATTTTTTCACTATTATTCGGCAAATTCTGGAGATTTACTTTAATTACCTCATCATCACCTTCTCCATCACCTGTTCTATTATCACCCGTATGGATAACACTCTTGGTTGCATTTGTAAGGTTTCCATAAAACACAAAATCTCTATCACTTCCTACTTTTCCGTTAGCGTCTGTAATAAATACAGACGCATCTAAATCGAAATCAGATTCTCCATCATAATGATTTGTATCCCATCCAAGTCCAATAAGAAGTTTATGTAATGATGGTCTACCTTTTGTTAAATCTACTCTTTGTCCCTTCTCAAGATTAACAGACATTTCCCCACACCTCTTTTCTTATCTATAATTTTCTGTTAATTCACTAATACTTTTATCTGTAGTCCCTGTTCCAATGGCGTTAAATTTCCACTCATTATTTTTCTTATATAATTCTCCAAAAATCATTGCGGTTTTACCATCGTAATTATCGGACAAATTATATCTACAAATTTCATTTTTGCTAGACTGATCTACAATTCTAATAAAAGCATTTTTAATCATCCCAAAATCCTGTTTTCTGTCATTACATGCATAGATGTTAACTACAAATACAATTTTACCAACATTTGTTGACATATTTTTTAAGTCAACTGTAATCTGTTCATCATCTCCGTCACCATCTCCTGTCAAGTTGTCTCCATGATGTAAAATGCAACCATCACTTGATCGTCGAGATCCGTAATAAATAACGTCCATATATTTGTCTTCGTTATTTAAAATAATCGCTGAAGCATCACAATCAATATTAGGTGTTCTACCAAATAATCCTTTTTTCGCCGCATCCCAACCAAGACCAACAACAACTTTCTCAAGACCATTTACTTCTTTTGATAAACTGATTTTCTGACCTTTTACTAAATTTACTGACATATTTTTATTCTCCTTTTTCTTTTATACATTCAGTCCAAAGTTTTTTGCAATAGCCACAAACCCATCATTGTACCCGGAGCCAATTGCATTAAATTTCCACTCTCCATTTTTACGATATAGCTCCCCAGCAACGATACCTGTTTCAAGAGAGAAATCTTCATCTAATTCATACTTAAATAGTTCTTCATTTGTATCAGCATCATATGCTCTAATATATGAATTGGACACCATCCCAAAATTCTGAAGCCTATCTTCGGCGTTATAAATTGCTGCAGCAAAACTGATTTTTTCAATATTCGATGGAATCTTATTCAACTCTACTTTCATTGTTTCGTCATCGCCAGCTCCTTCGCCGGTTCTGTTGTCACCAGAATATACAATTGCTCCACTTGGATGACATGGCTGGTTATAGAAAATAAAGTCCTGTTCACCAGTTACTTTACCGTTTACATCTGTTAAAAATGCAGATACGTCAAGATCAAATGGTGCATTCCCATCATATTTGTTCGTATCCCATCCTAAACCAAATACAACCTTTTTCAATCCGTCATTTCCTTTTGTTAAATCAACTTTCTGACCCTTTACTAAACTAATTGACATATTCATGTTCTCCTTTTTAATTATTTATTTTTGTAACTGCTTTTCTTACTAAATCAACTGGTATTACCATAAACGCAAGAACTACAATAATTAACCAATGATTGAAATCTAACGGTGTTACTTTTATCAATTCACCTGCAAAATTGCAAAGTATTACAGTAATCATAAAAATGCTAATTGCGATATATCCAAATAATTTATTTTTTCTAATTCCTTTTAATAGATTGAAACTATCTGTTCTAATATTAAATCCGTTAAACACTGCCATAAAACATAACAATGCGAATCTCGCAGTCATTGCTTCTACATCTGTTGAAAACATTTTAGAAATAGGACTAAGAATGATTACTCCATATAATGCAATAAAAGATATTGTACTAACTGCAATTCGTGTTTTGGCTCCCCTTATAAATAATCCGGAACCTTTTTTAATTGGCTCTTCATACATATATTCTTCTTTTGGTGGTTCTCCTCCAAATGAAAGTGAATTCAACGAGTCCATAATAATATTCACAATAAGAATCTGTACTGATGCTAGTAGTGATCCGGCTGCTACAATCGGATACAACACACTTAAAATAAGCAACGAAATGTTGATTGGCAGTTGGAATTCTAAAAACATCATAATGTTGTGCATAAATGTTCTTCCTAGTTCTACCGCTTTTACAACTGAAGCAAAATTATCGTCTGTAAGCACAATGTCTGACGCTTCTTTTGCAACATCGCTTCCTGTTTGCATTCCAAATCCAACATCAGAACGTTTTAATGCTGGCGAGTCATTTACCCCGTCTCCTGTCATCGCAACAGATCTACCAATCTCTTGAGCTAAAGTAACAAGTCTCAATTTTGTATTCGGAGAGCATCTTGAAATTACTCTCAATGATGGGATAATTTCTTTGACATCTTCATCGCTCATATTTTCGAATTCATCATTTGTGAGAGCTACATCACCATCTTTGTAAATTCCGCATTCTTTTGCTACCGCAATTGCAGTTTCAATACAATCTCCTGTAATCTCAATAACTTGAATACCAGCATTATGTGCAATATTCACTGCGTCTGGAACCTCGTCCCTAACAGGATCAACGACTCCAATAATACCAAGTAATGACATATCTTCCGGTAGTTTATTCTCTTCTAACTTTTCATTTTTAGAAGACAACGCAATACATCTCATAGATTTCGTTGTCATTTCTCTAAGTTTATTCTGAATCGCTTCTTTGTCCTTAGATGTAAAAGATTTTCTATTTCCTTCCTCATCAATCATAAATGAACACTTTTCAATAATTCTCTCAGGTGCTCCTTTATAATATGTAAGGTTGTCCTTTGTAGTAAACGCTGAATATTTATTACTACTGCTAAACACTTGCTTGTCCAACATTTGAATATTCTTATTAATATTTTTGTATTCATCTGAATTAACTAAGGACATCATGGCTCTATCGATTGAATTTCCACCAGTGATCATCCCATCTTTGTCAAATGTAGAACTGTTGTTCAAAACAATGTTGTTTTTCATTTCATTCCACAATTTTGAATTCATATCAATTTCTTTTGTATTTGAGCCAATAATTGTCTTTGGAGTCATAACACCTGTTGTCAATGTTCCCGTCTTATCTGTACAAATAATGTCAACATATGCTAATTCAGGAATTTTACCTGGATTCTTGGCAAGGATATTGAACTTCTCCATTGTTTTTACGTTCTGTTTGGTAACAAGTTTTACAATTAATGGAAGTCCTTCCGGAACTGCAGCAACAACAATGGTTAATGCAACTGAAAAATTCTGTGCAAATTTCTGAATTAAATTGAAAATGTCATCCGAAAAATATTTTGAAACACCAACTTCCATAATTCCAGAAACGGTAAGAACAATAAACGTAATTGATGCTGCAATCGTTCCCCACTTAGAAATAAAGCCACTTAAATTATCTAACGCAATATCAAGAGCTGTTTTAGGAGCCTCTAGTGTTTGCATTTTTACCAATGTATCTCCATTGACTGTATTTACACCAACATCTGTGACAATCATTTTTCCTTCGCCGGACATCACGGTTGTTCCTGCAAACAAACAATTCTGATTTGTATACGCATCTGTCGATGTTGTTTTCTTATGAATATATCCATCAATCGGCGTTTTCTTACACTCTTTTGTTTCTCCATTAATTGCAGCATTGTTAACTGAAATTTTACCTTCCATAAGATATCCATCTGCAAAAATCTCTTGTCCCATTCCTACACAAACAACATCTCCCACAACCAATTCATCTTTATTGATTGTTTGCAATTGACCATTTCGTATTACATCACAATGCCTAATAGATGTTTTTGCTCTTAATTCTGCTGCTGATTTTTGTACACCCAACCCTGTCTTAACCGCGATACAAGTTACAATTGCAAGAACAAACATAATCATAAGCGGTTCAGATAATTCCATTACACCTAAAAACCCCAACACCATTTGCAACATGGCAATTGCAATTAAAATCATAGTGATTTTTTCACATAGAGCATCTTTTGCAAAATGATACCATTTTTTTAATTTCGGTTCTGGTAATTTATTAGAACCGTACTTTTCTCTGTTTTCCACAACTTGTTCATTTGTTAATCCGTTCATCTTACTCTCCTTTTTCATTTTCTTTATGTAAATCACCAATCTCTTTCATGGCGCGTACATACGCTTCTTTCTGAATATTAATTGCTCTTTCACGTTTTTTCTTGTCTCTTTTCACTTTTCGCTCATGAGCAAGTCTCTTTTTCATTGCTTCTTCATGTTTCTTATTCTCTTCTTCAACAAGTTTTCTATCATGTTCTTTAATTGCCTTATCGACCATCTTTACATATTTCTTTTGGTAAGAAAGTTCTGTTGCCATATGCTCAATTCCTTCTAATGTATATTTCTCTTTATACATTTTTTTTGATAAAGCAACAAATAAACCTCTCTGTAAATCAAACTTGTCCTTGTCATCACAAACAACTTTCTCCTGTGTGTCATCACTAAAATCAACTCTAATTATTTTATTTGGAAATAAAATTTCAAAACTAGAAATTTCAATGTTATTATTATCTTCGTATACAGATGATTTAGAAATTTCTAATCCAATTCCACTGCACATCTCCTTACATAGATCATAAGCCGTCTTTGCATTATAAAAATCTTCCTTCATTCCTATTTCTCCTTTTATATCTGTTTTATAATATCTATAACAAAAATTAGTCAAAAAATAATAAAGCTATATACATATTAAATTTATTTCATTTTATTTAATCATAATTCCGAAAAATCAAAGTGCTCACCGCAGCTACACTCAACTGTTCCAAACACTCCAATTGATGTTGGCGTAAATTGATATGTATAGCTTCCGCCAATTGTTCCGCCATGCCTAATCTTTTTAGAAGATTTTGTAATTCCATGAACTTTTTCTTCATGTTCATTCTTCCATTTCTTAATTCTCTCATTTTCAATCTCTGTAATTGGAAATCCCCGCCGAAGATCTTCTCTCATATTATATAGTTGTTGATTCATCTTCTGAATTTCTTCATCTTTGTCGTATTCGTCTGTCAGTCTTTTATTCTCTTTTACAAGACGGTCAATGTGCATGTCTTTGTTTTTACATTCATCCATAATAAAATCAACTGCGTCCTGAACTGTCCTGCAAGTTTTCTCTGATCTCACCAGCATAATTAGTCCTCTTTTTTTTTATTCTCTTTTTGATTTACTCCAACATTCGCTATTTTATAAAGAATGTCATATAACCATCCAAAAATATTATCCTTTTTACTACTCAATTTGTTAGAGATATAAATTACAAAAACTATTATTGGAGCGAGATATCCAGTTGCAACACACACAAATGTCCAATCCGTATCATCAAAGAATTTTTTTAAATGCTTTTTATTATATTCCGTTTTTCTTAAATAACTAAAAATTAAAAATAGCAAAGTAAGAAATCCAACCAAAATCCATAATAAAAAGAATCCAATAACATCTTCGAAATCATTTTTTGAGATATTACTTGATATAATCAACTCATCTTCCCCCCCCCCCTCCCTTGCTGCGATATAAAACCAAGATTTAATTTATATTAATAAATGATTCTCCATTTTGATTCATAATACTGATAGTATGACTTCCTTTTAATAGTCGCATGATACTAGCAATTTCTTTTTCACATTCAGGGCATAAATCTTTTTGCTTAGAATTAGTTGTTACACTTTGAAAAGACCCAACAGATAATTCCGGTAAAACATAATCAGGTGTATGTTCACACTCTTTGCCACATAGATCACAATAGTATTTTTCTTCAACTTTTTTCATAATTTAATTCTCCATTTCTTCAAGTATTTCTCTTATCTCTTTATTTTGTTCTTGCCTTAATTTTGATTTGAACATTCTTCGGTTTTTCTTCTTCATTTTAGACCATCCATTATGATTATTCGCCCAACATGCATACCGTTTACTAAACCAAGACTGTCTATATTCTGAGAATTGCCTACGAGATAATTCATTTGACTTGCTCATTTATTCACCTCAGATCTCAATATAATTCCATCTTTTCTTATCTTCATATTTCCATTGAATATGTCCCTGGTAAATTCTTGTTTCTATATTCTCTACATTATCCATACCAAGAATAAACTCTCTATATGCATCAATATCTCTTTCAGATAAATCATGAATCACCTTAAAAATGTCTAAATCCTTACAAATATGCTCTACTGACCATTCATAATCCGTTAACGATAATTGTCTTTCAAACTCTTTTACATTTTTGTTTACTTCGGATTTTGCTTCTTCATATGTAAAATAGACTTTGTCCGGACGAATAGATACATGATCAATATGATGTTTCCACATTGGATATTTCTTTACAATTCTATATCCGTCCTTTGTAATTTCATTTTCAATTACGCCGTGGAAAATTGTACAATCCTTTACCAAATATCCAAAATCATATCCTTTCTTAATCATTTCTGGTTTCTTAAAATCGATAAGAAATGAAATTTCTTCGTCTGTTAAATCAGAATGTGTAATTTCAAATAACCTAGTATCATATGTCCAACCTTTTGGAAGCTTCTTGTATTTTGTTTCGCTCTCAAACTCATCAATTGGGATTCCATTTACTAATCTTCTTTCCCTTGCAGTTAAATGATCAATCACAACCGCATCAGAAAACTGCTCATCTACCATTCCATATTTTACTGTGTATCTTCCATTCCCTTCACTATGACACCAATAAACAATATCTCCATTTTTAAATCTTTTCTCAAATCCCTGTTTCATATTTCACCTACTTTCTAAGAAATCTATACGGATCTCCAATTCCACATAACTTTACAATCTCAATAGCAATATTAACTGGAATATAAACATTTTCATCAATTGAATTATCTCCGCAAATAAATTCTCCATTTAATGCTGCATACAATCTGATTTGATCAATAACCCTATCCATATCAAAAGCTACCGGCTGTTTATCAATCAAATCGTCAATATATCCAACTCCAACTTGACCAGAAGAAAATCCTGTTTCTTTTGCAAACTGTTCTGCTAGTTTTTGCTTATCAATAAATTCTCTACTCATACTTTATCATCTTTCTCTGTATTCCAAGTTATCTATTTCTAAACTGCTAATATATTCCATTAAAATATTTTTAGCAGTTGTTTCATCACAAATAATATTTTTCGTTGGAATTTCTCCAGCAATAAAAACCGTCGGTTTATATAATATTAGAGCGTCCATTTTATAAGCAATGGGTTCAATAGTTTTTTTTCTAAATATAGGACGGAAACCCATATAATCATTAGTATACGCTTCACAATCAAAAGCTAATCCTGTATAAACTTCTCCCCATTCAAAATCATTTTCATTAAATAGACGTATATCTTCTATATCTAAATAGTCATCATCACTTATTGCACAGTATTTTTTAGCAGCATTCAAATTTGTGAATACTCCTTCTACTGAATAATCATCTCCACCCTTAGTTCCACTTGTAACCATATACACATTCTTCATTTTTATTCTCCTGATAAAAGTTCTCTTTCAAATTATTCTTGCACGATTACATTATTATCTTTAGGATTATCTTTTACATGTAGTTCTGCATAAACTTCATAGACATCCGACTTAAAGAATGAGTTACTGTAAACAAGTCCATCTAATAAATTCACCGCACAATTTTCTCCGATATCTGCAAGTTTCATATAGTAAGTTTCTCTGAAGCAAAATACATGTCCTGATTTAATATTCATTACATTTGTCATCATTTTCTTATTCGATACAATTTTCATATAATCAGTCATCCTTCCTATTTTTATAAATGACACCATTTATTTACTAAGTCCGTCTGCTTTTCTGTGAGTTCTGTAAGAAGAATCTCATTTAATAAATCAAGCTGCAATTCAGCCATCTCTCTGCAAATCTCTCCACACTCTGGCTCTGGTTTTTCGCTACAATTTTTACATGCTCCGGTGCAAATCTTCATATTTAAATCACTCCATTTCTTTCTTCTGTTTCTGAATCTTAATTGCTTGATCACAAATAATCTCGCGTAAAATTTCAATATCTTTTTTATGCATGTCAGTAGATGTATTAGCCATTGTATTTGTTTTTATCAATGAACAAATACACTCCATACATTCTGTCATATCATTAACAGTAATATCTGATTGACATCCGTTTTCTACCATCAAATATAATTCACTCAAATTTTTGTTATATTGTCTAATTGTATCGAAATTTTCTTCAGATAATTTTCTCATTATTCACACCTCGCTTTATCACACTCATGAAATCTTAATAACATGTTATATTTTTCTTTGCCAAATATGTTTTTCCATTTATTTTTAGTTTTTTCCGTGTTCCAATTAAAAGGCATCATGTGATAATTAATTAAAAAACAACAATCTAACAAAAAATCATCGGTATTATATTCTTCAAATGGATTATGTAATGTTGTTAAAACACAATACGATCCGACGTTTTCATGTCCAAAATAATGAGCAATCCCATTTTCATCAATCGTCTGTGTGCACAATTTACCAAAATCATGTATTTTTGCACCAAGAAGAAAACCGCTTTTATATACATCATAAGGATGAGCCAAATCTGAAAACTTGTTATATGTAAAATCACAATGGTCTTCTAAATACATATTGTGGTGCGGATTTTTTTGATCAAATCCTGTCATTGATATCATAACTGCATTTGGAAGGATTTTTTCAGCATATGAATATCCCATATCATGAATAACAATTTCACTAAATCCTTCTTCTTTAAAAGGAATTTGAAATCTTCTTAACTGCTTTTCGAGTACATATTCTGGTACTGTATGTTCTCTATTCTTATTATCTTTAACACAATCTTTGTATTTCTTAGGTACAATATAACAAATCTTCTCAACATCCAATTTTCTCACGTACTCAACAATCGCACGTCGTGACTTTATCGTGATATTCGTTGCATCTGCAATTACATTTTTATTCTTATTTAATGATTCTCTTATTCTCTTATTAAAAATATTAAACACTTTTTCATTATCAGATTGATTTTGGCATGATCCAAATAATTCTTCTCTAATTGCATCTGAAGATACAATCTCTGCATTATATTTGATAGCTAAATCTTTTGCAATGCTGGACTTTCCGCTTCCAGAAAGTCCACACATAATAAATAATTTTGGCTTCATTTACATTGCTTCCTCCATCAGTTCTTCAGCCTCTTCCATATCCGGAACATCTGAAGTATCTTTAATAATTGATTCAATTACCTTAAACTCAAACACTTTGTCCTTATAAGCTGTGAATGATTCTCTATTATCAATACGTACAACCACACCTTCAGCAATATGTGTTCTTCCAATTTCGTCTGCCGGCATACCAGATAAATATTTATTCACTCTTTCCATTAGATCTTCTTTTGTTGTATAAATAAATTTTTCTAATTCTGGAACATATTTTACACCAAGTTTATCACACCAAATTTTAACCACTTCCCAAGGAACTTCCATTACTGTTCCATCACCTGTTGTCATAGTCATACGATAAACATACATCTCAGATTCTCCTGGCTGACAACCATAAGAAAATGTAGTCTCTTTCCCAAACTTCTTTGTAAACTCTTTATCTTTGACTTTTGAATTTGATACAGATCCCATAATCGGCGTAGTTTCATTTACATACCCTACAATCTCGTAAAACACTTCACACCCTTCAGGCAATTTGTCTTTCAACAAATCATGATATTTTTTTCTGAATGCATTATCAGAATAATATCCATCTGTGCTATTCAAATCTTTAATTACAACTCTTCTACTTCCAGACACAACAGAAATTTCTTTTATCTGTTTCTGTTTCATATGTAATAATTTTCTCAACTTACTATTTTTCTTTGTAATTTTTAATGTCTTAGCAGTACGAGCAGAAGTTCCATGAAGCTTACGTGTAATATACACTGTATCGCCAGGCTTAAAAGAATTTAAATTATATGCAAGCTGTGCAGTATCTTTATGTTCTTCAAAAAATGGATAGGAAATATTTTCTTTATACTTCTCTTTCTTTTTATTAGAGTTAATATTGCTTCTTTTATTCCCTCTTGGAATATACTTTTTACAAATCTCGCTTCCTCCAAGAACTGTAATTTGATCCCCATCTTTCAGTTTATTAATATCAGTATATTTCGAAAGTGTATCAATTGGCAAAATCAATCCCTCGGATTTTTCACCCCTTAATCTGATTGCAGTTACATTTCTCTTATTTGGATCCATATAACCACCAACGTTATTGCCGTTCTCGTCCTTCACTCTCACAAGTTTATTATCATTTGCATACTCTTCTGAAAGCTGTCCATCAGACGGAAAGAATACAACCCTCTGTCCATCTTTATAACTCAAATCCACAATTACATTCTGTCCGAATACCTCTACACACTGTAAACGATCAGCATTGCTATGTTTTCTTAATCCTTTAAGTGTTGTAATATATCCACAATACATAATTACTATTCCTCTCTTTCATATTCGTCTACTTCTCTGCATATCTCCCTATAATAATCAGATGTTCCATTTTCATATTTATCTACACCATCTACATCTTTACAACGTGGACATATATATTCTTCTCCGTTTTTAATAAGGATATCTGTTCGCATTAGTCTTCCGCATTTATTACATACATTTACATCTTCAAATTCAACATCAAGTTCTCTTTTGATAATATCAGTCTTATATCCTAGGATGAATTCTTTCTCAATTAAAACCCCAATTATTTCTGAATCAAAAATATCTGAATCATACCATTCCAATGAATTTTTATAATCAAATAATTTCTTATTTTCTGTGTTAATACAAGCCTTTCCAAATGCAGCATACCAACCGCCGGTTCCTGGTAGATATTCGATTCCGTCATCTGCAAAGTCATACGGTGATATTCCAGTAATTCGAATAAGTTGATATAAAAATTCATTCAAAAAATCATCTGTGATCAAAATTTTAATATCTGATGGAATTGTATATTCAATATGTACACTATCTACACTTCTTACTATTGGCATAAATTGATTCTCCTTATCTCAACATCTCGCATATTCATCTACAAATTTCTTCATTACTCTCGAAACATGTGGCTGAGAACATCCAGCAATTTTCATTATTTCCACTTGTTTATATCCTTGTAAAAATAATGAGATGATAGGTTTATGTTTTTCTTTCATTTTATTAAATGCATTTCGAAGAGCAACTTTATGAATGCAATCGTTCTCAACATTTTGATCCGATTGAATTTTATCAATAAATTCTACCTTGTTTCCGGATTCATTCTCGTACTCTGTGTTATAATATAGAATCTCATTTTTGGGGATTGTCCTCTGACGTAACTCTTTTTTCTTTTCGCTATACACTTCATTAAACATACATTTGAATGCATATGTAGAAAATTTGGACGTTCCTTCATTAAATGTTTTCGCTGCTTTACACATTCCAATTGCAGCCAAATCATACCAATCTTCCATATTTAATTTTTCTTTCTGTAAAAATCTATAAATCAAATTATGATTGTCAGTTACTAACTGTTTTTGATAATCGGTCATACTATCACCTCGCTTGTTTTATATGCTATTCAATCTATCACCACAGTTAATCCACTCTTTATATTCTCTTCTGGTTTACTCCACTCTTCATATTCCAAGACTGTATCATCTTCTTCATAGGTATCTCCATCCAGGGAAATCAGTTTTCCATTCTTGCTCGCAGCGCAACCAATGAATATGGATTTTCCGTAATATTTTTCTTTATCTTTTGGAATCTTTAATCTATATGAGATGTAATCGTAATCTTTGTTCTTAATCAGATCTTTAACTGTCAAAACTTAATACACCTCCAAACGAAACTATTCTTTCATTTCTACAAGCCGACTGATACAATATCAAAATCACTCACAATACCTTCATGAATTTGATTTAAAATACATTCAGTTCCGCCAAAATATAATACCCCATCAATAATTATTTTGCATGTTTTAGCTTTATCATCCCATGATACAGAACTTAATCCTTTCATAGTATTCCCTATAACAACACCATTTTTTACAGAATCATTATCTCTATAGATTATCGGTAGTTCTGTTTTTAATTTGTTTATTGCATTCTTTACTGCGTCTTTTGTGTATATAATCCCATTGCTATTCGGTTTGTCAAAAGGGATTGTAATATCCAATGACGCTTTTATATTTTCTAAACGCATGTAATCACTCTTTCTCTACATCCAAACAATATCTTCATACTTTCCGAAATAACATGGCGCAATCAGTAAATTAAAAATATCTTTGTTAATCTTTTTATCACACCACATTTTTCCAAACCTAAACCCTATGGATGATTCTGATGCTCTCACCCAGAATAACTTAGTCCCATCTGTAAATTCTGTCGTTAGAGTTAATGCATTTTTACTCTGAAACTTTTTAGAAACCGTTTTCCCACAGGTTTTCTCAATTCCTGACATAATGTCGATCGCTATATTATAATCAAAACCAACAACAGCCCACTTATTAGCAATATTCTTATTCATCATTTATAATTCACTCCTTATTTCGAAATACCTTTGTTCCAAGTCCCTCAACTTCAACCTGGCAAACCGCTTGTCTTACCCAAAACTTATCGCAGCACTTATTGAACCATTCTTCAATTTCATCAAAACTTCCATAATTTCTTAAATCACCAAATACTGAAACAGTTGTTGAAGCCATACATGATTTATCTGGATTATGCCAAATACTCATTTCCAATGTTCCTTCTGATCCAATTGGAAGATACTTTTCTTTATTCTTTACTTCATAATTTTCATCGTATTCAATATTACCCATACCTTTGTAATCAACTTGCTTTCCAAAAATGTCAATAATTTCTTCATCTGGTATTTTACCAATACTATTTAAGCGAAAACTTGCATTTACATGTGTCCATTGACTCATAATCTCACCTCTCTCTTAAAATTAACCTTTCATATTCTCAACAAACGCTTTGTATTTTCTTGTATACTCATAAGAATCTTTGAATATATTACAAACAGCCTTATGTAATTTTGACTCATAGTTATTTACTACATTTAATTCAAATTCAAAATCTCTTCCAAATGGACATCCTACACATCCAGTTCTTTTCAAACCATATTCTGTATAACATTTACTATGTGTAATCCCATACGCATTTTCATAATCAATTTTATCTTGATCTTTGTACCAGAAAATAGGTCTGTAATTATCATAGTCGTCATCTGTATCATCAAAACAGTTTTTATAAGCTGCCGATCTAGCGCCTCCCTCTGATTTTCTGACTCCAAAAATATTAAGATCATATCCATTATTTTTAATCATGTTATGAGATATTTTTTTCTTTGCATATGCACAACACTTATTTGAGATTTTAAATTTAGGTGGATTTTTAACTATAAATTCCTTTAGATACTTATTCCTTGATATATTAAACGAAGATTTATCTCCATTCTCATTGCACCACCATGATAAAGCAGATTTGCATTTTGGGTATTTCTGTATCAAAACATCAAATTTTTCATTTTCCCATTTAAATCCATGCTTCTGTAATCTTGACATATACTCACTTACATTCTTCGAGATAAAAGGTTGTCCATACTTCTTACAACTTGTAGGAATAGGCTTAATTGCTTTTTTGCGAATAAATTTTATATTATATTTTCTCTCAAGATATTCCAAATGGTCTTTTGTCGCTTGATATTCAAGTCCAGTATCAAACCAAACGAAATCAACCTTGTTGTCTTTATCACATCTCCAAACAATATCCAACATAATATCGCTGTCAGATCCACCTGAAATACTACACAATATTTTTTTATATTTAGGACTATTAATAATCGCCCACGATCTTATTAGATTATCCAGAATAACTTGATTTTGGGGACAATCTTTGATTAACTCTTCAATCGAGCTTGCCTTTTGGGGAATATAATTTTTCAATTTTAATTTCACCTTAGTAGCTGCGCAGCTTTACTCACATGTGAACATTTATCCTTTCTTCTGTTTTGTAATTGTTGTTTTAAATATTATCTCTTACAATATTTTTATTTGCTCTTTCTACCAAATCCATCATAAAATCATATAATATTTCTCTTTTATCTTCTGCACTAATTTTAATACATTCGTTTGGTTCTCCATTATTACCAATCACGACAAAACTATCTTCAAAATCTGATGTATTTAATCTCTCAAAAATAAATTCAACAACATCTTCTTCTGAATCAAACCCACTTAAACTGCTACGCCATTTTTTGGTTATCTTTCCCATACTATCTCCAAATGAAAAACAGATATCTTTTATGTTATTATTATTTCCATAAAAATTTAGTTCTGTTTTTACACTTATTTTGTCTATATTTTTCTGAATTGCCAAATTCTCTTCCAGTGTAGGCTCTCTCATATGTTTTATTAATTCATTATATTTATTCATAAATTCTCCTTATGAAACGTGAGTTTCAATTAAATGAAAAATATATTTCAAATGACGTTCGCGACCGCCAATATATTATTCTCTCTTCTTACAATAACGAAATCAAATCATGAATTGTAACTAAAGACCAAAGTACAATCCATACACTCTTCCATATTTTTGATGCTTTATCCTTTTGAATTACTGCATTAATAATCGATAAAATGACAAGTAGAATATCAAATACTACTTTATACATAAAATTTTTCCTTTTCTAAAATCCTGTTTGTTTTGTTTCAAAATTAATATTTCCTCTTCCAATAACACTTACAGAATCATCTTCCCATCTGTCTCCTTTACTGTGGAACTCTGTATCGTCTTCATAGACACCCTCTGTATGGATAATTTCAAAATCAATTTCTCCGTCAAAATCTTTAATCAGTGTTGTTGTCCACGGACGTTCAATATGATAATTAAAATCTGGATTATACTTTAAAACTTCATCAAGTAAAAATACTCCTACCATCCCAGCATCTGCACAGAACTCTCCAAGTTTTTCATGTGTATCTGAATTGTAAGTTGTGCAAGACCAATCACCATACAACGTATCTCTACAGATATAGTTTTCGATTCCTAGCACTTCCATATCTTCTCCATAGTTGCATAGTTTCCAATCAGAAACATTATTTTTTCTATATTCCTGAAGTGCTGCTTCATATCTTTTATTCTCTTCTTCATACTGTTCAGATTTATGAATCCATTCTTCTAATAAAAACTCTTCTGGAAAACCAGTATCTTCTTCTAACGCTTTAATTTCGTTTTCATCCATTTTTCTGTAATCTGGATAATATTTCTCTCTACTATGAGAAAAATAATCTTTTGCTTTAGGATATTCTCCTACCTCTTTCTTTTCTTTGCAGATATAACATGGATCTGTGATAATAATATTTTCTTTAAATCTCATCTTCTCTCCTTCTCACACCATTCAAAAAAGTCATACATACCGTGATTTCTAATACCATCTGATTTTCTTTTCAAAAACGGTATTAACTCATGCATAAAACTATTTACCCCACCAATATTCAATTCATAAACATAATTTGAGAGCGCATAAAAGATATACTCTGCAACATCTTTTCTACCGGCTGCTCTTGATTCCGCTTTCATTTCATCAAGTTCTTCTTCTGATAGCTCGTAAAACACCTTAGAACTAACAATATTTTTCTCTATCTTTTTCAAAACAAAAATTGCCTCAACATACTATTTGAAAATTGTATTTTATCAGTCATATTATTCTTCTTTCAGTTTACTAATCTGTTCTTCCAATTCTTTAATCTGCATCTGTTTTCTTCTGGTGGCATAATTTTTTAAAAACTTATCATATGTGTTTTTATAATGAGCATATGCCTCATCTCCATTATCCACTGAATAATACAATGCGTGATTCAACACGTCTTCGTATTTAGGTTTTACATTATGTAGCTCTTTATAAAACTCTTCAAAATATTCAACATCATAATAATCACCAAAAATATAACCTCCAGTTGGGAAAGATATTTTTAATAATTCTTCCTCGTCAATATCACCATAATTTGTAATATTTTTAAATCTGAAAATTCCTATTCCATATTCAATTTCTGTAAAACCTTTATACGCCATAACATTTTTATCAATGTTCCATTTTTTGTATTTATATGCAATACTCAATAGCTTCTTCGTTAGAGCATATAATTCTGACAAGTCACTGTTATACATCCCTTTATCAAATCCATTTTCTTCTAGAATCTGCCGTACTTCTATCAGTGCGTCTAATACTTTTAAATACTCTTCTTTGTAACTTTTCATTTTATTTTTCACCTCATAAAACAGACAATTCATCACGATTTTCTTCAGTTTTATATCTGTCTGGATTACTATATTTATCTCCAACATCAAGCATATCAAAATGAAAATCCATATACTCTTCATCTTCAATATCTTCTAAACAAAAGAAATCTTCAATATTTTTCTTATCTGCAATCACAATATATAGGTTTCCACTTTTACTCAGATATATTTTCTGTGCTTCATTTTCATATTCGCTATCACCAAACCAAGTAGTATAATAATCATAATATTCCCTACGAGGTTCTCCCCCTTCTTTTACATAATCTTCTTCTAGTTCAAATTGGATACTTGTTATATCTCCATATTTTTTAAATCTATCAAAGGTCATTTCTTTAAAATCTTCAATATGGTTTTGTCCAAATGCATATCGTTCTTTATTCGCATCTTTATGTATTTCGATCGCTACAATATTTGCAGAATCCATCTTTTCTATTGAATTAGATGCAATTCTTTTTATAGAAGTTTTTAAATCATCAACCAAAAAATATCCTATGTATTTCCCTTCTATTTTTATGGAATCACAATTTTCAAATATAAATTCTATATATGTTAACTTCAACCTTTATCCCCCTTTCGCATATTTTCAAACAATCCTAACCCTTAGTAGCTACCTATTCTTTTTATCCTTTCTGATTTAATTTCTATTTAATAATTTTCTTGGTCGATATATTTGAACATTTCTGTTGCACCATCAAAAACAATTTTTACCAAATAATTTATGCCGTTCACATATAAGTATTTATAAGAAAGAGCATCGTTATTTTCTATTCTACATTTAATTCCAAAAGATTTTACCCATAGTTCCCATTTCCTTAAATCTGTCATATTTTTAATATCCGTCAATGTTTCAAAATTTCTACAAAGTTTCATAACATTCCATCCGTCGCTAAACTCTCTTAATGTATATTTTTCAGACAAATCATGATACTCAAGCCATTCTGAAACTGATTCTCTTAAACCATCTTCATTAATCTCATATGCTCCTCCGTTATCAGAACCATGTACAATAGCTTCTCGTATAACACTGTTAATTAATTCAATCTCTTTTTCTTCATTAAATTCAGTATTCATATAATCTTTATTTCTCCTCATCAATCATATAATGGCATTTCTGCAAAAGATGTAAACACAAATCCATGTAATCATTTACTTGTGATTCGCTTGGTAATCCATCTTCGTATTCGTTAATTGATAACAAAGTATCACAACCGCTGCACGAACCATAATAAGTATTCGTGTACACATAGTCTTCAACACTCGGCTGATACTGATCCCTGTGTAATATAAATACCTGAGTTCCTTGATAATCACCATCATCGATAACTAAAATATTTTCTGTATCGAACCGGTAATGGTCACATTCTATAGATGGATTAATAACGATATCAAACAGCAATTTGACGAGATCTTCATAGTTACCATACTCGTCCTGTTTTGTGGATCTGAAATACTCCTCGAGTTTCCATTTATTTTTCTCCCATGCTAAACAAAATTCTTTAATCATTTCTTATTCTCCTTCATACTTCTCCGGCAACTCCATCCAAGCAATAACTTCATCTTCCACTTTTGTTGTTCCGTCATTCACATACCAATAAGTTTCTTCTTTATACTCTTTGTATTTATATACTTTTTGACAAAAGGCTACAAACATTTTTTCATGTTCTGTCTGAATCAGAACTTCTTTAGTTCTATATATAGACATAATTTCATGTTCCATTATCAATTTTAATTTTGGTAATCCAACCTTTTTAATTGAAGTCCAATCTTTATTCATTTTCTATACCACCTTCTCCCATATTAACAAAACTCAAGCGCATACCAATCATCTGCAATTTTCACTATTTTTAATTTGTTTTCATATTTATCTTTATACATATCAATTAGTTTCTTTTTAGCTTTAGACAAACTTGTGAACCATTTTTCACCATATAAATCATAATCCCATTCCCAACTACTCGGTACTGTCGATAATCCATAACTTTCAACTATAAAACTATCTTTTCCAACATAGCCAACACAATCGACCATAATTCCTGTTTCATAAATGCAGTATACTTTTCTACCAAGTTTTGGTTTCATTTTTTGTTCCTCCAGTCTGTTTGAAATCCAGTTTTCATTTGATAATTCACTCATTTATTTTCTCCATATCTTTTTTGTGCTTTTCTTTCTTTTCGTTTCCATGCATATCTCATACCGGTAGCAATCTTCACACTCCCCTGGATAAGGAGAATATTCGTCATATTTTTCTTCATTAAAATATCCACAATCAGGATATATTTTCATTTCCGCTCACCCCTACAACACTTCAGTAAGAATCCTGAAGTCTTTAAATGTATTGTCTTCTATGGTTACTTCAACCGGCTTGTTAATAAGTTCTGATACGTAATTCACTTTTGCGTCTTTCAAAATCTGATGCACATTTCTCACCGAGTCTGCAATTATGCTTTTTTGATCTATATTTTCGTCATTTTCATAATCAATAAATACTGTATATTTTCCTCCATCTTCGACCATTTTACATCCGATAGAAAAACCAAGTTGTAACCCAATTTGTTTTGAATAATCCTTTAAAATTCCATATTCTGCAAAAATAATTTTTCCTAGTTGTTTAGCTGTCTTTATAAGACTTTCAAACATTTCATCAGTCCAAAACCAGCCATTATCTTCTTCTATAAAATAACTTTGATCTTTAGCATATATTTCTTTAATTGTTACAACTTGTCCGCATAAAGTACACATTTCGTCAACGACCTGAGTCGTACCATATTTAGTATCTGTTCTTAGGTCTGTACGTATTTTAACTTTATCACCAACTTTATATTTCATTTACCGCACCTCTTTTCATTAATATTTTGTATCCTGGACAACTATTTTTCCCACAATCGTAGTTGTCTTTTTTTAATACCCAGCATTTGCATGTCTTTTTTAGTTTTGCTCCACATGCAATACAAAAATTATCTTCTTCCTTTATTTTCGTATTTCCACATTTATGACATTTCATCTTGTTCTCCTTCTTATTCTTCAAATTCTGTTTCTTCAGTCACTGTCGAATTATCACAAATTGTTACTACTGTATTTTCATTTGGGATGATGAATACTTCTTCATCACCTAGTTTCCAAAATGAAATTTGTTTACCTTTTCCGTGTAATAATTCACCATCCCATTCAAGAACATCTGTCGATAATTTAACTTCTCCAGGAAGAAGTGTAATCAATTTTGCTCTCTTTCCTATATAATCAATATTCTCCACTATCTGTTCATCTTCTTCTATAGAATTATGTACATGTCCATATAAGTGAACAGACCACACTTTATGCTCTTTTCCATTTCTTCTGTAATGATGCTGATGATTCCAAAAAGCCAATGGAAAGTGAGACATTACGACATGATGCTCTTTTCCGTCAATCATATCTTTCGCTTCTTTATAATTTGCTATTTCTACAAATAACTGTTTATATCTTTGATCTGTTGCTTTATCGTGATTGCCAAGAATTAGATGTTTATTACCACGCAATGTACTAACAAGTTTAATCGCATCTTCGTTTTCCTTCCATGCCAAATCTCCTAAAATATACACATGATCCGCATTTGTAACTTTTGAATTCCAATTTTCCTTAATCACTTTATGCATTTCTTCCAATGTATCAAATGGTCTATTGTCAAAATTAGAACCTTCATTCGTCACATTCTTATGGAATAAATGTAAATCACTAATATAATAATTCACTTTTTCACCTCTATTCTTCTTGAAATTTCAATGTTCTTCCAACAAACCGTTTTAGTCGTTCATTGATGTCTTCAGAAAAACATCTACTCTTAGATATTACATCATCATAAATACAACATTCTGTAATTACATTTTCGTCGTCAAACTGAATGCATCCAATTGTTGATCTTGGCATACGAATCGCTATTGTATTATTGCACCAGCTTCTGCAGTCATATATGTAACATCTAAAATAATGATTAAACTTACCATAATTTTTCCTAATGTATTCATCCAGATATTCCGTAATTTCGCACCAGTATTCTACATCAATTATATTCGGCTCTCTTTTACTTAAAACAATTACATTCATCATTCCATTTCCTCATTTGTAAATGTAATCAAGTAATCATTTTTGCATACATCTCTTGCCACAATTACAATGTTTATCTCATTATTATCTTTGCAATACAAGATTCTGCTATCTTTTCTGCAGATCTTAGCAGTTTTATCAATAACATATCTGATCACGTCGTCAACTCTTTCCTGAGACATATCCCAATTTCCTTCAAAATATGGTTCCTGCCAACAATTTTGATACAATCCATAGCAACAATAGCTCCATTCAGCCATACACGAATGCTTGTATTGCTTTAGTAATTTATGTAATGTATTTTTTGATAAATGCTTAAACTCATAGTCACGATTAAAATCCTTTGAATACTGATCTTTTGCATGTAAAAGTAGTTTATACCTGTCTTTTTTCTTCATTATTTCTCCTTTTGAAATCACAGTTTCATATTAAAAATATAATTTTGGAATATGTTTATATTCTTTAACAACATCTGCATATCCTAAATCAGATAACAATTTTAATAGTGTATTATCCGCATATTCATGATAATTTATTGATCTACATTCTTTTAATATCTCCACATATTTATCAGATAACCCCTGTACAAAAGTAGACTTTTTATTTTTACTAAAATGCTCTGTTTCATAATCAAAAATCCATTCCCCAATTTCGGTAATGTCATTGTATGAATAAAATCCTAAATAGTCTGCGGCATATTGTAAATCAGACAACTCTTCTTCTGAATGAAGAATAATTTTTTCACAATTATTATATGTATCTTCATCCATTAGATCTGTCATTTTTTCTCCGTCTTTATTGTACGCTTCAATTGTTTGAAGATGTGGATGTTTCAACTCAAATTCATGATGTTCGCATTCATACTCATCTTCAAACTGTTTTCCATCGTCTGCAATATATACTGTTCTCATATTTAATCTACTCCATTATTTTATTTTTGTTATCAACTTTTATCACTCTCGTGTTTAAAACTAAACGACGGCATCATTTGCAATTTAAACAAATTCTTTTCGTGCATCTGGTCAATTTTCTTCTTTAATTGTTTATCATCAATTAGACCTGTTCTGATATATTTATCGAGAACTTCATATGTAAATCCTAAATTATCTTCATCTGTTTTATCGCAAAGACCGTCTGATGGAATTTTCTCAATGAACTCTTTCGGAAGTCCAAGTGCATATCCGACTTCTTTAACTTCTGTAACAGTCAGATTAGACAATGGGCTGAAATCACCAACACTATCTCCCCATCTCGTACTATATCCAATCCAATCTTCAGATAAATTACATGTATTTGCAACTCTTCCATTTACAGTCTGAGACACGGCATACAATGTAGCCATTCTAACTCGCGCTGGTAGATTGATAGAAGACTGTTTGCTCCAGTGATCATTTAATTCGGGCTTCACTTCATGCTTAATATCACGCACTGCATTAAAAATATTTACTTCAATACTTTCAATTCCGAGATGACTAACAACTTTCTTCGCGACGTCAATATCCTTTTGTTCCCCGTTTGGCATAAGAACACCCAATACTCTTTCTTTTCCTAGAGCTTCAACGCAGAGTGCAGCAACAATCGTCGAATCCTTCCCTCCTGAAATACCAACAACTGCTTTACATCCACGACCATTCTCTTTAAAGAATTTTTGAATCCATTCAATAATTGCAGTTTTAACTTCATTTGCATTAAAATTCATTTCAATCTCGCCTCTCTTTCCCTAATCTCCATAATTCCACATCACAGTTTGAAAAAATTTCTTCAATCATTTTATAAACATCATCCCAATTTGCGCCACCACGACAGCATCCAATTTTATATGGCATTGCAATTTTATTTCCATAATGACCATTCTTTAGGAATGTCAAAATCTTCAATGATTGCATGCATTTCCTTAATGCATTAATATTTGTGTACTGTTTACCATCATATCCATAATTGTTTTGGGCGAACATGTTACATATAAATTGTTCGCTCTGAGGAATTATAATGCTACCAGTGTCATAACCATTCCATCTGCTATTAATAGGAACAACTTGAATTTTTCCAATCATTTCTTCTGAACATACTTTTATGTACTCATTATATACATTTGGATATTTCTTCTTAATCTGAAGTGCAACTCCTGATCCCATTTTCTTTTGACAGTTTACCTGGTGCGCGATGATTCGAGCATCTGATTGGAACAAATCTCCATTGATAATTTTTATAGGCATTAAAATTCACCTCCATGTAGTCTGTCTCTGATTTCTTTTAACGATTGTTCTTTTAATAACTCTCCGTCTTTAAATACCGGAATTAACATATTCACGCGTTTTTCATAATCAGCAGCCTGTTCCCATGTAAGCTCGTCCTCATAATAAATGCTTCCATCGCATCGGGTATATACTCTACAACATCCTTTCTGGGATTTCTTAAATCCTCCATCTTTTGGATTTTTAAAAATTGGGAATGGCTTGCCGTCAATTTCACAATATGTTGCTTTAATACATGAACTGAAAGTATCTCTTGTAAATGGTTTTAAAAATCCATCTTCTTCGATGCACTGAAATGAAAACGATCCAACGCCTAACGCCACATTTGAACATGCAAATCCGTTTTCCATGAGAATTTTGTAAATTTCTTCACATCTTTGTACTGTAATTGAATCACCATAAATTGCTTTTACATGTGGATCAAGCACTTTATACCCCTTGCTATTAACTGTTCCGCCGAATTCTTCCCATAATTTAAATACAGTTTTTGTTACAACTTCTACACAATCTCCAGAATCTCCGCGCATTAACATGCATCCGTTATGATTCATAATTTCTGTTTTTAACTGAGGAAGAATATTATCGATGATATTCCAATAATCATAAGAGTCAAGAACTGCTGAAAAACTTGTGTTTGGATAGATTTCGGTAAGTAATCTTCTTAATAATGTAATCTCATCTCCATCGACTGCATAATTACTACACATTACGGAATGCTCTGTACTAGGACTCCCATATGCAACAGATTCTTTTGTACAATCACAAAAATAATTCTTCTCAAGATAAGGAATAGTTGGAACGGTTGCCGTATTTAAAAATGATAAGCACCACCCAGCTCCTGCTTTTACCGCTGATTCTAAACACTCTTCTCCCCGGAAGTCAAATGCACCAAGGGCTTTTGATCTTGGAATATTATCTTCACAAGTTAAATCATAATAGTGATTAACAATTCCACGGTATGTCATTCCTACTGTTGCTGCCAACATTGGATGCCACATTTCTGCTGAGATAAGACTTTCTAAACTCTGAGGCAACCATGCAAAATCTTTATGTGTATTTGTAATACCAAACATAGGCACATGCATTGGAACAATTGTACCTTCTGGCAATGCAACAATCTCAATTGGCAAATATCCCAATTTATGTAGACTCTCAATCTTGTCAATTTTATACGCATCTTTCCCAAGTGATGCATCCATAATTCTTTTATATTCATAAATAATTTCTTCAAAAGGCTTATCAAAGAACTCTTCATTGAAATAATCAATCAGATACGTTTTAATAAACCCCTGTAATCCAAACATTACTACTTTATCCCATCGTTTTACACGACTCATTCTAGGAGTAAAATAGGAAACTGATTTTGTAATATTTTTAGGCAGCATTTCTGCATGAACCGCTTTATAAAAGTCAATTAATAACATTGGACTTGTCTTATTCGTCATATTCAAATACCTCTACTTTCTCATGTTCTTTTGTAAAAATACTATTTGTCGTGAACACTCTGTCTATCAATCCACTACTCAATACTTCTCCTTCGAGAATTGTATTTTCACAATGAGATACATATAGATAAATTTCTTTTGCACCAAGTTCTTTTAGCTTCTTTGAACTATGATAGAATGTACCACCACGACTTGAAATATCGTCTACAATTAAAATCTTTCTGTCTTTTATTAATTCTGTCATACCTGAAACATCTAACCCTTTAATTTCTCCTGTTTCCCAGTCACGCTTTTTAATGCCAAAAACATATGGAAGATCAAACATTGTAGAATAACGTTTCATAGCTCCTTCATCCGGAAAGAACATTGTAAGATTATTTGTGCCACCGATGTATTTGCTTTCGATTGCTTCCCACACATACTTGTCCGGATGCTTAATTACGATTTTATCAATAAGAGCTTCGCTTACAGATGAATGTGGATCTAATACTGTTACAGAATCAAAATTCAGCCAATTAATAACTTCTGCAAAATACTTTAATGTAAATACATCTTCTGTTGTTTTAACACGATCTTGACGACTGTTTGGAATATATGGCATATTCAAGTACAAATTTGTAATACCGTGAGAATTAAGATGTTTGACAATATAAATCAATGTCACCAATTCTTCATTATCCTCAAACAACCAGGTAATAGTTGCTTCTCTGTAATTTTTAAAATCATAAGGAACATCCTCTTTGAGCAAGAGAGTTCCATCTGGAAACTTCTTTACATTTAATACCTCTCCATTAATTTTTATCATAAGAATTTTCTCCAATCACATTAATCTGGCAAGATTTCATTACTTCTAATGCAGCTCTATGCTTTTCAGGAGCGACACCAGCACAGCACGACGCATCAACTGTAATTTCCATTTCTGGCACCCATGCTTTAATTAACAGAGCATTCGACACTACACAAATATCAGTACATACACCAACAAGTTCAACGCTATCATAATCATTACTAGAAAAACCACCCTGGATACATTCTGCAAGGTAATTACTTCCAAATCTATCTTTATTAATTACGTGTTTTGCGTAAGATTTTAATTCATCTACAATTTCCCATCCATTTGTTCCAATAATACAATGCTCTACAGGCAATTTTTTACCTTCCTGTGTATCTAAATAATCGTCCCAATGTGTATCTTTTGTAAAGAAAACTGCGTCCCCATTTTTTAAATATTCCTCAACTTTACATTTCACATTCGGAACAATCTCCAGGGCTTCTTTTGTTCCGAGACTTCCTGTAACAAAATCATTTTGCATATCTACTACAACTAAAACTTTCATATACACTATTCTCCTTCTATTAATTCTAAACACTCTTTCAGAAAATTTCTCACTCTATCATGTCCATTTTCGCAATATATACCTGTATAACATACCGGCTTATTCCAGAACGCCATCCATGCTCTTTTAAATCTTCCAATAACTCCTTTAAAATCTCCACCACAATATGAATCCTCAAAAGAGATTTCAAAATCAGTTGAATTTTTCATTGTATACTTAGAAAATACAACTGATTCTGCATTATCGTCACATCTAATTGTGACTGTTTTTACATTGTCTTTCTTCATATATTAGTTCTCTCTTTCTACGTTTGAAATTCTGCTTTCATTATTTAACTAAGTTATCAATATTTACAGAAAATCCATCAAACTTTCCTGTTAATAAATATTTCTTTGTATCAAAAAACATTATTTTCTTTTCTGATAGCCCCATAGAAACACCATTATCTATCAATGATTTTCTCAATAAATCCAGAACAATTTGCAACTGCTCTTTTGTATCTTCTGACATGTTATTCCTTTCTCATAGGTTCTGGTAGTGGCTGCCATGCTACAACCTTTTCATACCCCAATTCATCATTTGTTTTAAACACCGTATCAACGAATCCTAAACTTGTCGAATCGTAAATATCATGCCAAAATCCAAATCCATATTCACTATCATACTGGCAGAACATCGGCAAATCCTCTTCGTGATTTTCGACAATACACATATAGAATCTCATATCATCATCTTCTGGCAATCTATCTTCTACTGAAATCCAGTCTTTATCTTTCTTCCCGTCTTCATATCCGATCTGATACAACTTTTTTCTGCTGCATTCTCCGCACTTCGGAACATCGTCCATGTGAGAATGGATGATTTTTCTTGCAATATACCATGCAGTAAAACTATCTATCGCAAAATGATGAATGCCTGCTGAATCTTCTATGTCGTCTATGTTTTCGTCAAATGCTTCTTTTATCTCTTCCAAGATCTTCTCTAGTACGTTCTCCATTATTCCACTCTCCTAAAATCCTATATCATCTAAGAAAAAACCAATTTCTTCTTCAAATTCTTCTTTTTCAATACCATAATCTTCAAGCATTTCTTCTAATGGAAATACTTCAGACAGTTTTTTCATTAAGTATTCTGCTATTCCCTCTGTATCATATTCTTCGACAATAGTATCTTTCTGTAAAGGTTGAATCATTCCATCTTTTAAATGATGTGCAAATTCGTCAGCTCCAATAATTATTTTATTCCCTTTTGGAATAATTACTTTTTCTCCAAACATCTTCTCTACTTCTATATCACAATTTGATGTTAGGATTTGACCTATTTTGTATTTCATTTATTCCACTCTCCTATTCCATGCTTCGATTGCATTTATTTTGCAAGTATTAATACTATTTAGTGCGTTGTCTGCATTTTGCATACTAGGACAATATCCTTCTGCTTTTGCATAACATTTTTTGCATTCACACCAAATAGTCCAACCAACATTATTTTTTCTTTCCATTTTTATTCTTGCTTCTCCACCACAAAACGGGCATTTCTTTAGTCCTTCCATTTATATTCTCTCCTTGTTTTCAAGTTTCTTTCCACAATAAGGGCAGTAATTATAATTACTTTCGTATCCATCTATTAAATCATTAAACACTGTTAAATAACTTGATGAATGCCTTTTTCCGTTCAAAATATCGCAATAAATATAAACTGTTCCATGATTGTTTTTATACTTCCAGCACATTCCATTCCTTTCCTGAGTCAATACAAGTTCTAAAGAGAGTTCTCAGGAAACCCAACTCAATTTGTTTTGACTCGACTCTAACGCACTTTTAACACGTTCTAACGCTTCCTAACACGTTTTAATGCGCTTCCGACCAATCAAGCATCTGTGTGCAATGATTGCAACTTTTATTTCTGTAAGAGTCAACAACGTTTCCGCAACTAGGGCAAAACCCTTTGTAACATATCAATTCATCGTTTAAGTCTCTGTATTCTGTTCGCATCTTCACTTTCTTCGGCAACTGCTTTTCCAATGCTTCGATTGCTGTTTCATACAACCCAATTGCCAAATCCAATGTTTCATTATGTACAGGATTGCAATATTCATCGTATTCTTTTTGTGCATCTAATGTGCGAATTTTTCTTTGCAGAAACTCTATCGCTTCTTTAACTTTCTTTTCGTCCACTTTCTGTACCCTTTCTAACCCTAACAACCTCTTTGTCTGTCTCTTTTGCTACTCTTCCACTTGCACATTTCACGCATTTTATTCTCCAACCGCCATTGTGTCTTTCAAAGTGTCCAAATCCAGGTTCTATCCATTGACCACAACAATAACAACGCCCTGCATATTTATTTCTTGCCATCTTCCATCACCAAAATCCCTTCATCAATCAAATTATTTACTGTTTTCAACAAGTCTTCCTGTACTTTTAAATCATTTTCGTGCTCGATATCTTCAGATCTAAAAAACTTGTTAAATTTATAAGTACTCATTCCTCCCAAACAATTACAATAAACACGAATTCTACTATTGTAATATGGCTTATCATATATACCTATCCAAAACTCGTTATCAGTGCCGTACTGTATATCTTTATCAGTCCCAACCGTTCCACTAATACATCATGCATTGATAACATTATTTCTCCAAAATAAAGGTTCCTTAATTTTGGACTCATCACCAACTTTGAGTTTTTAAATTTTCTTCATTGTTAAGTTGTATTTATTTTCTACTTTAGGCTTTCGCATTTCCTATCTCCTTTCAAGTAATTAATCATCAAAATTCGATGGATTCATAGAGCAATTTTCACATGCATCAATCCATTCTCCATTTTCATCTACGTAATAATCATCACCATAAATTCTACATTCATCACAATGATCATATAAATCATTTAAATAGTCGTAATTACACATTTTTTCTCCATTTCATTTATAAACAAATTTAAACCTTTTTATCTATATACTTTTCTAATTTCTTCTAAAATTTCTTTATCTGTTTTCTATTATTAAAGTGATCAATTGCAGCATCAGGATTTACAATGTCACACCATATACAATTCAACAAACATTTTCAAATAGCGACAAATGGAATTGTTTGCTGAATCTTTGTTTACAGTTATAAAATATCTGATTGATTATACATGATGTGCTCACTATAAATCGTGATGCTAAATGATGTTTTCATACGCGAAACTTTATATATAAATAATTTCGGGCTTTTGGAGGTTTAATGTATAGGAAATTATTTTCGCATATGAATTATGGATAAAGGAATCGAACCTTTTCTAATGCGTCACGCTGCATTGTGCTACCATTTACACTAATCCACAACTTTTATAAATCGTTAATTGAAGCTTCTGTAAAAGTCTCCTGTTTTATCAATACTTCTACAGACCATCGAGTCAATTTCTCGTTTCATTTCTTCGCCGCATTCAGGACACATATGTCCATCTCTTACGTATTCTTTTATTGACATTGTAATAATTTCTTTATGACCGCATTTCGGACACTGAAATGGATATTTCATATTAATTATTTCTCCTTTTCACTCTCAAGTTCTTTTAATTGTTTCACAAGCTCTCCCAAAGTTTCGTTATCTGAATACTGTTTTACCATATTTTCATAATACTCGATGTTTTTCCTTTTTGAGATTTCCTTATCAATTTTCTTTTTAATTTTACGTTTGAGTTTTTCGATATTATTAATACGCTCTTCCTCTTTATGTCTTTTGGCATATGCATCCATATTCACAACACCAACAACCTGCGCAGTAGGCTTCTTACCGTATTCTTCTAAAGATACTATATCTTTTACTTCTCCCAATACTCTTCTTTCTTTTCCACATGCATTAACAACCACAAGTGTATTTTTAAAATTTGCTGTTCTGAGTAACTCAAACTCTTCCTTATATAAAGCAAAACCATAATCTTTATTGTTCCAATCTTCTAACAAGTTTACAATTGCTACTAAATCATATCCTGTCATTGTTTATTTCTCCTTTTATTTTAATAATGCTTTGTCAATAATTTGAAAGTTAGCTCTATGTATATACAATGCTTCTCCATCAATCATTAGCTTTGTCATTTTAGGTAGATCATTCGGAATCTCCCAATATACTTCTTCTCCTGAGTATGCTGTAATAGGTTGTCCAAGCTGTGATTTAATAACGACCACCCGCGACTTCCCAAACATATTTTTGTATTTATTTACAAACTCAGCAACGAATGTATTATCAGAAAATGAACCATCTGTCATACTTTTAATTCTCTCTTCGATAAAATCAACTTCGCTATTTAGTCCATCCTGTACAAAAATACAAGTATCTCCGCAACTTTCAATTTCTTTACCGTCAATTGTAATTGTAATTACAGATGATAAATCATAATTAGTGGATATAGATCCATCACTGCTGTAACTCGTAGTCTCCACTTTGATCCCAGAAATATTGATTTTGTCTCCTGATGTTTCTAGCACCTTTGAACCATAATTATCATATGTATCAATACGATATCCATTTCCAATCAATGAACCTTTGATATCGTTAAATTCCGATTCCAACATTGCACATCCAGATAGAGCTGTAATAAAGCAACTCATTGTTACTATAGTTACAATTTTCTTAATTTTTCTCATTCATCTATTCTCCTTCAAATTTTTATATGCCATATATAGTATTTAAACAAGTTGCAAACTACTATATATTGTGCTAAATTCCGAATGAAATCGAGATTTAATTATTTAAGATTCGGTGATAAAAAACGGACGAACTCCATGAACGCCCCAGTTGCAACCGATGCAAATCACGTCCCCATCACCGCGGACAAACTGAACACAGGAAGAATCTTTTCTTGACGGTGTCTGGTTTGGAGTTGACAGCCAGTATGGATAATTGATTAGTGGAAGTTTTTCACCACATTTTCTGAATAAATCAAAAGTCGGAATAGACAATACATCATCTTTTACAACACCATAATCATTAAATCCATCCATACTAAGCAAATTATTTTCAACTGGAGTAATACTATTTCCATATTTACATTTAATGTCTTTTGCAAGCTTGCACTCTTTAAGATACTTTCTTACAGAAGATTCTGCGTAGTTATTATTGATGCCAAAACTCATATTCGTAAGAACTCCATACATAAAATGATATATCTTACCGTCCATCTGAACGTTTGTCCAATAGTATCCAAATTCCTCTTTAAAGTGCTTGTTCATAAAATCTTTAACGGATTCTCTAAATTCTTCTTCATATCTCTCTGGATCGTTACTATACCATTCTGGCACAATATCCTGATCGACTTTATAAGTCCACTTTGAAATGTCAGAATTGATAACATATCTCTCTGGCGGAATTAATTCTGCTCTCACAAATTTCTTAGAAGCATTAAATTCATTATCTTCTACACCCAAGTTTTCAAGTAAACTTGAATGACTTTCATTCCCTAATGGTGCAAGTTCCACCCTATTCTTAAAAATAATCCCACTTTTAAATTCACACATAATTTATTTTTCCTTTTCCTTATTTAAACAATTTCAATTTCTTCTCCAGTCAGTTCTTCTAACTTTTCGCGCATCTCTTCCACTGTCATTTTCTTTGTTTCGGTGCGTTCCCAGATGAGTTCAAGGTTGTTTTTAATAAACACATCTTCTATGCATCCGAGTGATCCCGGAGTAATCCTATAGACTTTAACGATGTCTCCTCCTTTATAACCTGCCCATTTCAAGCCATCAGTATAACCGACTATACTATTGTGTTCGCCTTTTCCCACTGCCGTCCCAGCCAATACAAGATACATACCCCCATCTCTCTGCTCAACTACCATTCCGTCTTTTAAATCTGCTTTCGTAAATTCTTTTTGCATGCAATCACTCCATTCTAAGATTTCATATCCTTCGCTATTGTAGTACCGATACGATGAGAACATTCCGAATCCTACATAGCACGTTTCTCCTTCGTACTCTTTATAATTCGTCTTTTCCATATAGCTTTTGCCCGAACTCCACTTCATCCCGTGCTCATGCATTCTCTTGCAAAAGTCTTTCGCCTCTTCCTCGGTCTTGCAGTGCACCGCAATCTTATTGTCTGTATCCTTAAATTCGTCCCAGTTAAATCTCATCTTTCTTACCTCATTCTTCCTCTCCCATATATTTTGCAGCGAACATCAATGCTCCGACACCTAGTACGAACCCGTAGAAAAACGCCTCTTCTCCAAGCTCATATAATCTGGCACCGGCTAAACACGATGTAATTAATCCACCGATTGACATTATATTCCAAAATGTTTTATCCATATATTATTCACCTCCATTTATCCAGCAAGTTCATATTTATGTCTCAAAAATTCACTAAGATCATTCACCATATATGTATAATTCTCTTTCTGATCTTTAATATATGTATCGTTTCTGTTAAAGAAACTTACCATCCACTCCGGAATTTCTAAATCTATGTTTGTTTCAAAGCTGTACGCAACAACAGCAAGTAAAGAATTCATGTTTTCAGGCTCAAGAAGCTTAGATGAGTTATCAACCTCTACTGTCCAGTCATCTAACTGAATTTTATATAATTCGATGTCTTCATCAATCACATCTTCTTTAACATTTTCTTTGATAAATTCAAGAGCGTTCTGGTCTGAAGAAACATTATCTATTACATTATTCTCTCCCACTTTGACAAGACTTTCTTCATCTTCTTTAATATGTAAATACTCTTTCATGAGCTTTGTGAGAAGTTCAATTTTGTTTAAAACAGTCACTTTCCTTTTTGTATCGTGAGTCAATTTAAAACTTTCCATACTAACTCCATCAACCTCTTTGAATTTCAAAGTTCTGTTATATTCCGTTAAGAAATCAACAAATCTGTTATCCTCAATTCCATATTTCGCAAATTCATGATAAACACCAAGCCATAATGGAATTGTAGAAACCGTTAAAATGTTGTCTAGTTCTTTATTTTCGTCACCAATCGCACATTCCAATCTGTTCAGATAAGAATTAATTGTTTCAAAATTTGCATCTGTTGCATTTTCGTCAACAAACTTATAATTTTTACCTAAATCAGACTTCCAGTTGTCCTTGAAGAACACCAACATCATTGCTTCTGCAACTGCTCTATCAATTTTACCTTTAATCACATTTGCCTTTGTAAATTTTCCACAGTTATCAAAAAATCTATTATTTTCGGAAATAGCCTTGATTTTTGCTCCTGTAAGTGGACTAATTTTTGTCATTCCGCTTTGTTCTTTATTCATTGCGGAGTGATTATTATAATCTCTAATATGATCTGCAATCTGCTGATCCGTACAATGAAAAAATCTTGTAACATTGATGTTGAATTCTTTGAATCTGTCTTTTAGGTCGTCTGGAAGATCTCGATATTTTTTTCCAATAATATCAAACACTTCGTATTCAAAAATGGGATTTCCGTCTTCATCAAAAACTCGATTTCCATTCTCATCAATCTCATATTTTTTATATTGTATCAAGTGGCGCTCTGCTCCATTTTTAGTAATTGTAATTTTATCTCCTTTAAAAGATTCTGCGTAAGACAATCGCTGAAGACCATCGATTAAATAAGATGTACTTTTTTTAGTATTTTCGTTGTCTTTATCACATATAACCATTTCAGGAATAGGAAGACCACTTAAAATTCTTGCAAGATATCTATTAACTTCTTCTGTTTTCCATTGGAATGCCTTTCGCTGCAAAATATATTTACAGTTAATGTCGCCATTTTTCTTCTTTTTTAATAATGACGACAAGGAATATTTGTCCATTCTATATTCTTCTGCTACTCCAATTTCCATTACAGTTTCTTGCATTTTCTTATCCTCCATCTTAAAATCTTCTATAAACGAGTCCCTATAAAATACAGATAGACCTTCATTTATTTTTATTTTTGCTAAAATATCATTATATTTCCAGTCATTGATGTGTAGCTTGTCCAATATATCTTGATGCGAGGCTCCTTCCATTTTTAACTCAAGAAATTTCCTATGAAGATTAGGAAGACCGCCCAAAAACTCTTCTACTCTTTCATCACTTTCGTCCGTATAAAGACCGATTTCTTTTTCTAAATTAAAATCAGAAGCAATACTGTTCTCTAATGTATAATCTTCATCTGGTTCAATTTGCATATTGATGGACATATCTGGAATAACTATCGGATTTCCATTTTCGTCTCTTTTAATTTTACCTTTACTGTCTGTTTCAAGATTACATCTTTTAAATCTCATACGATCTCTTATCCATGTTCCTGTTCTTCGTACAAGATTTCCATAAAAGTACGTACTGAATTTACAATTTCTTGATTCATCATAGGTGTTCATACTTTCCATTAAAACATCAACTGCTTTGTCGTAGTATTCTTCAAGATATCCATCTGGAACATTTGTTTTTGAAATTATCTTTTTGCAAATCTTACGAATTTTTTTCATGTCATTTCCGATATAATCTTCGAGAATTTTATTCTTGTCCATCTTTATAAACCTCTCACAATGTCACAATATTTATGTATGTTCCTCATCAAAGAAATCATCGTCTTCAATGATTCTTATCTCAAATCTTCTAGTACCAAGACGATTAAAAGTTTTTTCGATGTTCTTAATCCCAATCGTACATTTTGTATTGTCCAGGACGGATTGAATAATTACCAACTCATCTTTAATCTGTCTTCGTTTTTCAAGAATTTCTTTTTCCAACTTATATAATTTGTATCCATCACAACCTGACTTCCATTTTTCTAATTCAATCTGATGCATACAGTTTGACAATTCACGATCAACATTTGCCAATTTTTTATGTAATACTGTTCTTCTTCTCGTAGCGCCTTCCACAAATTCGCTACACTGTCTTGATTTTTCGATCCACTGTACAACCTCATCGCACGGTATGTACGAATCTTTTCTTATGTATTTCTTCTCTTCTGATTGCACATTATCTGTTTTTGTTTTGTCCTGAAGAACTTCCTGTTCAGATTGTGGAGCAGGTTTTACTTTAAAATGAAAGTTCTTCAACACTTTTGGAAGATTCTTTAGAATATTATCCGCCTTGTCCTTTTCAAATACTTGAGCGTTGCGTTTAGAACAAGTTACAGGAGAACCATCAGAACTTAACCTAATGTACAATTTGTCGTTCGTCACGACATAATTCATTTCAACCACCCTTTCTTTTTTACTTTTCATTGCGTTTTTCACTGTTTATTTCACTCCTATTTAAAAAATTGCATCAGAAATAAACGTTTAGAAACTTGTCCACACGAATAAAAAGTAAATTTCAATATTCAGTTTTCCAATATTTGGAATTTTTAGCTGATACGCTTGACTACTTTGAAAAAAATATGTATTATACTAGTAGGGATAGCGTAAGCTGTTCTTAGCACTCCCATTTTGGGAAATGCGTTTTTTGGTTTTAGAAGAGCCGGAACCGGAGGTGTTGGCGCACCGTTGATGGATTTCCGTCTCTTCTTTTTTATTATGTTTACAAAAAGTATATTAACACGAACACTTGTTCTTGTCAATAGTTGACAGAACGTTTGTTCGATTTTTTGTTCTTTTCTGTTCTTCTGTATCCGGGAAAGGATCATGAACTAATATTGTACTCATAGTTCCGATAGGTTTTATGTTTATCAAATCTAATTGTTTTTCGGAAAACACTCTCAGTTGGTTTAAAAAGTCATCACAAATTTTTGCTATTGTTTCAGACCGTTCGATAATATCCTTGCATTCCTGAAAAGTTTTTCTTTCAAAACCTACCACCTCATTATTTTCTAAGTCCTGTTCCGCAACTAAGACTTTTTTTCCTTTACAATATTTCACTGCTTCATCAATATCCATTAATATATATCTCATGCCACATCATCTCCCCACATAAAATTTGCTTCATAAACCCTTCTAATTTCTCGTTTGTCTTTTATATCTGTCAATTTGCCGAGGTATTTTATAATTCTTAACTCTGAAATTTGTTTTAAACATTCTGCCAAAACAATAGAATCTTTTACCAAACCAGTTCCTCTACCTCTTTTTATCAGAGTATGCGTAGGCTGGTTTGGATTTTTTAATTTTGTACTTATTGGCATAACTAACGTAGTTGCTGCATGATGATTGCCAATATCATTCTGAATCACAACTGCTGGTCTTTTACCGCCTTGCTCATGACCTATCGGATTATCTCCGAAGTCAACCATAACAATATCAAACTGCTTTACATTCATTACGCATCCTCCTTTCTTTTGAATCTATGTACTTCTCTCTTTCGTTGTTATAAGTATATACTCTTTACAGTATATTGTCAAGAGTATATACTATGAAATATATTTATTTTCTAAAGAATATATGCTAAACTATATACTGTAAACAATATACGAAGAACAGGAGATGGATACATGCGCTTAGATATTAAAGATTTAGTGGATAAAAAATTCCAAAATAAAAATCAATTTGCAAAAGCAATCGGTGTTGGATATCCTGCTGCTTGTAAACTTTACGATGGAGATACAAGCAAAATAAATTTTGACACACTAGAAAGAATATGTATCGCACTAGAATGTACTCCAACTGATTTATTCAAATCTGACGATCCAGCGTTAAATAGACTTCTTTTATATTATTGCAAGTTACATGAATTCAATGAAAAAAATGAAAAAGACGATACCAAATAAGTATCGTCTTTACATATATCTTCAATTATTCATCTGTAAGATTTTCAAAGATCTTAATAAAATCTGATTTACTCAATTCTTTGAGCTTCGCAACAAGTTTCTTATCAGCAAAATCATGAGTCCATGTTGATTCCCCAAGGAGTTTATCTGCATACTTCTGTGCGTAATCAAAATCGCAGCAAACCGTATCTGTATGTATGGTTATAACTGCTGCCTCTTCTGAGCTTAAATTATCACATGTCGCAACAAAATCTGGCTTAATGTATTCCTTCAGTGACTCAATAATATTCTCGTTTTCATAATCTTGTTTCGTAATTTTTCTGCCGGTAACTTCCTCCACGTATTTTTGCACATCCTTAAAATCGCAGCATAACTCTCCTGTGTATGCGCTGATCACTACTGCATCTCTTTTCTTCATACATTGCACCTCTTCTTTCTTTGAAATTATCTTTGAATTGTATCCTTTGCTTTTCTAACTGCTATGTCCCAGCTTACTTCTATCCCAGAACCAATACTATACCATGTATCTTGTTTTTCACTATATTGCAATACGTTCCAGCACCACAAATTTGTCTTTTCTTTATGAGGTTCCAGGATAACTTTTCTTTGATTATACATAATTTTACACCTCTAAACAAAAAATGAAAGTTAAATTCTATTTATATTTATATGTTGATAATTTCGACATCCTCCTTTGGAACGGTATGCCAATCGTCATAGAAGTAAATATATAATAAATCTGGATTAGGATGTACTCTATACGCAACATATTTATTTACTTCTAAAATCCCAAATCTTTTAAGTAAACATTTCTTTACCATACAAAATCACCAACCTTTTTATATTTTTAAATAATTTTTATCTAACATTCTTCCATATACGGATTATCTTTTAGTCTATAATCACAACCTTTTGCCAATAGAAATTGTTTCCATTTCAATAATTCTTTCGATGTTAATACAAAATCATGGGTATCTATTCCATTTAATGATAAATCCAGTGTATCACCAAATTCGGGGTATTCTTCCATTATATAAATGTCGCAAGATATTTGATTCGATTCTTTGTCTCTTTCAATATTGTTTACACATCTTGTATATGGAAAAATTTCTTTTATAATGAATTCAATTTCCTCATCAGTCAAATCGAGAAATTCTCTGTATTTCAACATTATATTCCCTCCGTCCATTACCATCATTAACAAACTTGTCTTTTCCAACCTCTTTTTTTGAGTTCTGAATAATAATCTGCTTTCTCCAGGCACCTACATTTTTCATAAGAAATCATATCAATCGTTGGTTTATGAAAGCATTCTTTTTTCTTTACATCATTTTCAGATAACCATACTTGATGTGATCTGCACCAATATTTTGGTTTAATACATAATTTATTTCCTAATCCCATTCTAGGATGATTAGCATCTGCTATTTTATACTGCAATTACACTCCTCCAATAAAACCATTTTACTCTATGCTGCAATACCCAATACATTGAGGTACATCATATATATCTTTTCCAAACCTTTTAGTACATACATACCGCAGTTCTTTCCAGTTGATTCTCTCGTCTCTTCCGAAATCTTCCGAAATACTCAAGTCCTCTCGATCAAAGAAATCATACCCAGTATTCCAATCATTCAAGATATAATCGTACATCTGATCAATGGTATCGAATTCCTTTGCTCCATCTATTGATTCACTCAACATACCTCTATGCGGTCTATATTTAACCACTCACTTCACTCCTTTATCAAGATGAATCTTAGATTTCAACTGGATTTTCTAATTCAACAATCTTTTCTCTATTCTCGACCAAAGCAGCTTGAGCAATACTGTTGATCTTATTCTGACAAAATGCTTCAATTTCTCCTTTTGCCTCTAATGTTGTCTTTTCCATCTGTTCGTCAAACTGTTCAACACAAAAATCTAAATTACTTCCAATATTATATTTTACTTGTTGCAATTTAGATATCATTTCTTTTCTGTCTTTTACACCTAAACTCTTTTTGTCATCTAATGATTTTTGAATCTCGTTTATCTGATCCTGCACCTGTTCCATTGCTTTTAAAATTGTATCAGAAAACTCATTTCTAAACTGCTCTCTCTTTGAATTATTCTCTGCAATTGCCGGTATATGCCCATCTTTCTCAGTGTACCTGATTGTACATGGAACCCCGTCTCCAACATTCATTGCAGTAATACATTCTGCGAATTGAGAATAACTCATTTCTACCTCTGTTATTAAACCACGACCATAATACCAATCATCATGTAAATGTCTATCCTGTTCTCCATGTTTTAATGTCATAACAATTCTATCATTATGTTTAATACTACTTCCAAATAGTGTGTTTTCTCCACCACTTACTCTTGAAAACCCAATCATTCCAAACGCAGGATGTTTAAATGTTTCTCTTTCCAAAGAAGTTCCCTGTTTCTCTACTGTTCTTTCTATTTCTTTATATTCAATCATAATATCTCCTTTATATTCTTCCATAATAATCAATCCTACATTTCTTCCATTTCTTTTACTTTAATAAACATCTTTTTCGGGAGTATTTTATTACAGTTTATGCACCTTCGCCTTTTACTACAAAATTCTGTAATATCTTCAGAAGCTCCACATGGCTCATCATTGTAATCAAAAAGCAAATCTCTAATTACTCTTTCTGTTATATAGTATCCATTTTCTGAACCACAAAACGGGCATATTTTTTGTTCTTTCATAATTCCCCCTTCACTTGAAATCAATCTTTCAAACCATTTAATATTTCCAATCGTTTCTTGAACATTCCAACATATTCCGGGAAATATTCAAACCACTCATAATTCACTTCTTTGATTTGATTTAATCCAATTTTTCCAACAGCATACAATGCGGCTTCTTTCTGGCTGACCTTTTTTCCAAAACATGTCTGGCAGTTTGATCCATCTACTTTATCATATACGTTAAACGTCTTATTAAAATCCATCAGCGGATGAAGTGAAACTGGCTTGTTGTTTGCATTGTTTACTAAAATCCCCCAGTTTCCCCAATGACGATCGGTATTTCCTACAAGATAGTCAACAATATTCATCATATAATAATCATGTTTATCTAAGGACAAAATATATTTACGAATATTTCGATCATGGTTCTGTGAATAAATTTCAAATGCCTCCATTGACACAATAGAAAAATCTTTTGATGTAATATTATCACTCATTGTCACTGGTTCATTATCAAATGTGCTTCTATTGTATACTACTTGTTTTACATCAAAGCACTGACAAATTTTACTTGATAGAAGCTCCTTTTCAACAACTTCTACTCCTCCATCTTTCAATAAGGAAAATCCATTTTCTGTTCGTTTCCACGCTTTCGGAAATACACCGTTTGTTGAAAGATCTTTTGCCAAATCTTCATTATCTACAGTGTATTGTTTTCCACGAAGGGCAATATCAATAAATATATTTTCCAAATGGTTATCATACAAATTGACTTCAGAAAATGTTATCTTTTCACCTTTATTTCTTACCCAGAAAACATCTGTCAAGGATGTACACCTGTATGATAATGCTACTTTTGCACGATCCTTATCTGTTACAGCTTGGCTCATCCCAATACTATTCAATATTTCTTTTGCATATTTTCTATCTAACGTCAGCACTCTTGTAGCGCACCAATAGTTAAAATTCGTAATATTATTTACAAGAGCATCAATATCTTCCTCTTCTTCGAGATATAGGTTATACGGCATAAAACTTTTATAATATATTTTACATCTGCCAGAAGACGAGTCAATCCTTGCAACTCTTCTATCCTTATGCATTATTTCGAAAATATTATTTGTCATATTATACATTCCTTTTCAAAATTTCCGTTACCTGCTGCACTGTAACTCCATATATCTTTGCCAATTTCTTCTTATCTTTATACTTCTCAAATTCTTCTATAATATCATTCTCCGTCCAATTATACTCAATAGGCGTATTCATAAAGTTTTCCATCATAGTTTTCCCAACACCCAATTTTCCAATATACTTTCCACAGAATCATATGGACAAAACAATTTCCCACTACGCACCATAATCACATCAACCTTTTTCTTATCTCTGTAGATTTTAGTAAGTTCTGTGCTTATCTCATATGTTTGTCCTGTACGAAACCCCATACTTCCGTCTCTTCCAATATATTTTCCTCTCAATTTTATTCCTCCATTGCATATTATTTTAACACATATTACAAATCAAGTACAGCATTTGCAATTGTAGACTCATCCATGTGTACATAATATCTAGCTGCGGTTTCCAAATTCTTGTGCCTTAATTGTCTTTGAACAAGAACAATATCTTTTGTTTCTTCATACAATTTACTTCCAACCCAATGTCTTAACATATGTGGGTAAATTTCACCTTCCGAATATAAATTAAAAAATCCTGTAATTGCGCCTTTACTTAATCTGTTATTTTCATTTGATAAAAACAATGCATTATCTTTAATTTTTCTCTCTGTTACGAATAAAATTCTAATTTTCAAATACTCCTCAATATTCATTCTAGCCTGTTCAGACATATAAACTTTATCGTATTCTTGTATATTTCCCTTTCCAAGAATCATCATATACGGTCTTTTTTCTTCGTATAGATGTAAATCGGAAATATCCATATTTATTAGCTCTTCTGAACGAATACCACTTCCTTTTATAAGTTGAACAATGGCAATATTTCTAATAATATTAAATTCATTTTTATTTCCATCTGTGATATTTACTAAGAATTTTTCCACTTGCTCATCTGTAGGGATTTCTACTTCTTTATATCTTTTTTCAGATTTATATAGATTGCCAGGTATATGTGAAATCACATTATCATCGACATATTTATTTTGTCGTAAATAATTCCAAAAAGCACTGAATACATTCTTCTTTGTATTGATAGAATCCAGTGAATTTGTTCTTCCTAAAATTCCATTTTTTAATTCGTTAAGATATTTAATAAGATTATTACTAGTAATAATCTGCATATCTGTTTCATTGATTTCTGCTATGCTTTGTTTATTTATATATTTATTATTGATCATCCAATTAAGCATATCTCTAATATATATCCAATTAACTCTCTTTGTAGCCGCTGATTTATATCTATCAAAAAAATCTGATATAAAATCAGGAATATCTTTTAATTCTTTTGCAAGTTTTTGTTCTATTTTTCTTTGTTTTTCAATTTTATAACACATATAATATACCTCCTAAAATCCCAATGCTTCTGCAATATCTATTTTCTTTTGTAAATATTCTAATGCAGACAATCGTTCTGCAAATTCTTTTGATTCTTTTTCATGAAAATAACTAATCTCCCACAATTCTCCATCATCTGTTCTATAATATTTCTGTTCTTGTGGCTTATTATTCCGAGTAAGGTATTCATATACATTCCGACAATACAATTTTTCGTATTTTCTCAATGGGATATCTTCTTTTTCAAGTTCTTGCACTTTACAGCATCCTTTCATAATTTATATTCTTCGTCCATGTAACAGTCCATCTACCTTTGTTTCTGCGTAAAACTCAAAATCCAAGCAGCAAATATTATGACTATTATGAACAGAATTTTCTTCTCTTCTTATTCTCTCTTTGATTCCTCTACTTTGTTTCTTAAACAAATATTCCATGCTATCCTTTTCTCTTCTCATAATATTTCCTCCTGTTTTTGCAATAAAAAAACAATCAGATATCCCCGATTGTTTTAATTGATTAGCTTTCTTTTCTTATATACACTACAAAAGTCACCAGGACAATTTCTGATGACTTCTAACTATACATACACTATCTTCCTTTTTTTGCTTTCTTCCATTCATATTCCCATCGTTCATCTTCTGACATTTTACTTGTCTTATGATCTTCCGCCAATGTAAACAAACCTCCAATAACAAGAACAATCAACCCAAAAATAATTCCACCCATAATATTTACCTCCAATTATTTATTATCTAACACATCCAGTAATCCTTTTCCATTCTCCATTGACGTTAGTTTTAGTTCAACATCAGTGATAGTATTTTCAGCAACCAATTTAACAAATTCGATAGGTAACTGATTTCCGTTTTTTCCTGCTGTTATTTTCAATCCTTCAACTAAAGATTCTATTCCAACCTTTACTCCAGCCAAATAAGCTAATTTTAATTCATCCATAACATTCTTCCTCAAATCTTTAAAACAAAATGCGACTTTTATCTGTTATTTATCAATTCCATTCTTCTTTTATACATTTCCAAACTGATATTTCCGGCGCATCTTTCGCACAGATCTAGCCCTAAGTTCTGACAGTTAATGTCTGTAAATGGTTCTCCATAATTTAATTTTCCCATGCGATAATATTCTCTTTCAATTCCAAAGATATCTTTCTTTTTTACTTTTGGAATTTCTTCTCCGCAGCAATCACAAATTATTTTTTCTATTTTCATGTGTATTACCTCTTTTGAAATATAACTTTTATTTAATATACCAAGAATCTGTTTCTATAAACTCAATATTCTCTAAACTAGGATTGTATTCTTTTAATTTTTTCTTATATTTATCTAACAAACTTCCGCCTTTTCCGATCATAAATCCAGGTTTATCTGTGCAAACCTTAATTGTATCTCTTAATCCTGGAAATACTCCAAGGAGAATCACTCCTTTTACTCCTGCTTCTTTCTTCCATTCTTTAAAAATGCTTGAAATTTCTTTTCTCATACTATATAAACCTCTTTTCTTGAAATACGAGTTTCAAAGAAAACCCATCAACTGATTTTCTAACATTTCTTCCAATTCATCATCTACACTACAATTATGATCACATTCTGGATTGCAGCAAACACACCGTACTTCTGGATAATGTTTGCATTGTCCTGTTTTATTAATATTCTTTCTATAACTTTTTCCATCTTTTTCGATTATTTGAAAAGCCATATTAAAAGCCCCCTTAGATAAATTTCCGATTTTATCTTGAGATACTATCCTTTGTAGCCTTCGTATTTACACAATAATCAACTTCAATTTCTGCCACTTCTCCGTCTTGTAGATTACTAAATACAGTTCTCTCATAATTATCTAATGTGATAATTTTTGTGATTTTAACAATCCCATCTTCGTTATATACTTTTATTTTCATATCAAACCTCCTAATAAAATCCTGATTTCAATTACTCAAAATCATCATCTACAATTTGTGCATCATCGAAATCTGACCAGTCAAAATCTCCGTCATCCATATCATTTATTAATTCAATTGCTTCACTTTCTGTATCAGCTTCTAAAACTGCATAACCATATTTAACTACCATAATTCTCATTTTTGCCATAACATTTCCCTCCTATAATCCCATCAAATCTTTTGCAACACTAATTCCGTAACTTTCCTCAAACCAATCACAGATTGACGTTCTGTGCCATCCTGCGGCGAATCCGTTCCACTCTTCCTCAATACATTCTGTATCAGGATTCATAGGAATATCCCCAAAATCTAACCACAAATTCTTGATATATTCTGCACGTCTGTATTCATAACTATCATTCAAGCCACGATTGACAATGCATGATAAATCAGCATCTGTGATTAAGAATTTCCGTTCTGTGCAATAGTCCATTATCGCATTGTATTCCTTATCACAAAATTCTGTATCATCTTCAATCTGATCAATTTTCAGTTCTTTTAGATATTCTCTTAATGACATACTATTTTCCCTCTTTCCAATGTTCCATATCTTCATTTTTCAATGCGATCATTTCCAACATTTGCAGCGTACTGAAACATTCATTTTGTTTTAAAATTTCCAGTTCTTCTGTGATACACTTTACTTCTTCATCTTTGTATTCTAAAGAGTCCGCATAATCCATATCTAAAGACAGATTATATAATATTTTCGCAATTTTCTGTGTGTCCATGTTATTTCCTTCTCTAAAAATCTGTATTTCAATTAGAATCGCTTATTGCACACGAATCAGCTATGAAAAGTTTCCCATACATAACTTACTATATCCTCCATACAAAGCGTTCTTTTATTGTGTTACTGGATATAGGCAATCAGATTATTTTCTGTTTCGTCTGCAATCTGATAATCTAACCACCATTCGTGTATGGTTTCTTCTAACTGCTCTTTAGACATTGTACGCTTTAGATCATCCACTTTAGGCTTTAATTTTTCCGTTTCATATTCAACTACGAGACGTTCCTGTTCTAACGTCATGTCATCATATGTAATAGTTTTTAATAACGATTCAATTAGTTTTGTTTTAATTTCTTCCATAGTAATGTCTCCTTTCAAAAGATAAAGCAGCCGTTAAGCTGCTCTATCAAGTTGTGTTCTAAAATTTATAATATAACTTTCTTCAGCAATATTGATCGGAAGAATCAAGAAATTGTACTCATTTCCATCAATGTACATTGGAGCATTTCTTTTGCTTCCTCTGAATACCGGACTCTCTGAATCAATAACTGATAATACATCCACAAGATAATGTGAATTGAATCCAATAAATAAGTCCTCGTCCATTACAAGATTTTCCGTTTCAATCTCGTCAAAAGTTTGATATCTGGAAGTCTGCAAATATGTGTAAAGTTTTCCGTTCTCACTATGAAAGATAGTAGGCTCCTTTTCTTCTTTTACCATATCTGCGTTATACTTCATAATTTTTAACATTTCTTCTCTATCAGCATTGAATACAAAATCTCTGCTATCACACAACATCTGTTCAATATTGAAATATTGTCCATCAATTCTTCTGATAACGTATGTAAAATCTTTTCCGGAAATTCTGATATATTTCTGATCCTGATATACTTTGACTTCCGCATCTGATTTTTTATCCATGATTTTCTTGAATACCGGCAAGCATTTCACATGGAGTTTTACAGTGTCAAATGGATTTTCCGTTTCTGTGATAATTTTCTGATTCTCAAGTGATCTCGTCCCAATTCTGTGATTGTCCACAGCCTCTACACGCTTCCGCTTTGTGTTGAAGTTGAATACGTTCATCATTTTATTAGCGTCATCTCCTGCCACAAATAAAGAAAGATTAGCGATTGTTTCCAATAACCAACTCTCCGTTGTTGTAATAATATGCGCTTCTGTATCATCCATTGCTGGAAGAAAAATATCTGTATTCGCACACCGTGGAATAGTAACAATCTTTTTTCCGCACTTTATGTTTATTCTCTGCTGCATTTCCGTGCTAACATCTTCTAGCGTAACATCTCCGCTCATTTTGGAAATGATCTTGATATCGTCAATGTCAATCCCCAAAACACCTGGACTTGTGTCAAATGCATTATTTGTTCTTATTTCTGCAAAATGTTCCATATCGGTACCACACATTTTCACCGTTCCATCTTCTTCGACCTGCATATATAACTTTTTCAAGCTGTCAAGTGTTACTTTCTTATCAATGGCTGCCAATCCTTTTTCCATCATTGCTTTTAATTCTTTTGCGTTCATTGTAAATTTCATCATTGTTTTATCATCCTATTCTTTTAAAATCGTGCTTTCATTTACTCAACACTCTAATAAATTCAATTAACATTTCTAGTTTCTTTTGTTCATGTTCAATCATCAGTTTCCATCCATCAGGCTTTTTCTTCTCTTTAGAAAGTTCTTTCTGATACTTCTTTATTCTCTCTCTACACAAACCTGCTATGCTTTCGCAATGATTTTTAACTGATTCTTTTGTACCGCATTGATTTACTGGCAATCCCCATTTATCATTAAAATCTGCCACAGTTCCATATCCATAAAAATCATTTTCAATCTCCGCAAGAACCCATTTGCTCCCCATTCCTGTAGGCATTTCTGCTAATATTTTCATAGCTATTTCCTCCGTTTGAAATTATCTTTTCATCTGTCAAAACACTTCTGTAAAGTAAAATCTATTCCATCTTTTAAACATAAAGGAAATGAACTATAATTATCTGTTATCCCCCAGCAATTATAATATTCTCCATCTTCATCTATAAAGGCATCTATATCACTTTCAATATCTTCAATTGTTGGAATATTTGTATCTTCCGCTTTATCTAATTCGGCATCTAATATTTCTTTCTTTTTTGCATTACATTCTTTAATAAAATGTTTTACTACTTCTTTACCATGTTTTGTTAATTTATACATATTGTGTTTCCTCCCGATAAAATCATTATTTGTTTCCATAACATACGGAACAGCAAAAAGCTGTTCCTGACTGTTCCAAAGTTCTACGTTATTCAACAGATACACAGATTGAAGAATCTAAAGAACAAAACGGACGAACCCCACAAACGTTCCAAAGGCAACCGTCGTAGTACACGCCACCACGACTGTCAACAACCTGAACATAGGAAGATGAACACCCGTCTGGTGTATCTAACCAAAACGGTTTTTCATTTTCTGTCCTAAACATACCATTCTTTCTGGCTTTTCTGTAATCATCAAAAGTTCCTAAATGTACCTTACAATCACATGTTCCGTAAGTGTCCAACCCATCCATAGATAGTAAATCAACTGTATCAATCAATACATTTTCTTTTCCAAACCCTTTATAGATATCAGTCAGAATATCCCCATTTTCATCATTCAACACATTCTTGATTTCAGAAGTTCTAAAATCATTTAATTCACTGTCGAATCTATAAGTTTTGTCAAGAAGTTCTTTTCTCCATACTTTGGTTCTATTGTTCTCAATATCCTGTTCTACCACATACCATTCATTTCCAATGTTGTCTACAATCACGTTTCCAACCTTGCATTCATAAAGTGGTTTGCTCTGTCTTATTCCTAAAGATTTCCTTAGTTCTTCTGTTAATTCGATAACCAGATTATTTCCTTCTACTTTTACATTTGTCTTATTTACTTCGATATTCATAATATTTCCTCTACTTTCTTTTAATAATTCTTATTTACAAAATGGTTTCCAGTATGCGATCAGTGCCACACCTAATACAGTAATATATACTTTTGCATCCGTTTCTGTCATAAACAACGCGATAAGAAGCAAAATCAATCCAGAGAACTTCTGAAAATTCAATCTGCGCTTCCACCGTTTAAATTTTTGACTCGTAGCAGCCACAACATATCCTTCTAACCATTCCTTATTATGTTTCTTCCATTCCTTTTCCGTCATAACAGTTTTACTTTCTAACTCCTCGCCATCTTCATACATTGCCATGACTTCAAATTCTCCGGAAATCTCGTAAGCATCAATGATGATTTTCTTTCCCATCGAATAACCGCCTTTCAATTCTTCGTGTTTTATTGTTCTTGCTAACATTGTATTTTCCTCCCATTCCTGCTCGCCCTATACTTCTACTGTAAAAATCCTACCTTTATCCCAATTCGCTTTTTGTAAAGCTTGATCTGATACACATATTCTCACTTCTAATTCGCCATTATTATTGATATAATAACTAGTATTATCATATTTTTGATTGAACAATTTTGAAAAATATTTCTTCATTTCCCCTACTTTTTCAATTCTTTTTTCCGTCAATTCCTTGTTATAGTTAAATTCATCACCGTAATTATATCCTGCAAATGTATCTCGTTTCCCATCAGAAAAAACTCTGAATCCAGCTAAATTATCAAGCACAACTATTTCTTCAAAATCAGCGTTGCAATATTTATTAACAAAATTTAAAATATTTTCTTTTGTGTATTTTACTTTTTCGATGTCGGAATTTCTTTCGCATTCTAATCTTGATTTATTACAATCATCAATTTTCGGATCATTTGTAATATAATAACAAAAATCGCAAGTCAAGTAACCATCTTCTGAAATTGTTTTCGGATACTTTAGTTTTCTTCCGTTCTTTCCGTATTCAACAACTATATGTTTATATCCGCTTATAAATTCAATATAAACTTTTTTACCTTCTTTGTTAGTAAATGCTGTTCTAATTCTACAATTTTCCACGTCATTACATGGTACACAACCTGCGCCTTCAAAATACAATACTTTCTTGCTCATAATTTCCACCTTTTAACCTTTCTTTATATATGTTTTCTTATTCTCTTCTAGTTTCGCTCTTGCTCGTCAGTATCGGACTTTTACCGATAGACTAGAAACATCATACAGCACAGCCTGTTTACGGTTTATTCCCTTAATTCACTTGCTGATTTTCCGCTTATAGAAGTTCTGTACCTAAACAGTGTTGGCTACTCGTATAAGCGCGCTGTATTTGATTTACAATGTGAAATTATCAAGGTGCTATGCGATTAACAAAGAAATCTTTGTTGTCGTTGTTGTTACTATATCACAAAGATTTCTTTGTGTCAATATATTTATTTGTAATTTACAAAGATTTATTTGTTATTCTAGGTATCAAAAAAGAACTATACATAGTCCTGTACAGTCCTTTCTATTCAATCCTATTTCCATTGTGAAAATAAAATCCGCTTTTCCATTCCGCACCCACAATACTAGCCATTTTTTCAAGTTCTTCTTGCGTGAATTTCCCCACTTTTAAACGACTAGAAAATGTTTGTTGACTCATTCCCATGCGTTTCGCAAATTCTGTCTGTGTCATTCCTGCCATAGTATATGCAGATTCAATTTTTTGTTTTAGAGTTATTTTCCTACACCTCCTAATCTATATTAAATAATTCGTCAAAAGTGATCTTAACATGCGGAAAATGTACAATATATAATTCGCTCTTGTTCTCTTCCGTAACTGTATTAAGTAAGTAATATTCTGGATTTCCTTCGCTGTCATAGTCAAGCGTATATATTTCTACTTGTCTTTTTCTCCAGTCTACAATCCAGTATTCATCAATTTCCTGTTGTCTGTATAACTCCATCTTTTCCGTACGGTCATATTTTTCCGTAGATGAAGAAAGAACCTCCATGACAAAACGGGGAATATCGAAAAACGAATTCCCTTTTTTAGCATGTACACGACAATTTATAGAGGCATCAGGAATAACAATTTTTTCCTCGTCCCCTATAGTCCATTTATATTGAACATTGTCCGGATATACACGACAGATATTTCCTTTTAACTGACTGTATACAGTAGCAACAAAATTTGTGATAATTTCCGAGTGCTCTATATATGCACCTGACATATCTGTTATGATTGCGTTACTCACAAGATCACTTCCTTTCTTTTCCTTATTATACTATTTTCCTGCACACAAGGCAAGAAAAACTATTCGGCTGCATCACAGCGTCGGAACGTGTCCGGTTTATTATTCTTTTCCAAAATGTGCTTTCCCCATCTCATTTGATTTATTGATTTCATTTATTATTTTCTCAGCTTCCTTTTTTGTCTTGTATGTGCCAAAAACATACTTGTGGCAACCTTTTGTTCCTTCTATTGTTTTAGGTGCAATATCAACTACTACTTTCCACATATTTTCCTCTTCCTCCCCGTCGTGCCGATAGGTCAAGCTTCATGTTTTATAAATTTTCCAAAAAAGAAAAATATTCTTTTATTTCTTTTCTGATAGAAAGAAGTTTTTCTTCTTCCTTTTCCAGTTTTTTCTCGTATTCTTTGGCGATTCTGAAACAAGATTGAATATTTGATTCCTCTGTTTCAGATTTCGCCATTTCCAAAATACCATCTTTTGAGTATTTAAAATTTTCTACATTTCTTAAAGCACGTTTTTCTTCTTCTAAAATCTCTAATAATGATTTGTTCATTTTCTTTTCCTCCTTATATATATAATATCAATCCGCTTCTTAGCATATCAAAGAACCATTCCTGAAAGTCATGATATTCTGTTTTATCTACAATATCACGATAAACTTCTTTGAGCTGATCCTCTGTAAATGTTTTATTCATTATTTCCGGAAGTGATTCCCGGTTATCTTCAGAAAAATAATATTTGTTTTCAGCCTCTTCATAATTTTCAACAAATTCTTTCAGTTCATCCAGTGTATCAAAACGTTTATAGAAATCTGTTTTAATCCATTTACCATTTTTATTGGCATATTTTGTAGCTGTCCATTTGTGTTTACAACAGTCACAGTAAACCGCCGAAAATACGATATTTTCATTTGATGTTTTAAAAGTATACATTTTTACTACCTCTCTTTCTTAATATCCAAAAGCTAGCCAGTAACCAACCATTCCGACCGTAAAGACAACCGGCATTAACAGAGTTGTGATCTCGTTGATTTTTGTTTTCATGTTTCTTTTCTTACTTCTCATTTTTGTTTGATCTCCTTTTATACTAAACTCCAAAATGTTTCTTCTAACTTTTCTTTTTTCTGCTTTAGGAACACGATGTTTTCAGAAAGTAGCATAACGCTTTCTTCTACACCTTTATCTTCTGGTGAGAAATGAGAAAATACAAAATCTAACTTGTTTTCAAGTTCCACAATTCTTTTCTCAATTTTTTCAATCTCTTTCGCTAATTTGTTTCTAAACATTCCTTTGATCTCCTTTACTTGTTTTATTGTTATTCTCTTTTATTCTCAGCTACGCAAGCCATATGTGAAAACATTAGAAGTAAAGTCGTTTCTACTACTTTCGTACTCGGTACTAGCTTTCTGATTTTGCCCGAAACAGATCTTTCTTTGCTTGTCCTCTATGTCTTGCATAGTCAAAATAAAATAAAAACAGATTCACAAGTGATTCACAGCCTCGTTATCTAAACCTTGCTTTTCAGATTCTAAAATCCTATCTGTGATTGACTCCGCTTTTCTGCTAGTTGTTTCTGTCGTGGTATCCTCTACACGTCTGAATTATTATTATCCTGTAGTCTTCAGCCTTTTTCAGCCTTACGCAAAGCCACTTCGATTCTTTGCGCGGATAGTTTTGTTATACGGTGTCTACCTTTTCACCCGTCCGTTGTACTCATATTTATGGCAACGTCAACGCTCGTTCTTTTTTATATCCTTTACGAGTCGGATATATTGTGATTATTCCGTCCTATAATTGAAAAGGACTTGCCAACTTGACAAGTCCTGATTTACAAGTTACAATAATTTATGAGTTGTCGTGTATATATTCTTTTGCTTCTTGTTCCGTTGGACACTTTACAAGTTGCTTATGGTCTGAATTATACACGACATTTTCATTGTCGTATGTTATATAGTACATACGTTTTCACCTCCTTTCTGTTGGAAGTGAAAAGTTATGTGTGCTTATTTCTTTTTAGTTCCACCGCATTGCACAATTTAAAAATGTGTTGTATAACATTTTTTAGCGGTTTTTATGTGTCTACTCTGTTTTTTTCGCCTATCATCTTATCTCATGTCCTTTACATCCAATTAACAAGCTAGATGTTATATGCTCAAGTTTATACAGATACGGCTTGTTATTGTAATGCTATCCCGAATTATCGTCGGCGATACTTAACTTTTTCGATTTTTCAATGTACAAAATTTTTAAAAGGAATTTCACTGTCAGAGTTGACAGTTATTCAGAAATGTGATATATTCTAATTGTTGAGATTAGAAGTGTGTTATCACATTTGTGTCAGTGTCACATTTCTGAAGTCCTTATTCATTTTGAATGAGGACTTTTTTATTGTCCTCAAAAGGCAAGTTAGAATTGAATCTGTACGGCTTTACCGCTTGCCTGTCTTGCTGTTATCTCGTTTCGTTGTAATTATAATATCATATGCTCTCGATATTGTCAACCTTTTTTTATGCTTTTTTTAATACTTTTTTATTTCGTATTTTTTTATATTAACGCTTGCATACATTTGTAAATGATCTAATATTAAGTTAGCATCATCAAGACTAAATTGCTTTTTTTGTAAGAGCTTATCAAACCCTTGTCTGCTCGTGCCTAACTTTTTAGCCAATGCAGTTTTAGTAACACCAGACTCTTTTATTGCATCGTTTACTGCCTGTCGCAACTCGTCATTTGTTTTTATCATATTATTACTACCTACCTTATAATTTATTAAAAGGTGTATTGCCTTTAATAACTTAACAAGACTTTACACCTTTTTATTTTAATGTTTACATTTCATACTCTTCAGACGGGATGCCTAAAGAAGCAAGTTTATTTTTTACAACTTTAATTTGATAATCAAGCTCTGGGTTGTTGCCTGTTTCAGCCTTTTTAATACGTTGCAAGTTAACATAATAGTCTATTGTCACTTGTTTTAATTCGTTTTCACTCATGCCTTGTATCATTCCTCTCACATCCTTTTTATAATATAAATATTGTGGTTTACATTTATCTATATTATAATGGATATAGTTATAGGTGTAAAGCCTTATTAAATTATCAAAGTACATTGTAAAGTAAGTTTTTAGATTATCAACTATCGGAGTTTGCATTGCCTTAACCGTTTGTTGTGTCTCTCTTAACTTGATTATATCTTATCACTTTTATTTATGTTTGTAAATAGTTTTATTTATATATTTATTGTTTTAGTACATATTTATAATCAAACACGCTATTGTATTGCTTTATTTTAGTAAATATGTATAATTATATTTATAAACAAAATATGGTATAATAAAAGACTTTAAAAGAAATGAGGTATAATCCATGTTAGAATATAAAAGTACAGAACAATTTTTGAATGATTACAGAAACCACCTAAAAGAAAAGGGTATTACAAATGCACACGTGGCACGGAAAATTGGTATGTCACCACAGCAATTACAGAATGTTTTTAAAAAACAGGAATTGACTGTTAGTGATGTAATAAAGCTATGCAATGCAATTGATTATAATTGTAAAATTGTGATTGAGTAAGGCATAAAATACGATTAAAGAAAGTTGGTGTTATTTTGTCATACAGCAAAGAAGCCCAAAAGAGATATAGTAAAAAGACGATGACTTTTGCGGTAAAATACTACCCTACTGACATTGAGTATGGAAAAAAGTTAAAAGAGTATCTGGCAGATACCGGACAGAGTGCAAACAGTTATTTAAAAGAACTTATAAAGGCAGATCTGGACAGTAAAGGGATATAGGTATTTATAGGTATTATGGCTATACTTTACTTTTAAAACGCATATAATAGGAAGTAATACGTTATATGAGTGTGTAACTTTTATTTACAACTTATGTTATAATATCTTTAATAAAACAAAAAGGACTACTGCATATAATGTTTGTTTATAAAATAGATATATTAAAAGCACTCGTAGAGCATGGATATAATGCAACCAAAATACGTAAAGATAAGATATTAAGTCAAGCTACCATGCAAAACATACGGCAAGGTAAAGGTATTACAACTGATACAATCAATACGATCTGTCTTATTTTAAGATGTCAACCGTCGGATGTTATCGAGATCATACCGACGGAAGAAGAAAAGATAAAATACTTTTTTGACACTGATTTTAGTGATTGACTTTGCACTAATTTTAGTGTTATTATAATTATAGTTGGTAATGACAAGTGCCTACGGAAAGAAATGGAGGGAATCAGAATGGAGGTATTGAAAGATATGGGGATGACTGATAAGCAATTTAACGGCTTTATTAGGTTTTTGATTGATGATCTCAGAGAAGCAAAAGAAGAAAAAGACGCGGAAAAGAAAGATAAACGTATACAGAAAATACTGGAGAATTTACAGAGTACATTAGAAGATTAGTATTATTATAGTAGCGGTGACTTGTCACACCGCTATTTTATTTATTATTAGTTAGTTATATGTAATATGTGTTAGGCATTCATAGGTGTACTGTGTACAGTCATGTGTATTATTGTATAATTATAGATAGTATATGTATATTAGCAGTGTATTGATTGACAGGCAGTTATTAAGTGTGACCTCGTGTGATAGGGTTTGGTATGAGTAGATTTATTAAAATTAGTAATTATTGCTATTATTTGAATACTATTATTTTTTGTGATGTGATCCTTTCGTGATGTATATTTATGTATATTGTTATGTATATTTATTTACAAATTATTGCATAGTTATACCCATAGTGTGGATATGTTTAATTTAAAAATGGTGACTGGGTGGTGATGTTGTAATCATTTGTAGGTTATTTTAGGTTGAAAGTGGGGAATATGGATTGACTTTGGCATTATTTTGTGTGTCTGGTGGGGAAAGTCGTTTTTGAAGTTAAAAGTTATTCACATTATGTTTTGAGTTATTCACATTATGTTGATAACTTTTTAGTATAAATATTCGTACAATAATCCCCCGAACGCCACGAGAAGTACACGTATTAATACGTATTGCTCCGAATTTATAAGTCCTTTTTGTCCTCTCCTGTTATGACAAAATCCCACCAAAATCACCAATAAACCGCCCCTATTTTGAATAAGTCCATAGTTATAAAATTTTGGAGAAATGATGAATGTGCAAAAGTCCATAAAATAGTATAATAGTGTAGTATTATGCCATTCCATAATAGGGGCGGTATTAAACATTTTTGACGTATGTTATGCATCGAATATAGCAGGTATGGGTTCTATCCACACCTCACTACCAAAATTTCGACCTCCGATTTCCATACCAAAATTTTCATCTCCCACTTCAAAAAACCAAAAAATTACCTAAAAATACTTCGGGAACTCTCTCGACCAACAAAGCATAAACACTGCATTTCTACCATTCTAAACAGTCCAAAAATAACCCAAATCCATCACAATATCGACTCCAACCCCAAGCAAACTCTTACCGTTACTGCATTTTCCCGAACTCAACTTATATTCCAAAAAATTACATACAAAACACCCTATCAAAATCCATAAAATTACATCACCTTATCCCTCAGTGTACCCACATAAATACTGGCATCCCCCGGTATAAAAACATCACACAAAATTACCTCTCTACCGAAGTACCATATTTTCAAAATTACTGACACAAAAAAAATAAGCAGCCAATTCCTAAGATAAGTCCTTAAGAACCAACTGCTATTATTTACAATCACCCTATAATTATCTAATATCTTCAATAATATTTATTAAATATATCCCCATCTATATCACTAATATCATGAACCGGTACCTCAGTTCCATTTTCAAATATTACAACATTTCTATATTCGTGTACCTTCTTTACTCTCCCACTAACTGTAATATAATTTCCACCATCTTTCTTTAAATCTTTCTCAAAATATGTGATTCTGACATCCGGATCAACATCACTGTCATCTAAACATTTTCTTAAAATACTCAATCTCTCATTCAGCCTATCCAAAACATCCTCATCAAATTCAACTCTTCTATCTGTTAATCTTGCAGTCTCTTTAATTTCTGCATCATAACCTGTCAATGCAGCAAATGGAGAAAATTGAGCAGCTCTATCTCGCATACTCATTTGGGGATATTTTTTAGAGACAAAATGTGGCAGATCAATAATATCATCGTATTTACCCATAACACACTCCTATGCTTTATGTCCACCAATTTGATTATTCCTATCTATTGCAGTAGCTCCTTCTTGTAGACTCATGCCTTTTAAAATTGCATTTTTCCCAAATTTTTTCTTGATATCCAAGATAGCTTTCTGAATATCTTTTTCTTTTTTAAGTTGTTCCTGGTCTACTGCATCTTCCTTTTCAGCAATCATATCAAATAAATTAAGCTGTTCATATCTATCCTGTTTCGCTTCCTTTTCGCTGATCACATGATTTGCAGACATATTGATTCTTCTGACAAGTAAATTTTCGTCTACAATTCTACTGAACAAATCAAGCACAGCTCTTACAATCACGCTAGTAGAAGACGTATAACTATCTAAATTTGCTGTTCCATGAGCATGTTTTGGAATTTTTCTCCCATATTGATCAAAAGAGAACTCTCCCTTATACTTACTCATTCTGGAAGAATCTAATAGATTTTCTCTATCGTAGCCAATCGTTAATACAATCTGATCCGTTACAAGATTTTTACTAACCAAATCTAAGACCAACATCTCGGTCATTTCACGCACAATAATTTTCGTTTTATCAAAATCAGTCCCACAGTGTAAAACCTGTCCGCTTCCAATACTATTGCTCTCCGGCTTATATGCTTTAATATCTGCAATTGTAACCGGTTCATAACCCCATGCATGGTCAATCAAAAGCTCTGTATTTTTACCAAACATTCTACGCAGTAAGTCTTCATTATAATAATCTGACTCTTTTCCAAGAGAGCATCTTGCAATATCGCCCATTGTATATATTCCTACAGATTCCAATTTCTTAACATATCCTCTACCTACTCGCCAAAAATCAGTCAATGGTTTATGTTCCCATAATTTCTCTCGATATGACTTTTCGTCCAATTCTGCAATTCTCACACCATTTTCATCTGCAGGTATATGTTTGGCAACAATATCCATCGCAATCTTAGCCAAATACAAATTAGTTCCTATTCCTGCGGTTGCAGTAATTCCAGTTGTATTCAAGACATCCAATATCATCTTCTGTGCAAGTTCTTTTGCGGATAATCCATACGTATTCAAATAAGAAGTTACGTCCATAAATACTTCATCAATAGAATACACATGGATATCTTCAGGAGCAACATATTTCAAATAGATATTATAAATCCTTGTGCTATATTTCATATAAAAAGCCATACGTGGTGGAGCCACAATATAATCAACTTTTAAATCCGGATTTGTATCAAGAATTTTTTTACTATATGACTGTCCGGGAAACTCATTCTTTTTCAATCGATATAATCTTGTTGCATTAATTTCTTGCACCCGCTGCACAACCTCAAATAATCTTGGTCTTCCAGATACACCATATGATTTCAAAGACGGCGTTACTGCAAGACAAATTGTTTTCTCTGTACGACTGTTATCTGCAACAACTAAATTCGTAGTTAATGGATCCAAACCACGTTCTATACATTCTACAGACGCATAAAAACTTTTTAGATCAATTGCAATATATGACTTATTATTCATGCAGCACACCTCCTACTATATGTATCATAACAAAAATTTTTAAATTTATCCATATAAAATCGAAAGTATGTTTGCTTTGTTATGTGTCTGTATCAAATAAAACAAAAAGAGCAGATTAGGATTCTAATGAACTCTTCTGCTCTCTCTGTTTTTAGCAACTATAAAATAAATTATAATTACTATTTATTACTACTCTAAAACACCTACAATTTACAATTATAATACTATACTTTCATATTTTTATCAAGATATTTTTACATATTTCGACAAAATCCCCCTTTTTTTCTAAAAACACATCAAATTAATTAGAATGTACTACCGCTATATTTAAAACTCAATTCTACAATGCAACATTATCTTTAATGGTTTATACATTTTTGAATGAAAAATTTTAGGTTCTGGAATATCAAATTCTTGATCCACTCCTAAATCTGTTTCTCTAAGTACAGTTCCTACAACCTTCATTGACATTCCATTTTCTTCAGCTAATTTATTTATATGATGAACATAGCCATCATAATATCCGATTCCTTCAAATTTAAATTGTACTTTTGTTTCTATCATTCTGTTTTCAGAAAATGACAAATCCTCTACAATAGGACGAGAAAATTTATTTAAATAACATTCCTCATAGAAAGAAATAATCCTTTTGCCATCTTCTGTAATATACTTACCCTCTTTTGCCTTTTCTTTTATATCGCTTTTAACTTCCATGAAATCATATTCAGCAAACTTCATACCATATTGATAATCATCTTGATACTTTTCTGCAGCAGCTTCCTCCGGTGTTTTTGATATTTCATTTAGTTCATCTAAAAAACTCATAGCACTACTCTCCTTTTCCTTTTGATATTTACATAGTAGCACAATACCATGAATTTTTATAGAAATTTTTAAATCGTTAAGAGAATTAATACATGAAACAAAGAAACCGTTTAAATATTTTTAATAACAAGGAGAAAAATGATATGAGCAATTTAAAATTAGTAACAACTGAAAACTTTGGAAACCTGGAATGTAACTTCTATAGAAACATGAATGATGACATTCTTTTGACTCGTGAACAGATTGGACAGGCATTAGAATACGCAAATCCTGCAAAAGCAATTCAAAAAATTCACTTAAAACACAAAGATAGACTTGAAAATTTGTGCCTCAGAATGTGGGAAGTCCGCTACCCCAAGAATGGGGGTGCCGGTGTGAATGTAGAAACTGTATATTACACGCAGCGAGGAATCATGGAAATTTGTAGATGGTCTAGAAGTTCAGTAGCAAACAAATTTATGGATTGGGTTTGGAATATCGTAGAAATGTATCGCAGTAATGGAATTGCGGATGTATCACTCATTTCAAATTCATTGAACAAATTTACAAATATCATGGAAAAATACGAAGAAAGACTTTGTAAGGTTGAAGAACAATTGTCTTCGCAGCAAGAACAGGTTAAACAGATTCCTACATATAAGAAACCGTATAATCCATGGTTTTCTAAAATGAATCCAAAATATAAATTGTTAGAGGAACACTTCAATATTAACAGAGGACAATTGTATAAGGATATCTTATTGGAGTTAGAAAATATATACAATATTGATACTGTACAGATTCAAGCAGATTATTGCTATGAGAACAATGTGGAATCCTGTTATCCATTGGAACCATATGAATTTGTTCCAAAATACAGAGAAATGATTGAACAAGTCGTAAATAGTAATCTAATAAAATATGGAATTGCTGCAGAAAGCGATCCAATCGCATCAACAAAACACGTAACTATTTTTGATACTCCTGTGGAATAGATAAAATTTAATGGATAATAAGCGAATTATAAGACAGGTGATTAATTTCACTTGTCTTATTTTTTTAATCATAAATATAAATAGAGAAATATTTAATGGATACAGATTAAATGGATAAGAAAATACGATGAGATAAAATTCTAAAATTTAAAGAGAGAATATTAAAAGAGAGAGAAACAAAAAAATAAAAGATAAGAGACCTCTTGGAACAAGAGGTTAAAGAATCATTAATACTGAATACATTAATATTGTATTAACTTAAAAAAGTGTGTAATTTTTGACAGTTTTTTCTCTACACTTGCAAGACGATATGTCAAAAATTACACACTTTTTACACCATGTAGATTTTATAGGCTTTATGGGAGGAAGAATGAAAGAAGAAAAATGGAACAATAAAATATCCTTATTTATACCGGAACAGTTGTTGGAGGATAATAATTTTTCTAACTATGCTTTGGCGACTTACTGTGTATTACAAACTATGTCAGTTCCGGCGCAGCAAGATCGATTATGTATTACATATCAGCAAATTGTTTTTTATCTTATCGGAGACATTCCAGATAGGCGAAATAGAATTTTTGATTATATAAAGTGTGGAGTAAATGAACTTATTGATAATAAGATGATTCGTTTGATAAAAGAAATAAACAAGCATCTAGTTCTGGATTGCTATGATTTGTATTTAGATAATAACAAACATAAATTTACTATTATTACTTTTCAAGAAGTTCAGAAAATTTTTCAGATTAAAAATGTGAACAACTTCTTGCTACTAAAATATTTTGTAATTCTTATTGGAACTATAAGTAGTCAAATTACAGTTTATTTGCCAAATGGCGAATATAAAAACAGAGTTGTCGGTAATTTTACAATCGATTATCTTTCAGAAATATCCGGCATCTCTACTAAATCAATTATTGATTATAACAAATTATTAGAAGAGGCAAACCTGATTTACATATTTAGACATTCGGATTTTGTTCTTGATAAAAATAAAAGTATCAAAAGATTAGCAAATATTTACGGAAGACCAGAGAATAAAAAATATGTAGATACTTTTGCTGAAGATCAACAAGAATATACATCTTCTTATAAATATAGTGAGAAAACTATACACGAAACAAACAACAAAAGAAGTCTTGCTCAAAAATATCAGCAATTATTAAAAAATAAAACAGTGAATTATTCAAAAGATGAAATCATGGAAATTTATCAATACGTAGTTTCTGAAAATAACAAATATAACAAATTATATGAAAAAGAAAAATACACTTCTTATCTGGACAAGATTCGAGATATTAGTGTTTTTGATAAATTCGATTTCATTAAAACAAAGGATACAAAGAGAGAATAAATAAATGTCCTACTAAATGGAATTGCAATAATTTCATTTTAACAAACAGACAATTCTATTTTTTTAGAAAATATTTCTAAATGGTGAATTAAGATATGTCCCCACATTAAATAAACATTATTTAGTAATTTGTAACTTGAAAACCAAATTTCATTTAAAGAAAGGAAGAAAAATGCAACAGATAAATATTGATGAATTAAAACCACATTCAAGAAATAATGAATTCTTTGATGATATGACAGGCGAAAAATGGAGTGAATTTTTAGAATCTATTCGGACAAGTGGAGTTATTGAACCGATTGTTGTTACTACAGATATGGTAATTGTGTCTGGACATCAACGAGTACGAGCTTGTAAAGAATTAGGAATTCCTGAGATCATGTGTGAAATCAAAACATATAAAGACGAGGATTCCATAATTAAAGATCTACTTGAAACAAATATTCGTCAGCGTGGAGACATTGGAGGTTCTGCGAAGAAAGTTGGACGGAGAATTAAGGAATTAGAGAGGCTGTATGGGGTTCATCAAGGAAATGGTTCCAATCAATACGAGCAAAAACCGAATAATTCGGTAATTGCAGTTACTCAATCTGATATTGCAGCTAAGTTAGGCATGTCTGTAGATACACTGCAAAACTACAAAATGTTAGCAGATATGATTCCTGAATTAGAGGAGTTAATGGATACAGGAATTGTATCAAAGTCTACTGCTCTATCAATGATAAAGAATTTGTCAGAGGAAGAACAAGAGTCTCTTATTGAGTCTTTAGACACAACAAAGAAAATTACAAAACGTGAAGCAGAAAAATATATTGAAGAAATTAGGAGATTAAAAGAAGATCCACAAATTCCTGAAGATTATGAGTCTACTAAGAGAGAATTAAAAGGGTGGAAAGAAGATTATAGAAATTTGAGATCACAGTTTGATGAAAAAGTTTTAGAACTCCAAGACTTAAGAAAACAAATAGAGAATATGAAAGAGACTACTCCAACGGAACAGTATAATCAAAAACTTAAAAACTCTACTATTTTCTTTTGTTCAAGAGTTGCCGATTTCATTGAAAAAACTGGTGGTTATGTTTGGCTAGCAGAACATTTAAATGAATTGCCGGATTATGAGCGGAAATCTTATATCAATGCCGTCAATGCAATTTATGCATGGGCTGATAATTTATTAAGAAACATTAACAATTAAACTTTAGGAGGATTTACTTATGAATGAAATGACAAAAAAATACGAAACAGAGAACTGGGATATGCAGCAATTGATGAATATTACTGGTCAAACTGCAATGAATTTGAATAATATGGGAAAACAATTAGGAATTGTCACGACAGCAGTTAATGGGCTAACTGACGATGTGAACACTATAAAAGCTAAAATTGAAAAGATTGAATTTAACGAAGAAATAACTACAGATCAAAATAATGCAATTATTGAAACTGCAAAGAAAAGAGTGTGTCAGATTATTGGAGGAGATGCTTTTGAAATAAAAAAATATTTTAGAATTTTTGTTATGAGACTTTATACGGATGCTAGAAAGTATGCCGGTTTAGGTTCAAAAATTTCAAGAACAAGAAAAGGTGATTTTCAGAGATGCATTAATTACATAGAAGCATGGATTCCAAGTTGTGGTTGTGCAAAATTGAAGTCTGAAGCAGATGAAAAAGCAGAAGCCAAAAGAAAAGCTAAAAGTTTAGGTTATGATGTTTAAACATTTTACAATGTTTGAATATAAATATGCAGCGAAGATATCCCTAGAAAATATCTTCCACTGCATAAGTTATTTTGCGGATGTTTCATCCACGGTTGCTTTGGATTATTGCGGCAAGTCAGAATCTAACGTTCCAGACTGCTGCTCTGATCCAAAAGAAATGTAGTCGTTTGCGACTACGGCATTGTCTACTCCAGCGTCGAGCAACATTTTAAGTTCTTTTACCTCGTAGTGCTTTTGCACTAAATATTTAACCATGCTTACAACTTGGCTAAATACATACTTAGCAAAATAAATAGCTGTTACTAGGACAACTGGAGAACCGACTATTAACAATTGTGTCATTGACGCTCCTCTCGTGTATAAAAATCATACCACACCAAGGAGGTCTTTCTAAGATGTCGAAAACTATGATGCCACTTCCTTTCCGTACCTGATCTTGTATCAGTCGTGGTATTGGTTAACGGGTTCCAAAGTGATGCATCGAGAGTAATTATAGTAGAGATGATGTAATTTGTTAATAGTCAGACTTAAATAAAGAGAATAAATATATGAAACTTATAGTCATCACTCAATTAAAGGAGCGAGTCCAATGACAAATAAAAATTATGAAAACAGAGGAGATTTAATTTATGAAAACAAGTACATATGTAACACCAGGAAGCCATAATCTTCAGATTCCAAATCGGAGCGAATTTCACAAGTATCTAATTGAAAACATTACAGTTGGTGATTTTAGTACAGGTGGTTGTACAGATGGTGGAACAAAAATTAAGAAAATTGCACGCGCAATCAATTGGTCAAAGGCTATGCATAATAAATACTATATTAAGAAATTTTCAGAAGAAAATAGAAAATAAGTTTGAAAGTGAGGTCATTACTATTTTAACTTGTAAATTAGGAAACGAAATCATCAATTGTTATGATGGAACACATGATAAGGAGCAGCTTAAAAAATGGGCAGAAAAGAAAATTCTACTTTGTCCCGTTTGTAATAAACCATACGAATACTGTCATGGTAAAATCAAAATACCATATTTTAGACATATGGAAAAGATGTCGTGTGATTATCAATATAATGAACCTGAAACCGAAGAGCATTTAAAAGGGAAACGAGATCTATTTGAATGGATTAAAAAACAGCCAAACGTTAAAAATGCAGTTTTGGAAGGTTGGATACCAGAAACAAAACAACGACCAGACATTATGTTTGAATATAAAAATAAAAAATATGTAATTGAATATCAGTGTTCTCCTATTTCAACAGATTATATAGAAAGACATGAGTTATATGACGCTGCTGGTATAAATGACATATGGATTTGTGGGATACAGAAATATTCAAAGAAAAATATGAGAAAGAAATTTATGCAAAATGTAGCATATGCTTTTTATTCATCTGAGACCAAAACTATTTTTCCAATAGAATATAATCATTTATTCTGGAATACAAACTTGATAAAAAATGAACTTAGAATAAATTATAGTTATTTTCACGGTTTCTTATTAGATGAATTTTCATTTGATTATGAAATCTTTCATAAAAAATTTGGAAAGCCTAAAGAAGTAATTAAAAAAATTGAGTATAGAAAAAATTTAGAGAGAAATATTCCTCATGAAAAAGATCGAAATTTTTATTTATTTTTACAAAATGAAAAATTAGATAATGATTTAAAAGCTAAGTTATCTCAATTGTCTAATAATAATTGGATATTTTATGTGATGGTAAATCACAGTAAGTATAACTCTTTTGAATATATACTTGCAGAACCTCTCGTGTCATACAACATAACAGAACGTAATTTTCATATTAATTTCAGAAACAAAAAATATAAGAAAATTATGATTAGCAAAATGGATTATGATGAATATAAAAAGTGTTGTCGTGATATTGAATATTTGAAGCAAATATTATATGAAATGATGATAGAAAACAAAAGACAGTTAATGAAATATACAAGTGAAAATATTAGATTTTTGGAGGTATTGGATAATTGAGTAAACATTTAGCATCACAAAGATACGTTTTTAAAATACATTCTTCTCGTCTTAGAAGAGCAAAATGGGATTTGCAGCTATCAATAAAACAAGCACGAGAAAACAAGGAATTAATTGCATTAAGCGAAAGTCAAATGATGAGATTTATAGATGAATTGAATGGAATAACAAATCCTGAATTACATATTTCAGATATAAAATCTAAAATTAAAAATTTGAAATATGAAAAGAATTTATCTGTATCAAGACCAAAAATTAAAAAACTGTATGAAGAATTAGATGCTTATCAATTTAAAAAAGATTATGTATGTGTTGTTATAGATAATAATAAAGACTATTACAAAATGTACAAACACGGTTTTAAAATAAATAAAATTACATACAGACGATTACTTGGAACTACTGGTGGAGTTAAAAATAATACAATTGTTTTTGTAAACGAAAAATTATTACCAGAATTAAAAAGAAGAATTGATAATGGAAGAGATAAAACTAAAGAGTTTTCTCCGGCAAAATTAGAAGCATATAATGCATTAGTCTGCAGTTCTTCTACTCCTGTTTCATATCCAAATGGTGTTGTTGTTGTACATGACTGCATTACACACTTCAACTCTGACATTATCGAGTTAGACGATACAAATCTTGAAGAACCAAGCATGAAATATATTAAAAATAAAGAAATGGAATTAAATGACAGTGATGGGTATGGATTAGCAATGCCGCAGCTCATGAAAAGATGGGGAGAAGAAATTGGAGAAGATTTTTTGTTGCCTGGATGCGTGATAAGAAATTCATTTTGTAAAGGGGCAGTTTTCCCTATCGATTTTCAAAAATTCGCCAGTGATAATAATATAGATTCGATAACTGATGTTTGGGGGGATACTCATAATATAAATGATATAGAGCTAATACTGACAGAATCAATGTTAAAATTATGGGACTCGTATTCATCCATTGAAGATTATTTAGAAAATTGCGAAAAAAATCATTATAGCTTTTCTATTACAAAGAATTCCGAAAAAGAATTAGAAAATATTAGAACGATGAATTATCAGTTTCTCCAAAGTTATGATTTTAATGAGGAAGAAATCGATGAGCTTATTGAACCCACTGTTTCAGAAATATGTGATATTTTGTCAGATGATTATAGGAAAACTATTTTATATACAAAAGGTATTGGATTAAATAGTGATACCGTTCAGAATTTAGACAATTCGTTTTCAACAGCATTGATGATTGAGCCAGAAATGAAAAATGATCCATTTATCAAATCACAAATTTATTCTATGATTAGAAAACGAATTGATGATGCAAAAGTTGGCGTTTTAAATGTCCCGGCTAATTACTCTTTGGTTTCCGGAGATCCTTATTCATTATGTCAATCTATGTTTGGATTGAAGGTCACAGGATTATTAAAGTCCGGAGAAGTTTATTCGAAATACTGGATTGATAAAGGGATAGACCAGATTGTAAGTTTTAGAGCGCCAATGACCTCTCATAATAATATTAGAAAACTAAATGTGGTTCATAACGAAAAGATGGACGAGTTCTATAAATATATGACAACGCCAACAATATTCAATAGTTGGGATACATGTGCAGATGCTATGAACGGCTTCGATAAGGATGGCGACTGTGTAATCAATACTTCTCTCCCGCTGCTTGTTAAAAAAACACAAGAATTACCAACGGTGGTATGTGTGCAGCGGAAAGCACCAAAATGTATTCCCACAGAAGACGATATCATGAAGTCTAACATCAATAGTTTTGGAAATGCAGTTGGTGCCGTTACAAATAAAATTACATCCATGTTTGAAGTTCAAGCAAATTTCCCAAAAGATAGTCGTGAATATAGAATTCTAGATTATCGTATTAAATGTGGACAATTATACCAGCAGAACTCGATCGATTAACTTTAGTCGCTTTACACAGCGATGTGTATCGAATAACAAGGTGAACTTATAAATATAAGGTGTACATTACACGTATAGGAATTACAGGAAATGGTAATTAGGTAATGTGCTAACTGGAGAAGTCTAAGTATATAACAATAAAATATGCGTAAAAAATTTAAAAGAAAGAATGTGATTATATAAGTTTATATAACAATTATGGAATTTATGGAATAAGAAATAAAATCAATAACAAGATTTATGTTGGAAAAACAGAAATGAATTTTGGCGACAGAAAAGATTGTCATTTTGCAAGTCTTCGTGGTGGATATCATATAAATCCGCATTTGCAAAAATCATTCAATAAATACGGAGAAGATAATTTTGAATTTATTGTATTGTATCAATGTAATAACAATGAAGATAGTAATATGGTCAATGAATTAGAGAAAAAATATATCAAGTTATATAAGGACAAAGAACTTGCTTATAATATTGGAGATGGTGGTGACGGTGGACATAATTTAGGAAAGCATTTGTCAGAAGAAACCAAAAGAAAAATTGGAGACAAAAATAGAATCAACATGACTGGTCGTAAAGCCACTATTGAAACTAAGAAAAAAATGTCAGAAGCTCAAAAAAAACGTTTTGATAGAATGTCTGATGAAGAACTCAAGGAATATGGGAAACGAATTTCTCAATATGCTTCAGGATATAAATGGTCAGAAGAGTCAAAAGAAAAATTTTCAAAAATTCAGCAATCTAAACCTAACGGCGCAAAATATGATGTGGAAACAGTAAAAAAGATAAGACATTTGCACGAAGACAAGAATTTGACTTATACAGAAATCGCAAAATTATTAAATATGCACAGACATACTGTGTATTTAATCGCTACATATAGAAGATGGAAATACGCATAACCCATCACACTGTTATATATATGATGATCCAGTGCCAAGCTAAAGCAGCAATGCTTTAGAAGGTCAAACGAGCAAGACATACAATCTCTACGAGATTATGAAGTCTGTATGATTAAGGTGGAACTCCTTGATCAGAAGTGCCTTGCCCTCATTTTAAATGAGGTGATGATGTGCTCTACTCCCCTAATAAATATCGGGAAACCGAGGGTATTAAGGAAAACTAAAGGGATTGAGTCAAAACCTATGCCGAGCGAGTGGTATAATTGGATTGCAAATAAAATTTCAAACGGAAAGAGTTCTTCTGAGAAGAAGAAATACTGGATGAATAGAAAACTTGTTGCGGATAAAAAACCGTATTTTATGCAATACATTTATCCTGCAGAAAAAACAAAGATGTTAGAGTATATTAAGCGTAATAATGAAAAATGTATTATGAAGTTTAGAATCACACTTGATGAGCTTTTAGAAAAAGAAACTTTGACACTTGATGAGGAGAAGTTTATACAATGTTATTACAAAAGAATGCCTTTAGGAATGTCTCCTTGTACTATTAACAAAATATGTTGGGCTATTGAAAACAAATTTTCTGATTTAAGATACGTCAATGATTCTGATTTTGACTACTCTATTATGAAATGCAATGTTGTCTATTCTAAGCAGTTGTTTAATAAAATTAAAAAGATTTATGAAAGTTATAAAAAAGAACTTTCAAACTATATGCAGTTTGCAAAATCTGAAAGAATAAAATCAGACGAAAGACAGATTCAAAAATATACATTAAAAGAAGATTTTAAACGGCGGTGCTTAGAACAGTGCCCCAATGAAGAATATTTATGCGATATTGTTTTAGATCTATGTTATTCAAAAAGTAAATCTAGCAAGCAATTTGCATGGGATATATGTGGAGATATGATTATCTCAAATCTTCTTAAAAGGAATAATTACAAGGTTACTTATCCAACGCAAGATATAAATGGCGATATTGATTTTGCAGGGAAAAAGTTTTCACTAGAAACAACAGAAATTAAATTTGATATGGGTATTAAAGACGAGGAGGACGATGAATGGTTGTACTAAATGAGACAAAAGAAGCAGAAAGACTTATTTCTGAAGGGGAGGTTGGCAACAAGCCAACTTCTACCCTATTTCTATTATCTAGGTATTATAGACAAAAAGTAAATTTAAATAAACAAGACACTATTTGTAAATTAAATGATTTTATGGGCAAACATTATAAAAATTATAATGCTGCTTTATGGGAAGATGTTATTGAAAATACTGTAAATAAAGCACACAAATATCCATTGAGAGAAATAGAATGTATTGAAATATTTCAATCTGAATTAGACACAATTTCAAGAGTTAACACTACGAAATATAGAAAGCTTTTATTTGTAATGTTATGTTTCGCGAAATTATACAACACATTATCTGAAACAAATAATGGATGGATTAATACGGATATAAAAGAAATATATAAAATTTCTAGAGTACATGTAAAACATAGGAATGATAAATTTTTATATTTGAACGATTTGGAACAATTGGGACTAATCTCTTTTTCAAATAAAAATGACAACCTGAATCTAAAAGTAAATTTTGTTAATAAAACTGGTGAAACTGCTTTAAAAATAACCGATTTTCGTGAATTAGGATATGAGTATTTAAATTTTGTTGGGGAAGGAAAATTTGAAAGGTGTAAACTATGCGGGAAATTATTCAAAAAGAATAGCAACAATATGAACTATTGTAATGAGTGTCAAAAAGAAATTACAAAAGAAAAAACAAGAATTAGAGTGAAAAAGTATAGAGAAAACAACATGTAACGATTCAGAAAACCCTTGAAACCCTTGTAAACACGGGGTTTCTGGGCATCATGCCCGTTTTTCTTTATATGTAGATAATATAAGCACTTGCTTATAAATACAAATAACTCAGTGCAGATTGGTTTGTCACCATGCTGAGAATATATGAATAGTGAGTTACGGTATAATGCGATAGTTTTATACTGCAGCTTCTGGAATGATGTGAATCATAAACAGAAAGACGGAAACTGTCAAAACTAAATATATGTACAATAATATATTGCCGTAAAACGCAATTGCCAGATCGCTGACATAATAGACGACTCCAGTGGAGTAATAATCGTGATGCCTGTATCGGTGGAATGTTACAGAGAGATAAGTAGCGGAAATCCAAATAAGTCAGTTGCGTCGTTGATCGGGAGAAATCCCAGTATAAGATCTGTCGAATGTACGAGTAGCCCAAAGTGACGTGAGATTAATACATAAAAAATAAAAAAATTAAATCTTATTATGAATTTTCTTAATACGCTGAATGACATGGGTGAAAGTTTCTCGTAATCAGTCGAGGCTACAATTGCTGTTTATCAGATGTAAAGGAAGTCTAAGGGTAGCTCTCTTATTCTCAGCCCTTTACAAGTAGTGGCGGAATATTATGACGATATATTTGAGTAGGAAGAAATTCCATTTGTATTTATAATCAAGTGCTTATGCGCGCACTTGACGATTTCTAATCTCCTTTTCAGTTAGTAATAGCATTGCTGTTCTGGTAGTGCTGTTGCTAACATCTTAGGAGTATTTTAGCCCCATCGCCAAGCGGTAAGGCACAGGACTTTGACTCCTGCATTCAGTAGTTCGAATCTACTTGGGGCTGCTATCATCCGAAGTGTTGCGCTGACCGTCAATCAGTGGCGCATAAAAACCTATCCCAGTATAAAACCAGGTGACACTGGTTTATATGAAGATACGCTCTAGGTTTACTACGTTTTATATAACTATTCACATAACAATTATTTTGTCGTCCTTGTGGATGGGTGTTTTGGACGAGCAAATTATTTTACAAAAATATGGATACTTAGCTCAATTGGCAGAGCATTCGGCTGTTAACCGAAAGGTTATAGGATCATGCCCTATAGTATCCGTTACTCTCCCACTGTGGAGAAATATACAACGAAAGGAATGTTTTATCATAGTTCTTATTACAGACAAAGAATGTAAATTTTTGTTAAGCAAAGGGTGGAAATGGAGAGATCATATTCATCGCACTGTATCCGGAGCAAACAAAAAATACGCAACAGAAAATTATCGATTGATGCAAGATCTGGAGAATTTTAGATCACAGTCGATTAAAGAAACAATTCAGATTAAAAAACGTAAAAAATAACTAGAATTAAAACTAGAAGGAAAGGTGGTTTTTACAATCGCCAAGAAGAAAAAAGAATCTATTAAAATTTCTTTTATAGACTCGCCTTCGTCAGAGGATGTAACTGGAAGTCTTATTTACATTTCTACACCAAATCACAAATTCCTTGTGGATGCTGGGCTTCATCAAACGAATGATAGATACGAGGATTTCTTGATAAACAATCGTAAATATAAGGAGTTTAAGCCAAAAGAATTGGATTATGTGTTTATTACACATTCGCATTCAGACCATATGAATCTGTTACCAAAATTATTCAAAGATGGTTGTAATGCACGTGTAATAATTACAGAAGGTACTTTAGAAATCATAAAAGATATGATGACGGATTGCGCTGAAATAAACGAACGAGATATTGTGATTATCAATAACCAGCACGATAAAAAATATGAAGCATTATATGATATAGACGATGTTCATAATACGATGAATCATATTGTCGAATTCCCTATGAAAGAAAAAATAAAGATTGATGACGAATTATCATTCGAGTTAATTCCTAGTGGTCATTTACTTGGAAGCTGTCAGGTGCTGCTGTATCTTACAGTTAATAACATAACTAAGACAGTTTTAGTAACTGGAGATATAGGAAATAAAATTGTTGGAAATCGATTTGTTGGAGAATACAAGCAAGTTAAAAATTCTGATTATGTTATTGCAGAATCTACTTATGGAGATAAACCAGATATTAAAACCGGTAGAAAAGAAAGAAAAAATGATTTAGAAAAGTTTAAATCAATTATCGATACGCAGATTCATGATTTAAAAGGTCGTGTGATTATACCAAGTTTTGCACAGTCTCGCAGTGCTCAACTTGTGCTTATGGTTTATCAATTATATAAAGATAGTGATTGGAAGCCGAAAGTGTACATCGATTCACCATTAGCAATTAAATTGTTTAAGGATTATGAAAACTGTCTGGATGGAAAAGATAAAGAAGACTTCGATGAAATGCTGCATAGTGGAATGTTTCATTTTGTAAAAGAACCTGTGGATAGCAAAACACTTGTAGCAAGCAATGAACCATGTCTGATAATCTCAACGAGTGGTATGTGTCAAGTCGGTCGCATTCGCCACCATTTAAAAAAATGTGTAATTGATCCAAATGCAACTGTTCTGTTTGTAGGATTTAGTACAGATGGAAGTTTAGCTTCTTTACTTAAAGATAATAAACGAAAAACAATTACAATTGATCAAAAAGAATATCCTTGTAGATGTGCATCGTATTCATTGAAATCTATGAGCGGACATGCTCCGTTCAATCAACTTGTTGAGAATTATACAGAAATAAATTGTCAGAAAATAATTCTACATCATGGTTCAAAAAAGGCAAAAGAAATTTTAAAACAAGCTTTAGAAAAAGAATATGAAAAGAAATGTAAATCAACTCGTGTTGTAATTGCAAATTCGAGTCTAAAAATTACAATTTAAATTTTATATTGCAGGTAACGCATATGAAAAAAAATAAAACATTATTATCATATATATTAGGTGCATGTACAATCGTAATATTTCTTCCAATTGTAGAAGAAATAGTTAATGTAATTCTGTCTTGGATTGAATATCTGAAAATTCTTCCGGGAAAACTTGTTATAAAAGGCAATGCAGAATTACAAGAGTTGCAGTCGGATTTTGAGGTTGAATCGACAGATACATGCGCTATCGGATTTCATTATGAACCAGAAACTGAAGAATATTATGATGATGAAGAGTAGATAATCACTACTCTTCTATTTTAGTTTAAAGGAGAATTTGAAATATGAAAAATTTACAGTATAAAAAAGTTACAACCACAACATTAAAAGTTGGTGGAATTCTTGATGCAGATAAAATGGTGATTGATGTTGATGGAGTTGAAAAAGATATCAAAACACTTCTCTCTGATTTTGCTGATCAGTGCATTGAATTAAACGTGAAAGTAAAAGATGAACTTGAATTATTAGAGCCATCTGACTCAGAAGAATAGAGAGTAGGTGGACATTATAGTACATAACTATAAAAGATTTGATGGTGAAAGTGACGATGAGTTAATTCTTAGAATCTGTAATGATAAAGAAAATATCGGCACATGGAATGATGTTGCTGCGGTTCTAAACGATCTTCTTAACTGTAATTACACTGAATCTGCTTACAGAAAAAAAGTTCAGTATTTTCAAAAGGTTCTTGATGCAAACCAGTCAAAATTTACAGACAGTACTGCACAGTTGCAAGAACTAAAAGAAGAACGAATTCTTTTGGAAAAAGAACGTGTCAAGACACGCGATGAACGAAACGAATATCGTAGATTAATTCGTGAGGAAGCTCGAAAAGAATCTTATAAAGAACAAATTTTGAGAGCGATTTCAGAATATCATGGTCAGCCTCTGTATTATGATAAATATAAGCAGTTCACAGGAATTTTAAATTCAAATAATGACATGGTGATTTCTGTGACTGATATTCACGCCGGAATAGAAATTAATAATTGGTTCAATAAATACAATACAGATGTTATGTATGACAGATTTAGACAATATCTGGACAAAATTTTTGAAGTTTATTTGCGACATGGATCAGAAAATATTCATGTAATTCTAAGTGAACTGATTTCAGGATTAATTCACAACTCACTTCGTATTGAAAGTAATCAAAATCTAATTGAGCAGTTCTTATCCGTATCGGATTGTATTTCACAATTTTTGTCTGAACTTAGTTATAAATTTAATGAAGTTCATGTTTATGTTTGTCCTGGAAATCATTCTAGGTTGCATGCGAAAAAGGAAGAATCTTTAAAAGGTGAGAACATGGACTGTCTCGCTATTCCATTTTTGCAAGCCAAATTGCAGAACTTTAAGAATATCGAATTTCACGAAAATAAAATTGATGAATCAATTGCAATGTTTTCTGTTAGAGGAACAAAGATTTTTGCGGTGCATGGAGATAAAGATGACCCTAAAACGGTTGTGCAGAAACTATCGCTTATGACACAAATACGTCCAGATATTTTATATATGGGTCATCGTCATGTAAATGCGATGTCTACTGTTTATAATGTGAAAATTTTACAATCAGGTTGTATTTCTGGAACAGATAACTATTGTCTGGATAATCGATTGCAGAATAAACCAGAGCAATTGATTTCTGTTATTACTGACAACGGATTAGATTGTGTATATGATGTTAAATTTCATTAATAAGGCATATAACTGAATACAAAGATGAATTGCCAGTATTGGATTATGAAGAACTTGTTTCTTATATCATGGAGAAAAGTCAATATCCCAAAACAGATATTGAGAGAATTATAGATTTAGAGACAGAATATATGAAAAAAATCGGGATTATTTCCGAAGAATAAATTTTACAAAATACTTAAAAAGTTAGGAGATTATAAAATGACAAGATCAGATTTAATTAAAACAATTGCAGAAAAAGTAGACGGAGTAACACAGGAAAAAGCAAAAGAGATTGTTGCTGTAACTCTTGATTCAATTGCAGATGCACTTACTGCTGGAGATAAAGCACAGTTCGTCGGATTTGGAAGTTTTGAAGTAAGAGAAAGAGCTGGAAGAACTGGACGAAATCCACAGGACGGAAGCGAAATTTATATTGAGCCATCTAAAAATGTAAAATTTAAAGCAGGAAAAGAATTAAAAGATAAAGTAAATGCTTAAGATTGGCGGTGTGTCTATTTGAAAAAAGAAATGATTAAGAAAACATATGATAATATCTATGAATTATGTGAAGATGTTGTAGATACATATGACGTACTAGAATCAAACTATGACAATAATATTGTTTCTATTATTGCTAAATACGATGAGGCAAGTCTCATTGTTTCGGAATTATGTACAATGGACTTCTTCATTTTTTCATGCGAATTACACGATCAGGAGTTTGCTGGATATACTGATGAATATTTGATTGAGATTATTGAAGATAAAATCTTTTGTGAGCCAGCAAAACGTAACGGTGATTACATTGGTTCTGGCAGTTCTATTGTATATGTATTAGACGACTGCAATTCGAAAGTCATCTCTAAATTTGAAGCAGACTATGCATATGAAGTACATTTGTATGATGAGAATGATGAAGATGATATGGAATATGATTGTGATGGATGTATCTTCTGTGATGAGTGCGACGAGTATGATGACCATGATGAGCATGGTTTTTTGTTGGATGATGATTATGTAGATAACAAAGACTTACATGGTTTTTCTGCTAGTAAGAGTGATGATTATGGTTGTCACTCCGTATCATTTTATTCAACAGAGCGAGTTAATCATGATGATATGATGGATTTACTTCGTATTTTTGGATTATAAATTTTCTGTTATATATGTACATTTCAAAGATCCGTAGGTGTCAAAGCTTACGGATCTATTTTTGTGTTCTCAGTTAAGAGAATAAGAATTAGAAACATCAGTGAAAGGAATGTGTCGGGTAAGCTACGACCGCGCTGTATGTTTCAATGCAACATTGGATTTTCAGGAGAGATACGGTGGAATTCATGAGCCGCCGGACAAGTGTAACCTCATTCGCACTTCTCTCCTATTTCTATGGTGTGAGGAGAAACAAATATTTAAATAAAAAAGGAAGTGAGATTATTGAGTGAAGAAATTGCAAAGCGTTCAGAAGACATAACTGATGAGATTTGGAATCAGGTTAATGAATTCAATAGAGAAATGGTTCAGGATTATCTTGATAATCAAACTGACCTTTCACTAAAGACTCGTCCGGCGTATCGCTCTGGATTAAGAGTCTTTTTTGTATATGTAAAAGATCACTTGAACAATAAAGATTTTACACAAATAAAGAAAAAAGAATTTCAAAAATATCTTAATTGGTTGACTAATAGAGGTTTATCTGATTCAGCAATTAAATTTAAAAAATCATGTGTAAGTGCATTTTGTAATTACATTATGTTGATGTATGAAGAAGAGTATCCTACATTCAGAAATTTTACTGTTGGATTAAAAGTAGTACAAACAGGATATGTTCATGAGAAAAACCCACTGACACCGGAAGAATATTTAATGCTGTGTAAAGAATTAGAAAAACGTGAAGAATGGCAAAAATTAGCATATTTAGTTTTTTCTTATAGCACAGGATGTAGACGAGCTGAGGCACGTCAACTTTTGAAAGAAGTTGTTGAGTATAAACCAAAAGAGAAAGAAACAAAAATTAAAGGTGAAGATGGTGTAGAGCATGTTGCAATTTCTCGCCAATACTTAACACATACAATTAGATGTAAAGGCGCATCGTTGGTTGGGAAACAACGTAAACTAAAATTCGGAGAAGATGCTATGTATTGGTTAAAAAAATGGATTGAAGTGCGAGGAGAAGATGAATGTCCTTATATGTTTGTTGTAAAACAAAGAAATGGAGAAACTCGCCAAGTTGGCGAGAATACGTTTAATGATTGGTGTAGTGGACTATTTACAGAAATAGTAGGTAGACGCATACATCCGCACCTGTTTCGAGAAAGTCGCGCAACTAATCTAGTAGTTTACGAAAATAAATCTCCAGAAGTTGCTCAAAAACTTTTAGGACATAACGATGTTAGTACAACTACAAATCATTACATAATCAGAAATGATGATTTTGACGAGTCTGATGAAGCATTCATCTAACCATCTTCAATTTCCCATAATTTACCAGCTCACTACTCTTCCACTCTATGTTATACTGTTTCCGAGATTCATAACACCGGAGGTTTACAGAATGGAAAGACTAGTTAAAACAGGATATGTGAAAATGATTGCAATTGACGTTCATGATTTGGAGTCAAAAATCTTAGATGAACGGAATACAAATTTTCTGTGTGATATAGAAAATTTTCAGAACAAGTATTCTAATATATCTACAGTAAAATGTGTATATATACATATGGATGATAACTATGATATTACTTTTTTAGATTATAAAAAGGTAGTCCCACATATTCATCCATTTGACTATATGAGAGATATTGTAAAAAAGCATGATGGAAAATTAATTCAAGGAAGTGATTATCTACGAATCACACATGAAGATGACTATGTGGAATTGACAGAAATCGATTTAAGAGATTAATGGAGGGCAAAACTGCTCTCCTATTTTTGTATACGGCTCCATGGTCAAGAGGATAAGACATTGCCATTTCACGGCGGTAACACTGGTTCAATTCCAGTTGGAGTCATTATTATATTCCGGCTTTCTAAAAGAAATGCCGGTTTCATATCGGCAGAAAATAGAAAAAAGAAAGCGAGGGAAAATAATGGTAACATTACAGAAAATTGGTGGTGACATGAATCGTAATGTATTAGAGATTACTGGATTATCTACAGACGAAAAACCTGTTGAATTTATCGAAACAACATACATTACCAATGGAAGCACATATGAAGAAATTGATACTGGTACAGTGTATAAATATAACGAATCTGGCAAGAAATGGATAGAGCAACCTGCAATTGGTGGTTCAGGCGGAAATATTTCTCTTGATTATACTGCATTAACAAATAAGCCACAAATTTCCGGAATTGAATTAACTGGAAATAAAACCTTGGATGATCTTGGTATCCAGAAAAAAGGTACTTATATTACAAAAGAAACTGATCCAACTGTACCGGCATGGGCAAAAGCAGAAACAAAACCTACTTATACCGCAGACGAAGTTGGAGCTTTACCTAATACTACCACTGTTCTTCCAAATCCAAAAAAGATTAAATTTACAGGTGCTGTAACAGATGACTATGACGGTTCTGTCGAAAAAACAATTAACATTCCGACAGGAAGTTCTTATACTCTTCCACAGGCAACTGATAAAATTCTTGGTGGAATTAAAGCAAAAGGAAAAACGAATGAAACAGTGGAGGTTGCAATTGACACTGCAACAGGAAAATTATTCGTTCCTACATATCCTACAGGTATAGAAATTGAACTTGACAAAACACTTGCTGTGGAAGGAAAAGCTGCTGATGCAAAAGCTGTTGGAGATGCATTGAAAACTAAGATTGGATCCGATGCTCTTGCACCATATATGAAGACAGTTGATGCAGATAAAAAGTATGCATTAAAAACTGAATTGCCACAAAAGGGAGTTGCTGTCGCAGACGCTGGAGACGCAGATGTAAAAGATAAACTTAATGCTTTGTTGGCAAGTCTCAGAACTGCTGGGATTATTGCTCAGTAAATATGTATAAAACAGGACGGTGCTACTGCCGTCCTATTATTATGCTCGGATAGTTTAATGGAAAAACGATTGACTTGTAATCAATTGTTCCCAGTTCAAATCTGGGTCTGAGCTTTTATTAATATATAAATTAGTTGAGAAAGAAGGGATAAATTTTGTCAGAAGAAAAATCAACAAGAAGTCTAACGATAACAACACCAAAAGACACGACCTCTGTTAAAAAAATACGATATTCCAAAACAGACGAACCAGATTTTTATAAATGTACAGTTTGTGGGACACCGTATAAAAACTTAGATGGCAATTTTCCTGCATCTCAAAGCGAATTATACTCCGGATGGGATTATCATATTTCAACATGTAGAAAATGTCTTGACAGATTGTTTGAACATTATACTGAAGCTTATGGTGGAGATGAAGATATGGCAATACGTATAATTTGTCAAAAATATGATATTTATTACGATGTAAGTCTATTAAATGCAAGTAGAAAAATTACAAAAACAAGATCTCGAATCCATAATTACATTTCGAAATCTAACTTACGACAGTATGCGGGAAAAACTTTTGATACAACATTAGATGAAGAAAGAAAGGGCAATGTAATTGAAAACATTGATGATTTAAAAGAAAATAAATCAAAAATAAGAATAAAGACTGTAAAATTTTGGGGAACAGGTTTTACAGATGATGACTATGATTATTTGCAAGAGCAATATGACGATTGGACAAGTCGTCATGAGTGTAAAACTAAAACACAAGAAGAAGTATTTAAAAGAATTTGTTTCAAACAGCTAGAGATACTAAAAACCACTCGTGCAGGAAAAGATACAAAAGAACTTGATAAAACATTTCAAAATTATCTTGATACAGCTAATCTAAAACCATGTCAGAATACGAATGCATTATCAGATGCACAAACTCTTGGAACGTTAATCCAAAAATGGGAAAATGAAAAACCTCTTCCGGATATTGATCCAGAATTAGAAGACGTAGATAAAATTGGATTATATATCGATGTATTTTTCAAAGGTCATTTAGCAAAAATGATGGGATTAAAAAATGGATTATCTAATTTGTATAATAAATTTATGAAAAAATATACCGTTGAAAAACCAGAATATAAAGATGACGAAAATAATGAAGCACTTTTTGATGCTATTTTCGGAAATGATGAGAAATTTGAGGATTTTTAAATGGCTACATCGAGAAAAATGACAGAACAAGAAGTTGCAAATGAGAAAGCTGAAAGGTTAATGAACGGTGTTGCTTACTGGGCAGCTTTTTACAGAAAAAACCCACAACGTTTTTGTAAAGATTATTTAAATATAACTCTCAAATTATTTCAAAAGATATTGCTATATGCAATGATGTGCAATAATTATTTTATGTATATTGCCTCTCGTGGACAGGGTTTGTAAAAATATCACGAGTGGAGGAAATAACAAATGAGTAAATATGTTTACAATAAAGATTATTTCGAAAAAATTAACACATCAGAAAAAGCATATTGGCTAGGTTTTTTATATGCAGATGGATGTATTACAAGATTTTATAAGGGAGAAGTATTAAAATCTATGTCTTTAGAAATTACTTTAAAAGACGCAGATTGTGAACATCTTATTAAATTTAAAAACGCTTTAGAAAGTAATATTCCTATTCAACATAGAATTATTACCGGGAAATATAAAGCAGATAGAATAGTTGTTAATTGCACAAAAATATGTAATGATTTAATCAAATTAGGTTGTACTCCGACTAAAAGTCTAACATTAGAATTTCCTAAAAAAGATATAATACCTCAAGATTTTATAAGAGACTTTATTAGAGGTTATTTTGATGGAGATGGTGGTGTATCTTATACTGAAGGTAAATATTATAATAATGCTAGAAAAAAATATTACAAACAGCATCACTATCGATGCTATTTTTGTGGAAACATACAATTTTTAACTGAATTAAAAAAAATATTGAATTCTAATGGAATTAAAACATCTGATCTAAAAAAAGACAATAGAAGTAATGCAATTAATATTTATATATATGGAAGAGAAAATATAGAGAAATTTAAAAATTATATATATACAGAGGGGTGTGTGAACTTATCAAGAAAATTTGATAAGTTCTTTTTTATTTCCCACAATAGCGATCTTCATATAAATAGATAACGCCATGTTTAGCCCTGTCTAAATTGGGGAAAATCGGTGAAGACTAAATTTATTTAAAATATAAAATAAATATGTTAATACCGAGATAACTTAATAGATTTCGTAAGGCTATTAAGCATTGTAGAGAGTAGAGATTGAATAAATATAATATCTCCAAGAGTCCCCAACTACATTATTGTAGAAAATGTACTCCAAGCTGAGTTGGAAATGACCAACTGATGAAAATGAAGGAAACTTCCAGAGCATAGGATAAAAAACCTATGGTTAATAACATACTGAAAACATGGCTTACTGCTCTATTCTGCGTCGTTCGTTGCATATTATTCCCAGGAAGCAAGATATGCATTGCTTCTTCAACAAGACCACAGGCGAATCAAGTACTTTTGAAAATAACCGATGATTTTTGTAAAAACTATGGATGGGGTTCAGATAATTTGAATAATGAAATAGGGTACAAATCAGTTGGTGCGAATAATGCGGTGATTGAATTTAAAAAAGGGTCATGGATAAGAGTTGTAACTGCATCTGACAGTGGACGAGGCGCACGTGCAAATATTCTAATTGTAGACGAATTTCGTATGGTTGATTTAAATGTTATTAATACTGTTCTTAGAAAATTCTTAACAGCTCCGCGCACCCCAGGATATTTAAATATAAAAAAATATTCTCATCTAACTGAGCGTAATAAAGAAATATTTATGTCCAGCGCATGGTATAAATCTCATTGGTCATTTGAAAAAGCGAAAGCATATGTCGTAAATTTTTTAGATAATAGTAAAAAATATTTTATTTGCGGACTACCGTATCAAATAGCAATCAAAGAAAATTTATTATCAAAAGAACAGGTTGAAGATGAATTTTCTGAGCAAGACTTTGATCAAACATCTTTTGATATGGAGATGGGATGTTTATGGTTTGGTGATACGGACGGTTCGTTTTTTACATTTGATGATTTATCTAAATGTAGAAAAATAAAAACACCGATGGAGACACATTTTTTCAAAAATAAAAAAATACCAGACTTAGCCCTTAATGAAAAAAGAATTATGTCTGTAGATATTGCATTAATGGGTTCTAGTAAATCAAAGAATAATGATGCAAGTTCAATTTTAATTAATAGTGCTCTTCCAACAGAAAGCAATGAGTACATTTCAAATATTGTATTCTTAGAAAATCATGAAGGACTTACAACTGACGAATTAGGAATTATTGTCATGAGATTGTTCTATAGGTATAAATGTACAGATTTGGTAATTGATACAAATGGAGCCGGTTTAGGTGTATATGATTTTATTATAAAGAATCAGTTAGATCAAGAAACAGGTGATGTGTATAAAGCTCTTACTTGTTGTAATGATAAAGACATGGCAGAAAGATGTAAAGTCGAATCGGCAAATCCATGTATATGGTCGATAAAAGCCAATGCTGCTTTTAATAACGAGATGTGTGTTATGCTTCGTGCAGGAATACAAAATGGAAAGATCAATCTTCTTGTATCAGAATTTGAAGCAGAGGAAATATTAAGAGACAAGATTAAGTCATATTCAAAGATGCAATCTTTTGAACAATTAAAATATAAAACACCATATATTCAAACAACATTGCTGATATATGAACTCATAAATTTACAGCATAAGATAGAAGGAACAAACATTAAAATAAAGGAAAAATCGGGTATGAGAAAAGATAGATATAGTTCTTTAGGATATAATTATCACATATTAAGAACATTAGAAAAAAATCTTAACACAGACTCCTATTCTTCAGATTTTTCAAATTTTACCCCATGTATTTCTTCTATATCATTTTAGAAAGGACGGTGAATAATGTCAGATAATATTAACGAATCACAAGTTGATGACATTAAAAACTATAAAATATCTTTCGCATCAGATATTAAAGACAGCATCAGTTCTGACGATGAAACCGTCATTGTATCAGGATTTGATGTTCAGCTATCAGAACAAGAGACAAATTGGATGCGCGACGCATTACAGAGATTTGACAAAGGTGGAAGTCAATATTCTGTTGTGTTAAATGAAGAATCGTCATCCGGAACAGCAAAAACCACAACATTAGATGATATTGATGATTTAGCTTTTAACGCACAAAGTGATATTTCAAAAATACAAAAAATAAATGCATTAGTACGGCAAGCATCAAATGAAGACGATATAATTGGAAAAGTTCATGAGGCTGTTGAATCAAACCTTAACTCTAACGTAAGAATATCTTTTGATACTCTCCCATCAGACTATGACGAAGGAATAAAACTCGAAGCAGAATCAGAAATTGAACGTTTTCACAAAGAGATAAACGTAAATGACATCGTAACTATTGCAATTACTACAACATATGATGAAGGTAATTGTATACAATACTTGAGATCAAAAAAATCTAAAGGTATTTATCATCATGTTGTTGATAGATATCCATTAGGAGTTGCTTTAATAAGCGACTATTCTATGAACACAATTCCTTACGTGTTGATTGACACATCTGAGCTAACAAACAGACTGCAGAAAACAATGTTAAAAAGCAAAAAGAATAAACCTTTATTTTTCAAAAATACTGCAGAAGAAATCAAAAATAATTATCCAAAAGAAGTTACGAAAGCTTACACATCGAAAGAAAAATATGCCATTCTTGATGTTCAAAGGACTGGAGTAAATCGATTTGGCAATATGAATCGTAAATATGGAATTTCGCCAGTTTTTAAAGCGTTGAAACCTAAAATTATGCTTGATACATTTGATAAAACAGACAATGTTAATGCCAAAGCAAAGGCAAAAAAAATAATTGCCCAATATCTAAAAAAAGAAGTTTTAGGACAGCGTGGCGAAAAAAAAGGACTTGAGGATATGGCATATGCCCATGATTGCCTAGTACAGGCTTTTAAAAATAAAACTGTGCTGTATACTCCACCAGGCAGCGTTGAAAAGATTGAATATGTAGAGCCAAAAGTAGAAATGACTAATACAGAAACAATTATACAATATAGGTCTAGGGTCACATCTGCATTAGGCATATCATTTTTGAACACTGACGGAAAACAAACTGTAAGCACAGCAAATATTTCTATTAAACAACTCATGAAAACAATCAACAAAATTGCAGAAAGACAGGAAAAAATTTTGCAACGTTGGTATGAAGTTGTCTTATCTGAAGCAGGCATACCAATAGAGTATTGCCCTACTCCACATATTTTAGATTCAGAAATGTTAGAGTTTGAAATCAAAAAGGATCTTGTAGAATTCCTATTTTCAAAACTCAATTGTTCATATCAAACAGCGTATGAATTTCTTGGCATGGATTTTGATAATGAGGTTGTTCGTAGAAAATCCGAAAAAGAGAATGGTTATGATTTAATACTGACTCCTCATCCAACTTCTTACAATACATCTGGCTCAGATGAAATTGGTGCAGGTCGACCAATGGGAGGAACAAACGAGGGTAATGATGTGAATGAGAAAAAACAGGAATATGATAAAAATTATCGAGAATCTAAATAGTCAAATCTAACTTATATTTAAATATATGAAGGTGAAAAAATGGTTAATAAAACAGAAATATTTTCTAGTTCACCTATTTCTATTGCAAGTCATGACAATTATAAAGAGGCAGTTTTTTTAATTAGCGTCTTAGACCAGCCAGACAGGATAAATCGTATTATACCTGTCGACTCAGGTATAAAATACCATAAAACAATAATTGGATATCCGCTTGTTGCAAAACTAAAAAAAGCAACTTCTGATTTTGGCGGTCATGAAATGAAAATAACAAAAACAAAAAAAGGAAAAAAGTTTTCTTTTGATACATTTCCTATTGGAAGCATCACAGATTCGTGGATTGAAGAACGTGAAGTTGATGGATATAACGGAAAACAAAAATGCATCCTGGCAAAAACCAAATTATGGACAAGTAGATTTCCCGAATATTTTAAAGTGTTCGATAAATTATGGGATGATGGAGAATTGTCTTCTTCTTGGGAGATGACGGTAACTGACTCAGAAAAAGATGGTGACTGCACAATTCTTAAAGTGTTTGAATTTATTGGAAATGCATGTTTGGGAAGACTTAAAACTCCATGCGTTCCAGGCGCTGGTGTCATAGAATATGCTGAACTAGAAAAAGATATTGATACAGAATTAGCCGAGGCTTTAGAAAAGGACTTGGTTAATTTAGATATAGAAGAAAATGATGTAAAGGAGGATATAGGCTTGGCAGAAAATACAAAAAAGAAAATAGAAAACGAAGAGACAGAAGATACAAAAACTTCTGTCAAAGAGACAGATGATAAAGAAAAAAAGACAGAAGAAACTGCCTCTTGTGGATCAGATTCTACAAAGAAAAAGACAAAAGTTGCAGAAGAAACAAAAGAGATCTCAGAAGAAAATGCTGAAGTAACAGAAATTGCATCTCTGACTCAATGGGATCTTGAAAGTAAAATCAGGAAAGCTTGTGACGAAAAAATTGGGAAAAGAGTTTATGGATATGTCGCATTTTGGTTCCCAGAAGATAATACTGTTTGGTATAAAACAGATGATAGCGAAAGCCAACTTGATTACAAATTATTTACATATGAAGTTTCTGGAGATGAAGTTTTTGTTTCTGAACCAGTAGACGTTAAGCTTACAGTTGCAGTAAAAGATGTAAATATGGAAATTGCAAGTAAAGATGAAGAGATTGGAAATCTAAAAGCTGAATTAGATATTAAAAATGATGCTGTGATCAACGCAGGTAAAACAATTAATACCTTAAAAACCAAAATTGCTGAATTGGAACCTTTTAAAGAAAAGGTAGAAAAGGCAGAACAAGAAAAAATTGAAGCAGAAATTGCTGAAGAAAAAGATGCTCTTAGATGCAAGATGTTAAAAGGTGATTTGTTTACAGAATCTGAAATTGCCGAAACAGAAATTGCTGAATTAATTGAATCAAGAAATGTTTCAGAAATCAATAATTTAATTGCTGAAAGATATATTGAGCGCATTGATAATGCTGCAGCAGAAGTCGCAGAATTCGAGGAAGAATCAAATGAAGAGTCTATCGCTACAGCTAGTTTAGAAACTGATGACATTGCAGATGATTCTGTGTCATTTATGAGCAAATTTTTAAATGGTAGAAAACATAATTAAGGAGGATTGACTACATGTTAAGAGATATTCGTAGAAATGGCGCACAGCCAAAAGACACAATGCACAAAGCAAAAGTTGCAATGGTAACTGGGATGGGTGTAGTAAAAGAAGATACAAAAAATACAAAAGAGGTAAAGTTGCCTACTGCTGAGACAACAACAAATATCTGCCTTGTAACAAAAGAAAGAATTCCTACAGGAATTAACGCAGCAAGACAGGAAATGTCTGATTACGATGATGATTTTACATCAGTAAAAATCGGAGAGTTTGTTGGTCTGGAAGTCTATACAGATGGAGAAAAATTTGGAACAGACCAGTTTAAGGCTGCTGATTTTGGAGACGAAGTGGAACCAGGATTTGCAATGTCTGTTGGAGCAGATGGAAAATGGCAAAAAGCAACAAAAGGAACTTCAAGATATGTATTTGCAGGAACAATGAAAGATAACGGTCATAAGCTTGTGCTCGTAGAAGTTGTTGCTGATGCAGTATCTGTTGCGTAAATAAAATAAGGAGGACTTGATAAGATGGCTATTAGAACAGAAATCGCAGAACTCATGGATAAAGATGGTGTTCTGTTTGAAGTTGCTGAAAAGGTAAATTATAAAAGAGAGCTTAACTCTGAAGAAAAAGAAATTGCTGAAATTTCCGATGCATGGGCAAGAGAAATCGGTAAAACAGGAAAGGATCCTAATTGCGAAATCGCAGAGTTTGTAACTAGAACTGTACAGGAAGAAGTGTACAACGCACCGGACGAACTTCTTGATCAGATTTTTGAAAGAGGTTCTGTTGGAGAGTTTGATGATTTAGAAGGAACAAAGGAGCCAAAAAATACACTTGTAGCACATGAAGCTGCAAAAGGCGGTAATGTAGATCGTTCTTACATTGATATTGAAACTGTAAAACCTACATGGAAAAATCGTCAGGTTGAAACTGATATCTCATATGTAGATTTAAGAAAAAATGGTTTTAAATCCATCGCAACCTTAACTACATTTATGAAAGAAGCTTGTCAGAATGCGCTATTTTACGATGCACTTTCTATGGCTGATAACGCGGTTACAGGAGGAGAAGCTCTTATTGAGGTTACAGGAGCAACACCTACTCTTGAGGCTATGGATAAATTATCTCTTTATCTGAATGATAGGGGTGATGATAATGTTATTGTTACTTTGAATAAATATGCTCAGGCAATTAGACGTATGCCTAATTTTGCTCAGTATTTGTCAGGAGCTATGAAAGACGATTTTAACAGATATGGTTTAGTAAAAACATATGATGGAATTGGTATTGCAGGTATTTCAGGAGCAAAGAAAACTGGAACTGGACAGCTTCTCCTGCCAGACAAAAGAATCTATGGTATCGCAGATAAAATCGGAACACTGGATATGAAAGGTGAAATTCACGTATATCAGGATATGAATAATCAAGGTGAAAAAGTTCATATTATGTTGAAAGATTTTACATACGGCTTTATGCTCACACATATCGAAAACTTTGCAAAGGTTACTTTGAGATAAGGTAGTCTTTTTTTATTGTTTAAATTTCTATCGGAGGGGGGATTCCTTCGATAGAAATTATGAAGAGGAGGAGATTTTATTAGTAGTAAATTTGGAATCACAAAACATTTTCAGGTTTTAAATTATAATGAACATTCTGTATGCATTACAATTGCGCCAGGTAAAACATGTGTAATTGAATCCGCAGTAGATGGATCACCAACTACTCTTCCGCTTACGTGGGATGAAATTGTATACGCAAATAACAGTAACGTATTTAAAAGCGGATCACTTGAATTCCAAGGAGATGTCGAAAATGATATCTATAACGAATTAGGAATTGTAAAAGAAAATGTTTTAAAATATGAAGAAATAAAAGAAATTTTACTTCATCCAGACAAGGATGGACTGAAAAAAATTTTAAAAATAAAAACGTTATCAGATTTTGATAGAGTTCGTGAAATTTTTCAAAAATTAAAATTTGAAGGTTATTCAATTACTCTTGATGTAAATAATCTTGTAAAAAAAAGAACAGAAGAATTGTTTATGGGGAAATCATCTTCTTCCATTTTTGTTGATGACCCAGAAAATAAATCTTCAGATTCTAAGAAGGTTAAAGACTTGGAAAAGCAGCTTGAGGAAATGAAGGCAATGATGGAATCTTTGCTTAAATCAAATGACACGGTAAAAACTGATTCTGTCGAAAATACTCAGGTTAAAAAAACAGGAAGACCGAAAAAGTCTGATTAGATAACAGGGAGGTAATTTGGCATGAAGTCAAATTCTTATACTCCATTTAGTGAAATTTGTGATAGATTCTATGATCGATTAGAAAAGGATGATAAATTTTTTAATTATTATAACGTAGATGAATTAGAAGCAATTCAAATTGCACATGAAAGGTCTAAAAGATATCTTATTGAATCATTAGATGACTTAACATCTCTTGGAAATATGCAAGTAGATTTTTCTGATTATGACACAGAAATTGAACGCATAAACTTTCAACTATTACCAAAAGAAATTAAAATCATTGTTGATATGATGTTTATTAAATACATGGAAAGAGATTTAGCATTGTTACACGCTATGGAAATAAATTTTACACCATCTGATTTAACTGTGTTTTCTCCAGCAAATGAAAGAACAAGTTATCGCAATTTTATTGAAACACTAAAATTAAATTTGCAAGATGAATTAGCTAATTATCAAGACAGGGATAGAAAAACAGGCAAATTAAAAGCGGTACTTGATTATTCTTTATATGACGAGTGAGGTGATAAAAATGAATTTGAATTATTTCAGAAAAATTCAGAATAGTTATCGTGTATCGTCAAAGAAAGAACAACAACTTAATATAATCAACAAGGAATCTGAAAAGCATTGGAATAATATTGATTGCGAAGATGTTGTTATAAATGGTGAAAACAGGAAATTAATGGTGGTAAAAGACACCGATAATAATGCCTCAAAAAAGAAAATTAAATCAATACATAGTGAGCCATTTAATCTTGGAGATTATATATACTGGAATAACCAAGTATGGATTGTAACAGTATTAGATCCTAATGAAAAGGCGTGGCATTCTGGATATATGTATTTATGTACACTATTGCTAAATACAATAGATGAAAATGGAAGGCTTGTTCAAAAATGGTGCTATTCAGAAGATTTTACTAAGTATTCTTCTGGCGAAACAGGGAATACAAGTATTAAAGTCGGGGATTATCAATATGGATTGACATTGCCTGTTGATAATGACACCAAACATTGGCGGCGCGACAAAAGATTTTGCATTGATTTTGATGATTCGATTGAGCCAGACACATATCGATTAACAAATAGAAAATTATTTTTATCAGATAATTCATATTTTAATCGAGGTGGTCTTATTCAACTTACACTTTCTCTCTCGTCATTTAACAAAGAAACAGATGCGCTTGTTGACTTTGATGGAAAAAAGTATTGGATAGCGGATTATATTAAATCAGATGTTTCTCAAGAAAAAAATAGCACGTGCAAGATTTCTTATAAGGGTAAAAACCAAGTTGGTGTTGGCGATATTGAAAAGAAATTTTTGGGCGAGTTTTATTCTGGAAATGAAAAGATAGAGAACAAAGTTGGAAAATGGTATTTGAGCGATAACGTAAAAGATAAAGTGCATTTAAAAACAGAAAACAACACTGCGTTTATATGGATAGAAACAGAACAATTTGATCTAATTGGTGAAAAATTTAATTTATTTTTCGGTGACGATTTAGTTACAACAAATATAGAGCTTGAAATAGTTTACTTATAATGAGGTGTCATTTTGTGGGATAAAAATATAAAAGATCTTGGAACAGTATTATCAAAAGTTATTTCAGCATTCAAGCATTCTGATGAAATCCGAGATGTACTGTTTGGCAGTCAAATTAATGAAAATGATTTTGATTTACAAAAGGCTTATGAGGATTGTATATGGGATTGTCTTTATATAAAAGGAATTCAAACAGAAGCAAAAACATATATTTGTGCAGATACAACAGTCTCACGAATAAATTCTAGCACAAAAAATGTTAAGCTTATTATACAGGTTTTTTGTGAAAAGTCGTTACTTAAGTATTCCAAAAAGGGATATGTTGGGAACAGACCTACTATCCTGGCAGAAATAATTGAGGAAATATTAATTAAAGACGAAGAATTTTCGAGAAATTTTGGCATAGGAAAATTAGAATTGAATAATGTAAACATTTTTACAAATGGCGAAAACCATTATGGTAAAACCTTGGAATTTACCATTACAACTTTTAGATAAGGATTTTAATTATGAAATTAGATTATTTTGATCTAATCTCCCCTCTCCCACTTGATCTTGTTGGAATTGGAAGAATTAAATCTCCAAAGCTCATTGAGATTGCTGACATATCTTATTACGTCTATGCACAATATGTGTCGTGTCTAAGAATGACTCCAAGTGATTATATTGAAGATTTTAAAATAGAAGATCCAGATATTAATTTGTATACAAAATTTGACCTTATTTTGTATGATTCAAATTTTAGAAATATGATTAAAAATGCTCTCAATTTTTTCTTTGTAGAGGATTTCGAATGGTTTGATGAATATAAATCATTTCTATACGCAGAGGAAATTGTTAGAGAAAATGGCGATACTGAACTTCTAGCAAAAGGAATTATAAATTCTAAAAATTATTATGATGTGTTGGATATAATTCTTCAACGAGTGCATATTACACCGGACAATACAGAAGTGACTGATATTACAAAGATCAAAAATAAACGTGGATTAAAAATATACAAGAGGTTGCAAAAGGTAAAACGTGAATTCAAAAAAACTTCTGGCGGAAATCCAGATTTGTCTTTACCTAACATCATATCGTCCGTTGCTGTAAGAAGTTTATCATTAAACTGGATAAATATATGGGATATTACAATTTATCAATTATTCAACGAATTTGAAAGGCTTCAGATAATTGATCAGTATGACATTGCTTCTACACAGGTGTCTGTATGGGGAGATAAAGAAAAGAAATTCAAGTTTGGTGCTTGGAGTTCAAATATATATAACAAAAATGACGCTGAGTAATTCAGTGTCTTTTTTATTGCAAAAAACAAATCTTATATAGGAGGAAATTAAAATGGCAAATCAATTTGGAAAACAGATGGCAAACCGAGAAGTCTGTGACATGGTATTTGTAGATTATAAAACAAAAGAACCATTTCTTTTCTGTGATTACGCAAATACATCAAGTCAGGAATTGACAGGTGAAAACGTATTCGCTTACGGCGGAAAAGGTCATCCAAAGAAAATTACATTCTCTGGAGAACGTGCAGGTACTCTTACGATTGAAACACAGATTCAGACACCTAAACTTTGGGAGCTGATGACTGGAGGTAAGAGTTCTAAAACAGCAGAAATTATGAAGAGAGTCAAGGTAAAAGTTGGCGAAAGCAATAAAGTTAGTATTACTGACACAAAAGTTACTCTCACAAAAGAAAATGTATGGGTTTATGACGGAGCAGATTCTAACATGGAAACAAAACTTGAGGTAACTACTGTTTCTGGTAAGGACATTACATTGCAAGATTCAAAGGCAGAAGGAACAGAAGTTGTTGTATTCTACCTTGCTACAAGAAGTGATGTATATAATCTCAGCATTAAATCTACTAGCTTCCCGAAAGCGTTTACTGTTTACGGTGATACATATATGAAAACAACAGATGAGGATGTACTTCCATATCTGTTTAAAGCATATAAAGTAGTTCCGCAGGCGAATATGTCTCTGTCCTTTGCAAGTTCAGGAGATCCTGGTACTGTAACACTTACTTGTGACATGATGGTTGATGATGATGGAAACATGCTTGATCTGACTCTGTTACCAGATGAGGACGACCAGGGGGAATAGCACCCCCTGAAGATCTCGCCTTGGTAGGCAGGGGGAAAATTGGAAAGGCAAAAATAGGAAAATCAGAATAAGGAGTGAGTAAAAATGGCATATACACCAACGACATGGAGTGATGGAGATGTTATTACTGCTGAAAAGATGAACAGGCTGGAGCAAGGTGTAAAAAATGAACAGGTTGGCGCACCTGGAGCAGCCGCAGGATTCGGAACACCAACTGCAACGGTTGACGCAAATACTGGAGTTCCATCTGTAACTGTAACAGCAAGTGGAGCAAACACAGCAAAGGTATTTAATTTTGCTTTCAAAAATTTAAAAGGAGCAAAAGGAGATCCTGGTGCGACATACACTCTTCCGGCTGCAAATAAAACAACATTTGGAGGAGTAAAACAGTCTACTTTGGTTCCTGAAGCTGCAGGAGAAAATGTTACAAAGGCTGAGTTCAAAGCTTTGCTGGACGCTTTGAAAGCAGCTGGTATTATGGCGAATTCGTAAAATAAGAGTGATAGATATTTAGTGTACATATATGGGGTAAATATCTATCACTGGTATTTGCCCCATTTTTTTTACTCTAACTCCTACAAGTTTGGGGTGATGATAATTAGGAAAATAGATAACGAATACCGCACAGAATCTTCTCACGAAGTGTGTTATTTATCAGAATACGGAATTAAATATACATTCGTAAAAAAAGAAGATGGTGTGACGGTGTGGAAATACAAAAAGACTAAAGAACTTGGATTTGCATTATCTAAGCTCTGGGGAACAGAAATATTAAAATAGGTTGTTCAAGATGATGAACGCAAAAGTGGGTGTCATATTTTTGAGCGCAGTGTCACACAGTACATCGGCAATAGTATTAAAGGACTGCCACTACCCTATTTATTTAGAAAAGGGATGGTTAAATGAAAAAATTAAACTTAAAAGGAGTTACTGCTGAAGCGGTAACCGGTATTGCATTACTTGTTCTTGCTCTTATTAATGCTGTTTTACAAATGTTTGGAATGAACGTTTTGCCAATTCAGAACGATGACATCAGTAACATTGTTTCTGTAATTTTCTTAATTGTAACGGCGGCATGGAATACATGGAAAAACAGAAACTTTACCAAAGCCTCACAGGAAGCACAGGCATTAACAGATATGATTAAGAATGGCGAAATTTTAATTGATCAGATCGAAGACGTTATTCAAAAATTTAAAGACGACAATAAAGGATAAGCAGAAATATGGAATATATTGAAAATTTTTTCGAATTGGATTTTGTTTCTCTGGTTATTGGTTTGACCATTTCTGGTTTAGCACTTGTGTTTATGTATGAATTAGTTATTAAAGTTATGAAGATATTCGGAATTGAACTTACTCATATTAGGCAGAGGCGTGAAGAACATGAGCTATTGGTAAAAACAGTTGAAAATCTTGCTAAATTACAAGAAAAGCAGGATGTGGATAGAGCAAGGTCTGATAAACACGATGAAGAGATTCGTAAGGAAATTGCAACTATTACAACGGAATTAAAAGAGGCTTTAGTTGAGCAAAAACAGCAAATGAATACATATACTGAAAACAGAGTAAAGGATCGTGAGAAATCTCGCGAAATAAGACAGGAACTTAATGAATCTATTGATAAATTAGCCGAAGGAGCCGTAGAAAGAAAAGAGCAGATTAAAGCTCTTATGTGTGGAACAATGGAATTACTTGGTGATAAAATTGATCAAAGATTCAGTAAGTATATTGCAATGAAAGGCATTCCAGAAAATGAAGTCGCAGAATTTGATGGATTGTGGAATGCTTATCATAATGAATTGAACGGGAATCATGGAAGAACACAAAAATATAAATATGTAAAGGAACATTTGCCAGTTCTTCCAATTGAAATTAATCCAATCTATGAAGAGGATAATACAGGAAAATAATAAGTTGAGAAGTTGCTTTTGCGTGACTTCTCTTCTTATTTAAAGAGGTGGTAAAAATAAATAGATCTAAATTTAATGTAGATAAAGATAAAAGTAAACGAACACATAATGGAATCGTATTTGATTCTGTATTAGAAATGAAATACTATCGTGACGTTCTTTGCCCGGCAGTGGAGAGTGGTGATGTGGTTAGTTATGAATTACAAAAACCATATGAACTACAACCAAAGTTCCGTCATGATGAAAAATCAGTCCAGTCAATTAAATATGTAGCTGACTTTTTTATTGTTTATAAGGATGGACATGAAGAAGTTATTGATACTAAAGGATGTCCAGATTCAGTCGCACTATTAAAAAGAAAATTGTTTTGGTACAAGTTTCCAGAAGTTGATTATAAATGGGTTACTTGGGTGAAGAAATTTGGAGGCTGGATTGAATATGAAGAATATAAACGACTCAAACGTGAAGAAAAGAAAAATAAAGTTTCTGATATCTAGTTATTAATTTTGTCAAAATCTGCGTAACAAAATATCTTTACTACTCTCCTATTCAGTGATATGCTTGTATTATATAATATAAGGAGGTACAAGTCATGGAAGAAAAAAGAAGAGGAAGACGTAAAAAAATTGTAGAAAAGAATTATGATGTTTTGATTCATCAGTGCAACCAAGAAATTTTAACCATTCAAAATAAAATGGACGAATTAAAAGTTCAGATGAAAGAGAAGAAAATTGAAATTAAAAAACTGGAAAAAGAAAAAGCTATCTATGACGAGATGAAAGCTGAACAAGAAAAATCTGAACGTATTCGTGAACTTGCAGAAATGATTGATAAATCAGAATATTCTTTAGATGAAATTAAGGAATTATTAAATCCTAAAAACTAGAATTATAAATTAGATTTAAATCATAAAATGATAATTAATAGAGTCGGTCAACCGGCTCTTTTTTGATACAAAAGGAGTATGTTGCATGGAAATAGAATTACGTGAAAAACCAAGAGGATTTTCTATTTATAAAAGAGTTCAATTTCAACGGGATATGTCAAAAGAACTTAATAAATATTTATTTAATATTGGCTTGTGCGTGTTTAATAATAAAGAAGAACCGGAAATAATTAATACTCATATTATATGCACTAGAGAACAGGCGAACGATTATTTAAACTGTTTGATTGATAAATGTATTGATGAACTTGGATATAAAAGACATCATATTTTCGACTCATGGATCAAGTCATTAACGAAGGTGGACGATTATGACATTATATTACAAAAAGAATTTCAACCTATTATAATCGACCACAGACAATCTAACGTTTGATATATAAAATTTCGCTTTCATTTAGAAATGAGAAGAGAATAAGAGATATGGTGCTACTAAAATAGTAACACCATAATGGAAGTGAGTTGATGATGTGATAAGCATCGCCAACATTATTGTACCAATCTTATCACTTGGTACTGTTCTCACTTGCAAATTCGCAATTAACTTCTACAAAACCTTCCTTAAAGTTAGTAATAGCATGAAGTGAAGTCGGATTGTTTTGCAGAACCATCCATACTATTCCAAGAACAGTCATGGACAAAAAGGTAAAGATGATTGCGAGTTTTGCAAGTCTGAACGAATTTTTGCTGTCTGTCATTTTTCACCTCCCTTCCGATTGTATAGTAATCAACTATCATGGGGAGATCAGAATGAGCAGATCGCTCAGAATTGTATAAACTTCTGATGACTTTCACCTATCTTTCTGACTTATTATATAGTCGTGGTGATTGGTTTGTAGGTTCCTTGTATGTAGGAGCGTAACAGCCGTGGTTACGCACACGGCTTCCTGCATATAGATATTATACTACTTATAGAAAATAAAAACATCCAGAACATTTGTTTTAAAGGAGATAGATAATCATGAAAAAAGAAAATATGAAAATTAAAGATATTATTACATTCGAAGATAAAGCAAACGCTATTGAATATATTTGCAACAGTTTATTTGATTTTGGAGAAAATGGTGAAATTACCGACTACTCCCCTTATTATATTGAACCAGCGCAGGTTTGTGCTATTATGAATTACTTTGTAGAGGGAATTGACTTTGAAGATGGAGAATCTGTTTACGATGTTGCAATTGCAGACAAAGAAGTTAATGATATTGTAAATCAGTTTTTCATCAAGAATACTACAACAGCAAAAAATCCAAAATTAACATATCCACAGGAGATTATGAAATTCGTCATGTCTCATGTTGTAGAAAAAGTTGAATATATGAAACAGAAAGCTATTCATGCTCCATCATATAGAAAAGATATGGTTGGAGAAGCTCTTGTTGATTTGATCAACGTATTGTCTTCAAAGGCAGAAGAATTAAATGTATCTGAGGCGAATAAATTTATCGAGAAGTATAACTCGCCAGACAAATCTATGGAAGATATTGCGAAGCAGTTTATGAAAGAGGAATTTGAAAAACGTACTGCTGAACTCGAAAATGCAAATACACAACCAATTAATAAGCCGGATAATGAAGAAAAGGCTACTAAAAATGAAAAGATGAGAGAGACGCTTAAACGCGCAATGGAAATTCATGAAACAGCCGAAAATCTTCCTTATTAGAAGGTAATGTTATGGCTAAAAAAGTCGTGTCAAGTTTTTTAGAAGTAAAGAACTTAATTGAAAAAAATGTACGTTCTGGTATGAATGCCGCAAGGGATGAAGTTGAAATAAAATTAGAAGATAATGTCCTTGGATATTATGATTTTGGAAACCCAATTAAATATGAAAGAACGGGAACATTATTAGAATCCCCTAATACTACTCCTGTTTCTGGTGGGGGAAATCATTTTGAATTTAAAACAGAAATGCAAGACAATATTTCTTATCATACTGGAAATTTTTCTGGATCGGATGTTATTGAAGCAACGGAAACTGGAGCGTTTGGAAATACGTTGGGAAATCACAGATATTTTGAAGCAACAAGAAAGGCTGTGCCTGAAATTGTGGATAGGAATATGTCGAAGTATTTGAAGTGAAAATAATTACCCAGGATGCTGGTGACATCCTGGGGTTGTGAAAAGGAAATTATTTAAATGACATATATGCAGAATTAATTAAATGATTTTTACCTACGGTTCTTACCATGGAGAGGTGCGAAAAGCCAACTCCTTTAGGGGTTGGATGGATAGCACTATTAATTTATACTTTGTTGTGTATATTTTTATTTTTTTTACACATTCTGTGTTATACTACTACTATGGAAAACAAATATAGACATACAAACACAACAGTATCTTTGATAAATTATCATTTTGTATTTTGTCCAAGATACAGACGAAAAATTTTTCTAATACCAAATGTAGAAGAACGATTTAAAGAACTGGTTAAAATTAAATGTAAGGAGTTAGATATTGAAATTATAGCTATTGAATGTGATAAAGATCACTCTCACATGTTCTTAAATTGCTTGCCTACATTAAGTCCATCAGATATTATGCAACAAATCAAAGGATATACAAGTAAAATTCTTAGAGAAGAATTTAATGAGTTATCTAAAATGCCTAGTTTATGGACGAGAAGTTATTTTGTTTCAACTGCTGGTGATGTATGTAGTGAAACGATTAAAAAATATGTAGAAAATCAAAAGAAACGATATTGAAAAAGAGAATATTATATTAGGAAGTGAGGTGAATATTATGTCAAACTTTATTGTACAATTTCCTTTAAAAACTGAAAAATATCAAGAAGATATTTTAAATAAACGTTTTGAGATTGGAAGAAAAATATATAATTCGTTAGTCAATATAACTCAGAAACGTTATAAAGAAATGATAAAAACAAAAAAATATCGTTCTATTATATCTTCTTTAACTGGTAACAAGAAAACTGATAAAGAAATTTGGAAACAGATAAATGAGGTTCGTAAGCAATATGGTATGTCAGAATATTCATTTCACGAAGATGTAAAGAAAATGCAAAAGCATTTTAAAGATAATATTGATTCTTTTACCGCGCAGAAAATAGCAACGACTTTATGGAAATCATATGAAAAACTTTTCTTTGGTAATGGTAAGAAAGTTTATTTCAAAAGATATGGAGAATTAAATTCTCTTGAAGGAAAATCAAATAAAACAGGTATTCGTTTTAAAGATGATACTATTATTTGGAATGGGTTAACAATACTAGTAGTTATTGATTATGACAATTATTATGAATACCAAGCAATGCAGTCGGACATTTCTTATTGTCGTATTATTAGAAAATATGTAAGAAATAAATATAAATACTATGTCCAAATAGTTTTTAAAGGAAATCCACCTGTTAAAGTTGATACGAAAACAGGAGAAATCAAACATTCTATAGGACAAGGAGATGTTGGTATAGATATTGGCACTTCTACTATTGCTATTTCAAGTGAAACAGATGTAAAGATTTTTGAACTTGCGGATAGAGTACGAAATATTGAAAAACAGAAACAAAAACTGTTAAGAAAAATGGACAGGTCAAGACGTGTCAGCAATCCAGAGAATTATAATGAAAATGGAACAATTAAGAAGCAAGGTAGTAAAAAGATTGTATGGAATAAATCAAATCACTATATCAAATATCAAAATGAATTAAAAGTATTATGTAGGAAACAAGCAGATATAAGAAAATATCAACATGAATGTTTGGCAAACTATATTGTGTCTCTTGGTAACAAAGTATATGTAGAGAAAATGAATTTCTCTGGACTTCAAAAACGTGCTAAAAACACTGAGAAGAATGACAAAGGTAGATTTAAACGAAAGAAACGATTTGGTAAGTCATTAGCAAATAAAGCACCATCTATGTTATTGTCTATCATAGACAGAAAGTTGAAATACTTTGGCGAAGAACTTATAGAAATAAATACTTTTGAAGCAAAAGCAAGCCAGTTTAATCATTTTGATGGAACATATACTAAGAAATCTCTATCACAAAGATGGAACGACTTCAATGGGATTAAGATACAAAGAGATATTTATAGTGCTTTTTTGATAATGAATATAAGTGATGATTTAAAGAATTTTAATATTAATAAGTGTAATGAAAGATTTAATAACTTTTATCGACTTCATAATTTAGAAGTAAATAGATTAACAGGCAAAAATAATTTAAGTAGTATAGCAATTTAAAAATATAAATAGGTTTTGACACGAGCCTTATACTATCGTTAATTCATTCATTGGAATGATTGGTAGTGAAAGTCTTATGGAAACAGATTAGTCTTATATGCTTTCGAGTATATTTGGAAGTCTATGTACATAAGAACCCAACGTGCTTTAGCCGTTGAAGTGTCAGATTATAACAGAATTTCACTGGAATTAAATATAGATTTTCTTTATTTTATATAGTATGATGAAATAAACTATTATGAAATGGAGAATAATGTTATGTGTGAAAATTCAAGAAACCGTGAACCTGTCAGATGGGAAATATCAAGCAAAAATCCTTCAAGAGGAACTGCTCCATCTCCTATCGATATTTTCAATCAAGACATTTCTATGAATCAGGAAGGAGAAACCGAAGATTAGTATAAATATAAATGAACTATTATACCAAATGCCGCTCTTGTTGGAATTCCTGGTACCTGGTTTTTTATTTATGACAATGTTTAATTATTTTACATCGTCAAAAATAGAACATTCAATTCTATGGAGCGTTGCAATAAGCTACATATTAAAAGCATCATGTAGTTCTTTACATGAATTCTTTTTTGTTGATATTGTTTTTAAATGGAATGAACGTGTTATTGTTCTTGTTTTAATATCGATTATTATGGCAATTATTTTAATTCGATTTTATGAATCAGAATGGTTGAATAAAATATTTACATTCATTAATTTCAAAACACAACATGATTGTATTTGGAATGATGTAATTGATATGAAAAGAGGAACAACATTGAAAATTATTTGTGATGATGCTATTTATATCGGAATATTGGATATGTTTGAAGAACATGGAAAAGATTCTTGGTTTGTATTGTCTGATTGTATTATACAAGAAAATGAAGAATCTTACGATTCAAGTAAATCAAATTTTCCATGCAAAATTGCAATTAATTTAAATGATGTAAAAAGAATAGAATTATATTATGAAAACACAGAGTAGATTTATTTCTTCTCTGTGTTTTATTTATTTTTGTAAATTCTTAAAATTATTTTAACTGAATATAAATTTGTAAACTAGAAAAAGCACCTGTTTTCAGATGCTCTTTCTAGTACTCTTGCATAATCCGTTTACCAGACGGATCTTAGATGAATATAACTTAACTCTATTGGATTTTAATTATAACATATGACGGTGAAAAATGCAATGTTTTATGTCACTTTATTAAACTTCTATTACAATTGACGACGTTTGTTTATAGGTTTGCGATTTGAAAGGTGGTAAGTTTTTCAATGTAACTATAATTTTAAGCAACATAAAACAATTGTGTAAATCTTATTTGTGTCTTTCTTTTAAGTAGTCGCGAATTGCAACATAGACAAAACGTGCTATGTTAACTGCAATCATGACAGACCAATAGAGTTCTTCTGTCATACCATCCTGCTTTCTCATCGTCATCGCAAGTTATGTTATTATAAAAGCAATTCAGTTACAATAACGAATCTATTTTACCACAAATATAATTATATGTATAGCATGGGATTTATAAAACTACTACTGCTCTCCTTTCGTGAGGGCTTTTTTGTTGTCCAAATTTGAGAGGAGTGATTTTAAAAAATGAGTGAATATGAAGTACGGGTTAGTACGAATGTTGATACAAGCGAACTAGATGCCGCCCAGAAAAAATTAGACAATTTAGTAAAGAACGATAAACAGATTAAAGTTGATTTTGATATTCAGGGAATAAAGAATCTGAATAAAATCAATGGTGTATTTAAGAATATTGAGAAGAATAATAAAATCAGTGTTAAAGCAGATATGGATACATCCGGAATTAAAAAAGGATTATCTGATATTGAAAAAGCGAAACGAAGTGTTTCTACTTTAAAGATTGATGCAGATGTTTCAAAGGCAAATGCAGATTTCAAAAAGTTTGAATCTCTTACGACAAAATCCGCGGAAAAGGCTCGAAAGTTATTATCTGACATCAATAAAGATATTAATAACGTGAAATTGGCTCCAAATGATTTTGTTATGGAGGCAAACTTCAAAAAGCTTACTAATGATTTAGAAAAATACAAAAACCAGATAAAAGTCGTGCAGAACGAGCAAAAGGCTCTTGGTAATTCGATTTCATCTACATCAAAATCTTTTAGTAAAATTGATGCCGTGACCGCTTCTAATAAAACATTAACGTGGTTGAAAAATAATAGCCGTGCTGCAAAAGTATATGGAGATCAGTTAGAAGAGATTGCGGAATCGCAGAGAAAAGCGACATCAAATCAAGAATTAACTTCATTAAATAAAGATGTTAACAAAATCGTATCTGAAGCAAAATTACTTGGGCTTACAGGCAAAAGTTTTACTGCCGAATTTAAACGTGCATTTTCTCAAATTGCACAGTTTACACAGATTTATGGTGGAATTGAAAATGTAATTCAGTCCATTCAAAACTCTGTTATTGAATTAAAAAATGTTGATTCTATTTTAACAGAGATATCGAAAACATCTGATATGACATCAACTCAACTCGCAAAACTTGGAGAAACATCTTTTGATTCTGCAAGTAAATGGGGAAAGAAAGCAAGTGATTATTTACTTGGTATCCAAGAAATGAGCAGATCTGGATATTATGGGAAACAGGCTGAACAAATGGCAGAGACAAGTATTCTTGCTCAGGCTGCCGGAGATTTAAATTCAGATGTTGCAAACAGTTATCTTTTGGCATCTAATGCTGCATATCAATATTCTGGAAATGTTCAAAAACTTAATGCATTGCTTGATGGACAAAATATGATTAATATAGTGGTCATGCTATATAGAAATATATAGCTTCATAGTTGGCTTTTATCCCGGAAACTCCAGAGATGGACAATCGGGAGGATAAGTTAAATAAAATACGGTAGAAAGAGGATATTATAGAAATAAAATTAAAATCATGGCAAACTCTCGCAAACTGTAAATTTTGTAATAAAGAGTTTGTAACTACTAAATATAAGGTTAATAATAATAAAAATGGTGTTTTTTGTAGTAGAAGTTGTTATGCTGACTACAAAAAAGAAACGATGACAGGTTCACAAAATATAAATTATAAAGAAAAGGTAAAGGTTCATTGCGATAATTGTGGTAAGGAAATTGAAAAAATACCATCTTTAACACATAATATAAACAAACAAGGAGAAAACCATAACTTCTGTTCTTATGAATGTTATTGGGAATTTCGCAAAAAATATTATATTGGTGATAAATTATATAACACTGGAAAAAAGATGGATAAAAATTTTTGCAATAAAGTAAGAGAAGTAACATTAAAGCAATATCAAGATGGTATACTTGATAGACAAACCATACCACAAAAGATAGTTAATAGTATATTAGAAAAAAATGATATTAATTATATCAATGAAAAAGCTTTTAAATATTATTCTGTCGATAATTATTTAATAGAGAATAATTTAATTATTGAAGTTATGGGTGATTATTTTCATGTAAACCCTTTAATTTATACAGATTCAAATGAGATAAATCATATGCAGAAAAAGGATATTGATAGAGACAAAAGTAAACATACATATATAAAAAAATATCAGGATGTTGAAATTTTATACCTATGGGAATCCGATATAAAAAATAATCCTTTATTATGTGAAGAATTAATAAAAAAATATATAGAATCAAATGGCAAGTTGGAAGAATATAATTCTTTTAACTTTTCTTTTTGTGATAACAATTTAAAATTAAATAACAATATTATTAAACCGTATTTTATTTAACCCCCTAACGACTAAGTTGTAATATGGTAACATATTGCACACGCCGACTTCGATAGATATAGTCTATCCGTTACCTATAAGTCCGTAGGAACGCCTAACGTAAAACGAGGGAAAAGATATAGTCTAGTCTCACGCTATAATCTAAAAATGAAACGTGAGAGGTAGGATTAACGTCCTATCCGCTTTATTGTTATTTAACAATAAAGTCCAATGCTTTGTCCTGGAAGCATAGTAATAGAACAAACTAACAGGAATAGTGTATCCATGCAAGATATGGCAGAAGCGACAACTCAAGCTGCTTCAATGGCATCAGAATTAGGTGTTCAAGAAAATCAACTTTCTGCAATGATCGGAACAATTGAATCCAGAACAAAAGCAGGTGGTAACGAAGTTGGTAACGCAATCAAATCCTTGTTGATAAATGTTCAGAATGTAAATAATTCGAAGATTGCTGGTACATTTAAAAAGGCAGGAGTTGCTCAAACAGAATTTGTAAATGGCATTGAAAAGATGCGTAATCCTATTGAAGTTCTGAAAGATCTTGCAAAAGTATTTAATGAATTAGAAGAATCTGACCCATTACGTACAGAAATCCTTACAAATATTGGACAGAAATATCAGGCGAATAAGTTAAGTGCTTTATTATCTGGATGGTCTGATTATGAAAAAATGCTTGTAGATTATTCTGAGGGAACAGGAAGTGCTGCAAAAGAAGCAGAAAAATCTGCAAATAATTGGGAGTAAGAATGTTTTTCATTCCGTTCGCTCCGCTTATACGGTGACGTGTAAGAGATAAATTACGGAAATTTATCATAAATACCACAACAATTGCTGGTAAATCCTAAAGACAAATAAACCACAACGTAGATATGAAATATGATCAAGCGTGATGGTTGTGAAAACAGAAAAAATTATTTGTATGAGAGCGAGGTTAAATCCCCTGCTCTTTTTTAATGGACGTTCAGCATCTTATCCTCGAATAGAGGACAGTTCAACGATCATCTCCCATAAGGAGAGTAGGCTCAAGCGAGTCGAAACGAGTGGCACTTATATTTTAAATATAAGTTGATGATATGATCTATACTGCATAGAAATATGCAGATGTTATGATTACAAAAAAATAATATGAGACTGATTATCTCAAATACAAAAAATAAAGGACATGTAACTTATAATGAAAAATAACAAAAAATGGGATAAAGAATATTCAACGCAATATACTCCAGAAATGAAGTATCTGAGAAACAAAGGTATTAATTATACTTTTGTAAAAGATATAAGTGGAGTAACAACTTATAAATATAAAAAGACACCAGAGTTATTTTTAGCACTGGTGTCTTTTTATATGAAGAATAAATAAATTGAAAGGATAAATAATAGGCGATAATTTATGAATACTAAATATGATGTAAAAAATAAACATATAGTTGTAGATAAAGAATGGATAAAAGAAAGAATTGAAGAAAAAGGATTATTTATGATTGATTCCACCTTCACAAATTTAAGAGATGGTTTCTTTGCTTTTACAATGGAAGGATACATAATAAAAGTTACACCAAATACAATTTATAAAAATCAAACTAATCCAATATTTTCAAATAAAAATCCATACGTCATATACAATATTAAAAGATTTTTGTTTTTAAATAATATTAGTTCAATTCTTTTATCTACAGAGTACATGAATAATAAAACAAATCTAAGATGGAAATGCAAATGCGGAAATGAGTTTGAAGCTCCTTGGAATAGATTTTTTCAGGGGCAAAGAGTATGTAGTAAATGTTCAAGGAGAGAAAAAAATCTTATACCAATAAAAAAAATAAAATTAGATTTTCATAATCGTGGATATGAGCTAGTAACTGAAGCTCCTAAATTAAAAAAAGAAAAAGTTGAATACATATGTTCAAAACATAAAGATAAGGGAATTCAAGAAATATCACTTAGTAAATTTTATGACAGAAAACAGGGTTGTAAATATTGCGGTATTGAAAAAAATATGCAAAATCATATAATCAGTAAGGAAGAATGTATGAATATTACTTCTAGCAAAGGATTAAATTATATAGAATCCTATGTTAAAGATGGAAGAACAATGATAGATTTTACATGTGAAAATCATAAGGATAAAGGAGTACAAAGTTTTTCCATAACTCAAATGCGTAATACGAAGTTTGGGTGTAAATATTGCAATATGTCAAAATATCTCAACGAAGAAAAAATTGATTCATTATTAAAATCATGGAATATATTATTTAAAAGACAACATTCATTCCAAAAATGTAGAGATAAAAATGCACTACCATTTGATTTTTATATACCAGAATATAATACTACAATTGAGTATCAAGGCGAACAACATTATAAAATTATCCAGCGTGGAAGCATGACGCGAGAAGATGCAATTAGCAATCTCGAAATCATACAAAAACATGATGAAATAAAAAGAAAATTTTGCATTGAAAACAATTTAAATCACATAGAAATTCCTTATTGGGAAAATAATGACATTGAGAATTTTATTTTCGATGAATTTATAAAGATTGGAATTATTGAAGAAGCTAAATCAGCGTAATCAACTGATTTTTGTAATCATAACTGGCAAAGTGTAGCGAGCTTTGTTGAATAAAATAGGGATCTCTAAATAAATTATCGAATACTTGGACTGGATTTATTCAAAATTTCGCCAATTCCAATATGATTACTTCTGGATTACAGGGAGTTACGGGAATAATTAAGGCATTTGACACCATTATTTCAAAAGCAGGAACGCTTGAAACTGTTGTAGGAATTCTTGGAGGAGGACTAGCTAGTAAAACAGGGTGGGGCAAAACTATCGTAGTTTACAGTACCCCTTTCTATAAGGTTGCATAATAATGCCATGCAATTAACGTAGAGAGTGTTCATATTATATATCGTAATGTAATATGACCATCCTTGAAAATATATTTTCTAAATTGTCGAATATCGGGGGAAGCCGTAAGCCTATTTATATAGGTGCCGGATCGATGCAATAAAAGCGTATTTATTATAGAAGAAATACGTTCGTGAAGGAATAAGCATTTAATGCGAAAATGGTAGTCCCGACGCACTATAACTAAAACATGAAAGTGTAGTTCCATATATAGGGCGCGAGAGACTGACAAGACATGACGTGATACAGGCGTAATTGTATCATATGGTACACAACATACAGTCCGTACCTGGGGAAAGCCCAGGGTAGTCAATATGAGATACGACAATATTTACTACTGCTCTATTGACACAAACTACACGACCTGTTGCTGACTTGCAAAAACAGGACAGGATTATACGGCGCATCTCTCGTCGTTTTCTAATAGAGATAAAAAAGACACAAATTGTTTACATTCTACTTGACTTAATACAAAAAGAGTGTATAATAATGCATGAGTTAAAAAATACAGCTCGAAACACCACGATGTAAGGACAGGGAATTATATCCTGTCCTTTTGTTATGTTGTGGAAACAAATAAATAGAATAATTTTTTCTTTTCAAAAAACACAAGAAATACTTTAAATATAGATAAAACAACTATATATAGGGTAAATTTATATAATTAGTATGTTTTTCATTTCCCCGTACTATATCTAGTGGTTGAACAAATTTAATAAAAAATGTATAATAAGATACACAAAAAATAGTCTAATTTATTTCTCACGTTATATTTCGACATTTTGTTTAATTTTTTTGGTGTATAATTACTTCAAATACCAAGGGGTGATTATATGAAGTTAGGTAAAAAAGGATCCATACATACAAAAGAGGAGGTAAGACATATGGCAGTCTCAATGGCAGTTGTACCGTTATTAAAAGGGGAAGCGGCTACTAAAATCGTAGATGATTTTAAAAGCAGCAAATTAAAACCATTTACAGACGATCAACGTAAGAAGACTAATGCTAAAGTAGCTGAGATACTCAAAGGTAAACGTAATGGATAACACAGAAAACTTTCAATATAAAGAAGAGTTACTAAGCAAAGAGTCATTAAAACATTTTATGTTAGTAGGTGATTTTTGCTGTGGCGCAGACAATCCATTAAATACTTTCTTATCAGATGATGCATTTGATTATGCAGAAGAAAAGCAAGGACACACATACATTTTAATGGACAGCGAATACACTTGTATACTAGCGTTTTACACAATTAAGGCTAATGCAATTCATACATTTAATACAGATACAAATGAATATATGGCGTTGCCTGTTGTGGAAATAGCAAGAATTGCTGTAGATTTTGACTTTCAAGGGAATGGTTTAGGTAAAATATTATTTTATGATTATATAATACCTAAAATAAAAGAAGTAAGTAAAATTATTGCAATATATGGCATCATTGTATTTGTAGAATCGGAAAATGGTCAAGGAATACAATTTTATAATTCACTAGGATTTAAAAGAGCCAACAATGAAATACAAAAAGCCGTTGGTGATTCTTATAACGAAAAATGTGAATTGTATGTGCTGAAATTAGATGATATAAAAGAGTAGGAAGTAATCCTACTCTTTTATTATATTGGCTAATGTTTTGATTTTATAGAAACATATGTTCAGACTACTCTTCTATTCTCTGTTGGTATATAATGGAATTACTAAAGATGAATAGGAGTAATATAATGCCGAAATTTAAAGCCAGTTCTGTTATTTCGATGCTGAAGCGGTTTACAGACGAAGAAAAGAATAAAAAGTCTCAATCTTGTCCAGAATTAAAAGATGAGATTAAAAATGTTTTAGATGATACGAAGATTATTCTATATAGACAATCTAGGGAAGATGCCATTAAATATATTTTGTGGCAAGGCTTATTAAATAAATATGGAATTTTTGGTAGTAACAGAAGACAACACCGTTTATTTGGACAAAATAAAATAGATTATTATTCTCAAGAATACCAACATGGAGATATTGTAAGTATAGACTTTGGAACATCCAATATCGGGAATGAATTTTCGTTTACTCATACTGCACTTGTTTTACATGAATTTACTGATTTCTTAATTGTTATACCTATTACTACAGCCAAAGATGGCAGACTAGAGAAGAAGCCACTAGATGAGCAGGAATCTACATTTGTAATACGGAAAAATGATTTTTCATTTATAGAATCAGACTCATATGTTCTGATATATCAGTTAAAATCAATTTCAAAGAATAGAATTACAAAAAGGATTGGAAATATATCTGGATCAAAATTTTTATGTGATATTGATAGTGAAGTATTTAATATACTGTTAGAACCACTTTCAAAAAAATTCTCCGAAGAAATAACAAATTTGAATATAAAGATATCAGATTATGAAAATATTATCGAAGAAAAAGATGCAAAAATAACAGAATTAGATTGTATAATAAAAAATTTAAAAGAAGAGATTGAAAATAATAAAAATATGTTGACAAATTATAATTTCTATGATAAGATATAAGCATCAAAAGAGATATTTTTAGCAAATGCTATTAAATATAACTACATGGAGAGGTCTTTACGAATAAACGTAAAGACCTTCTTACTTTTAAAAATGTATATTAATATTAACAAAAAAGACTGGGTTATCATACCTAGTCTTTTATCATGTATATTTTTAATTTACTACGTAAGCGCAAAATAATTCGACGGATTGTGTTGCCCTAAAAATCATTCCATAATAATCATTAGAAAATGCAAGCATTTCACTTTA